TTTTGATTTTAGTTTGCCTATGCTCCAAGCAGCAACTCAATTCGTTGCAAGTAAAAAGTTTATACCAGTTTCAACACCTTTAACAGAAGATGAAAAGGTAAATTTTTTCCAAAAATTCGATACAATTATATCAATTTATGTTTTGCAACATAGTCCGACCCCAGAAGAAGATATTGATTTTATATACGATTCATTAAAGAATGATGGTAAATTTATTACTGTTAATGAAAATAAGAGATTTATTCCAGTTGGGATAGATGATAAAAACGCAGGTCTTATTTATTGGGAAGATGATGGTATAAATATTAATGATATGATTTCAAAAAAATTCAATCTTGTTGCTGAACATCCATACCCAAGAAGATTTGATGTAAATTTTATGGTTTGGGAAAAGAAAATCACAATTTAAAACTTATGTGAATATATAGGTTTGAAAATAAATCTATAAAAATGAATGAAGATATAATATACTTCATTTTAGACACAAATTCCAATGCTGTTAAAATAGGATATACCACACTTAAAGGTTTAAAGCGTAGACTAGAAAATTTACAAGTTGGTACTCCTCATGATCTTAAGATACTCGGAGCAGTTTGGGGGGATAGAAAAACTGAAAAGAAATTACATGAAAGGTTTACAAACTTTCATATAAGAGGTGAATGGTTTAATTACACCTCAGAAATGGATGAATATCTAAATGAATGCTGGGATTTTTCTTTAATAGAGTCATTAGAAAAAAGATTATTTAAAAAAATAACATCATACAATACTTATGGAAAATAATTTTAATATCGAATCTTTTAAATCTCTTGAGAGAGTAATTGTTGATTTTAGTGCAAGTTGGTGTGGACCTTGCAAAGCATTAAATCCAATATTAGACGAAATATCATCCACTACTCCTATTAAAGTGGTTAAAGTTGATGTTGATTCTAATCAAGGGTTAGCTATTGAATATGGTATACGAAGTGTACCTACTATGCTAATATTTAAGAACGGGGAACTAGTTAATAGAATAACTGGTCTAAGAACAAAGGAAGAAATTATAGAATCGTTTGAATAAAAGAAAAGCCCTTATATAAGGGCTTTTTATTATTCTTCGTCTTCTTCACCATCAGTATCACTTTCTGGTGTTTCATCTTCTTCGGAATCCATGTCTTCTTCTGAATCATCTTGGGATAAGTTCATCAAAGGGATATCAACAATTACATCATCACCTGTAGTGATTTCAGGTTCAGAGATTTCTTCAGTTTCTTTTGGTTCAATATGTATATGAACTTCGGAATCTTCGATTTCAAAAGAAATAAATTCTTCAAATGTTTTTACAATTCTGTTGGCCATCGTAAATCCTTGTTTTTTCTTATATATCGTAAAATAATATCATTTTTTTAAAAGTTCATTTTGAGTAATTTATGGTAAATTGATATATACAAATAATCAAATATAATCGGACTATTATGAAAGAGAATAAAGGAAATAACGAAAAAAAAGAAGGTTCTGATTCAAAAATTAAGAATAATTTAAAATTAGATGGAAACATTAAAAAACTAAAAACACCTAATTTGTTATCAGATAAAGACTTATCTTTAAAAGATAGAGATGTTATTTTGAAAACAAAATATTCAGCCACATTAAAATCTTCAGCTGAAAATTTTTTAGTAGATTTATTTGAAAAAATATCAACAATGAGTAATTTTGAGAATGTAAACTTAGAAGTACCTATAAGTGCAGCTATGGCAATCATTACGAATACTAGCTGGCATCAGCCCACAGAAGCTCAAATTGAATACGATTTTACAAGGGAATGTATAGATAAGGGGATTTATACGACTGCTCAAATAGATGATATGGATTACGAATTGGAAGAAGATGACTATATTGATGATCTTATAGAAGAATCAGGTGAAGATAAATTAGATGGACATGGGGGAAAGGATGATTTAGATGATGAAAATGATAATAAAAATTTGGATAATTAGTAAAAAACTATTATATTAACATAATTATTCTTATGCAATTCATAGTTTTACAAACAAATTGTAATATTTATGATATACAGATTCTTAAAGAATCGGATAAAAACAAAGTATTTGAATCTCGTGAAGATATAGATCAATGGATTTATGATAATGATTTAGATGCAAATAATTATACTATAATATCTTTTGAAGAATTTCCAAACAATTTAAAAAATATACTTTCAGAATATAATTTTAAATAAAGAATAAATTTATGTACAAAGATGATATTTATTTAAAACCTATTGATTATGTAGCAGAACGTTCAAATTATAGGTTAGCTAAATTTACTAATTTACCTACGAGAGAAGTATCAGGAGTATGTTATTTGGCATTTGAAGGTGTCCCTATGACAGAAACTTGGTCACCAGAAAGAGATTGGAATCAACTTATGTTGGTTCTAGATGAAATTGAAAAAATCGATAAAGTTCAAATAGTTATAAAAGGCACACATTGTTTTATAGCTGAACTTCATCCAAAGGAAAATAATCTTATAGAACCAAATATTCTCTGTCAGTTTGATGGGGGATCTAGATTAGAATCAGTCTATAGGTGTTGTGTTGATTTTGTAACTAATGTAGCCATTCGTTAATCCTCTTTGGTAAGGTTTATGCCTGTTTCTAATCAAAAAAATATTAAACGTCTTTTTTTAATATCAGATTTACACTTCGGTATAAAATCTAATAATCCAGAATGGTTAAAGATACAAACTGACTATTTTTATAATTTTTTTATTCCTTTCGTAAAAGAGAATAAACGAGAAGGTGATGCTTGTTTTATTCTTGGTGATATATTTGATTCAAGGCAATCGTTAAATATTCTAGTAATGAACTCTTGTATTGAAATCTTTAGAGATTTAGGACAAATCTTTTCAGATACAGGAGTTTTTGTCATTACAGGTAATCATGACTGCTGGACTAAAGACTCTGCTCAAGTTCATTCACTTTCTTGTATCTCTGCTTTAGAAAATGTTTATGTTTATAACAGTCCCGAAACAATAAAAACCGAAAATAGAAATCTATTACTTATGCCTTGGGGTATGAATTCAGAAGAAGAAAAGGAATTTTTAGAATCTAATTCATCTGATGTTTTATTTGTTCATACTGATATAAAAGATGCTAGATTTAATGGTAAGGTAACTATTGAACATGGTAATAACCCAGAAACCTATAGAAAACATAAAAAAGTTTATGGAGGACACATACACTACAGACAAAAGGTGAGTAATTTTATTACCCTTATAGGATGCCCATATCATATGACTAGATCAGATATAGGTAATAAAAAGGGAATATACTTGTTAGATCTGGAAAGTTTTGAAGAACAATTTGTAGAAAATGATTATTCGCCAGAATATATTACTACAAATTTCGATTCTTTGCTAGAATTAAGTAGAGAACATATTTCTGCAATATTTAAAAATAAATTTGTAGATTTGAAAGTAACTCGAAAATGGCTTGAAGAATTAGACATTCCAGGATTTGTTCAATCACTAAATACTCAAAGAAGTATAGAGATAGTTCAAATTGAGGAAGATGAACTGCTTAATTTTGAAAGTGATTTTGAGTTTGACTTTGAAAATGAAGCATCCCCAAAGTTTGATATAATATCATTATCCAAAGAACTAATTAAAAATTTGGAATATGACGAAGAGACAAAGAATAAAGTTGAAAATAAAATAACTTTATTGTTTGATGCAATAAAAGAGGAAGATTAATCATTAAGAGAATCAAGGTATGTTAGACTTAAACGTATTTAAACAAATATTAGCAACGCTTGAGGCAGTTTCGCGTTCAAACAAATTGACATTAGTTGAAGCATTATTCAACTTAGGATACACACAAGAATGGTGGACTGATGTTCAATCAAAAATAGAAGCTGCTTATATTAAAGGTAGAATTTCTGAAGATGAATATAATACATATAAATCACTTTTAGCAGAATCTTCATCTAAAAGTAAGAATCGTGAATCTGAAAATGGTGATTCAATTAATCAGATTGTAAATGAAATTCTACATCTTTCTCAGTTTACTAAAACTGATCCAGATAAGAAGTATACATCTAGAATTGGTGAATTGCTTTTGGTGCTTAAAAATACATTACCAGATGGCACATATATCCAGTTCATAGAATCTAATTTTCCATTTTCTCAGAGAACTGCGAGAACTTATACTAAGACATTTTTTGATCTTGGTGGAACATATAATGCGGATTATGATTCAGACTATGTACAATCTAGTTTGTATGACCCATTAGAAAAATCTAAAGAATTATATCAATTATTAGATGAAAATTTGATTAAAGATGCATCTGATGATTATGATAATCGTTCTAAATGGTGGGTAGACCGAGATGAAAATGGAAAGATTACTAGATATCATTACAACATTTTAGTTAGAGATAGTTATCCACTCGTGGGTTCTTTATCCCTTCATCAAATGGAAGATATTTATCGTAAGTACCCATACGTGACTCAAAATACGATTAGCCAAGACTTTCCATATCTTACATTTACAGAATTGAAGAAAATTATCCGTTGTTTTAATATAACAAAGGATAAACTATTTCCACAACATATAGTTGAAAATCATACCGAAGAAGAATTAGCTGAATTCGCATTGAAAGCGAAAGAATCTGCTGGTATGAAAAAGATGGTTGAGAAGAAATCAGAATATTATGAGAAAAGATTTAAAGATTCTCAAAAGAATTTATTGGAAATTCAATCTGAGAAGCAATGGATCGAAACCTGTCTAAATAAATATTTTGATGAAAATAGACCAAGACAAAGAGAAACTATTAAGTTTTCTACAATTGAAAAAAAATCTGAAACAGATGGTAAGCAATATCCCAGATTATTCTGTTTTATGAGTGATCTTCATATCGGTAAATGCTATGAACATCCTATTTATGGTAGAGGCTATAATAAAGAAATAGCTAAAGAAAGATTTGAACAAATGGCTTTTCACATTTGTAGAGAATCAAGTAAATATGAACATCTGACCATTCTTTGCGGTGGCGATATAACAGAATCTATAATGGAAGATGGGCTTCATCATGGTATTCATAGACAGATGGATATGTTCCAAGATGATCAAATATTTTATGCATTGGATTTATTTCATATTTTATTTTCTACTATCATTGAGAATACCAATTTTAAGTCAATAGAATTGTTAGGTCTTGAAGGGAATCATGATAGAATTGGATCACAAAGGCATGATGATAAAAACAGAACTGCTGCTAAAATCGTTTATAGATTTTTACAAAGAGAATGGGCAGACAAGATTAATGTTATACTTGCGAAAGATGGTATTATTAATCAGAATCGTGAAAATATATGTATAATCTCACATCACGGTGATGCGAATTTAGCTAAAAAGAAAGGTGATGAGCTTGTCAATTTATTTGGTGATGGAAAACGTTATTATCATTTAGTTATCAAAGGTCATTTTCATCATTTGGAATGTAAAGAAGGTACTAATTTCCTTAATATAACATTACCATCGGTTTGTTCTGCTGACACATATTCTATTACTGAATTTGCACAAAATTCACAACCTGGATTTATACTTGGGCATCAAGCTGAATTTGGATTAGGATTTGATTTTAAAAAGGTTACACTTTTCTAAAAATTATTATGCAATTAACAGAAGTAAAATTCAGAAATATAAACTCATATGGAAATAGATGGCAAACTATTAAGTTTGATCCTTCGAATCCAGGTTTATATCAAATTTTTGGAGAAAATGGAACTGGTAAATCAACTATAAGTCAGGTTTTAAAACTTGGTCTATATGGAAAGGTTGCAGGTAAAACTATTGCTAAATGTGTTAACCGAATAAATAAATCTGGTGAAGTAAATATTACCTTTGAATCTCGTTTAGGTACTATAGATATAAACAGAACATTCTTACCAAATAGTTTAACTCTTAAAATAGCTGGAGTTGAATATAAAGAAGCGGGTGTAAAGAATGTTCAAGAGTATCTTGAGGATAACCTTATAGGTATTCCTCAAAATATATTTAACAATTCTATTAGTCTTTCTATAAATGATTTTAAATCATTTTTGAAAATGACACCTAGTGATAAAAAGGAAATTGTTGACCGTATATTTGGCCTTGAATCCATTAATAAAATGATTAAGGTTATTAAGCAAGAGATAAATGAAACTAAAAATCTTTTATCAAGATATGAAGACAATATTAGATTTGTAGAAGATAATATTAAAAAAGCCGAGCAAGAGTTGCTTGTTGTTGAAAGCAAAGTTGAAGAAGATAATACTGAAAAGATAAATGCTTTAAGACAGAACTATGAAGACCTGATTTCTAGAAAAGATGGTATTCAAGAAAAAAAGGTAAAAGCGTCCGAAGCGAAGGAAAAGTTAGAAGAAGCAGAAAGGAAGATCTATAAGAGTAAGCAATCAATTAATTCAAACCTTGAAGTTATTTCAAAACAAAAAAGGTTATATGAATCTTCAAAATGTCCAACATGCGGTTCACCTCTGGATAGTGATGAACATAAGCATAAATTTCAAGAAATTTTAACTGAAGAAGAATCATATAAGTTAAAACTCACAGAACTACAAGAGAAATCGAAAGAGTTAGATGAAAGAATGTCTAAAGCAAAGATGGCTCTAAAGGAATGTGAGTCTCGCCTGTTTGATATTGATTCAAAATCTAGAAGTATCCAATCAATGATCAAAGATACAGAGTCTAAAAAGAGTAATCAGCAGACCGATGGTATCCGTAGAATCATTGAACAAAATATGGAAAAACTAGAGGAGATTCAAGTTCAGAGAAAGGAGTTAATGAAAAAGGAAGGTATAAATAGAATTGTTGAAGAAATTCTAGGTGATAATGGATTGAAAAAATCTGTTATGGAACATATTGTTAAACCTATGAATAATCAGATTAATTCTATTTTATCCGAATTAGAGTTACCATTTAAAGTTCAGTTTGATGGTCAATTTGAGGCGAAGCTTACACAGCTTTCATATGAAATTTCAATAGAAGAGTTATCTACAGGTCAATTGAAGATGCTCGATTTTGCTGTATTGATTGCTATTATAAAAATGCTTAAACTCAAATTTCCATCTTTAAATATATTGTTTTTGGATGAGATTTTTAGTTCTCTAGATCCAAATAATGTTTCAAGGATTGTTGAAATTTTAAGAAGGGTCGCTAAAGATAATAACATGAATATTATGGTTATTAACCATGCTCCATTACCTTTGGAGTTGTTTGATTGGACTATCACTACATCATTGAAAGATAATTTTTCTAATTTGACAGTAGAAAAATGTATATAATATATGTTTAATAAAAAAACAAAATTTGAGATCGAAGTTTATATTCTAAAAGATATAAATGATTTCGGTAAAGCTTCTTATTCAGATGACAAAGAACTTTCTGGATATATAAAAGAAAGTGATTTTCTACCAAGAATTGGAGATATAATTCTGTATAATAAATTATACTTCAAAGTAGATAAAATAGTTGTAGATTATCAGACCAAATCCTTGAATATCTTATTAAGTGAATCTAAGACCGATTTTAGGATGAAAAATTAATGATTTAACATGAATGGTACACCAACTCCAGTTCAAGCTATAGATGGGGTTCATCATAAATTTAATTATGATAATATATTTATCCGTACAGTTATTGCAGGTGTTATCAATATTCTGAATGATAGGGTTTATTTAGATTACATTTTATCCGATACTGAAAAAAAGACTCATTATGTTCCTTTCTATTATTCACTTACTGGTGATGAAAGGACATTACAAGATTTTTATATACAATGGAATGATTGTATCCAGCCCAAAAAAGTAGATGGAAATATTGATGTTTTGCCTAGGGGTATGGTAAAAATGAATAATGTCAATATAAATACAGCTTCTTTAACAAATTATTTGGTTCGTGGGGATTTTGTAAAGGAAGATGAAAATAACCAACTTTTGACTTATAGTGCTAAAATGCACTCCATTCCTTTGAAAATGAATTTTGAAATTGAGATACAGGCTGATACTCAAGAGGATTCTTGGAAGATCTGGGAAAAGGTAATAGAAGTATTTTGGCCAACGGTAGCCTCGTCTGTTAGATGGAATTATGTGAGAATACCATTTCAAATGGGATTTCCTGCAGATATGCCTTTAGAAAAACTATTTCAATGGAGTTTTGGATCAGTTACGAGCCAAAATGTAAATACAAATATGAAATTTACAGTCGAACTTGAAACATATTATCCAATATTTGACAAAAACACACAGTTTTTCAAAGGAAACCAGATTCTTGACTTTGTTTCAAGTGATGCAATAAGTAGAGATGATAATGGAAATATTGTGTTTACAAGCGATCGAGTAAGTATTCAAGTCAAAAATTCTACACAATTGAACAATCTGAATCTTGCAAATCAGGTTGGATTAGAAAATATTACGCAAAATAATGACAATGAAGCGTAAAAAACATTTTAATTATTGATATATAGATAACACAAACTATACTTATGTATATTAAAAATAAAGGATTCGGCATGTCCTTCTTAAAGAATAGAGTAGAAAAACTGAAGAACAGCACTTCTGATGCGGCTGTTCGTGAAGTATTAGAAAGCCTCCTTGAATTAGCAGGTAATGTATCAGAACAAAAGTTAAGTACACTTGTACATGAAAAATTGAGTGAAACTAAGAGCTCAGATATTCATGTAAAACGATTCTTGGATAGCGAAAAGAATCTTAATAAGCTTAACGATATGGGTATTTCTCGCGCTCTTGATAGAATTAGATATACAGGAGTATGGGATCATAACCCAAGAATTCAATATGTTACTGAATGGTATCAGAAAAGCAAAGTCATGGAAACACCAGACTTTTTGTTATCTGAGCAATTCGTAGCACAACTTAAGCCATTCTGTTTTGATCCTTCAATAAATGAAGCGGTTAAAGTCGTTATGGATGCACAGAATAACTTAGCAGAAGAAATAGCGGTTGCTACTGCTGTTCATACATTAGAAAATTCAAAATCTGCTAAATTTTACAAGCCTTTGATAACTAATTTACGTGAATTTATTGAAAACAAATCCTCTGATTTACGTTCTGCTATGATTGCTGAAATGGAAATTTATTCCTATGAACCAATCATCAGAAATCTTCAAAATCAGTTGAAAACATTTGAATCAAATGAAGCGAAATCTAAATTTAATATTTCTAGAACTTCAACAGAATGTATTGTAAATCCAGTATTTTCTTTTGTTTTAGTAGAGAAAAATTCAGATTACTTTGCAATTGATAACCACTATTTCAAAAAAGTGAATGAAACGATCACTCCTATTGAAATTGATTCAATGAGAAGAATTAATGAAAATTTCGTTCGTTTAAATTCAATTATAAATCGAAACAATGTTGCTGTTGATAGAAATACTATTTCTTATGAATATGGCAATAACGTTTTGAAAATCAATGTATCAGATAAGTCTATTGTTCTTAATGGTAATAAATTAAATATTTCCGAAGTAAATAATAAACTTGTTGAATCTGGTATTTTCCGTTGGAATCAACAAGACGATCTCAACAATTTCAACGCTATCTATGAAAATATAGATACACTTTGTGAGATTGATTTTGCTAAAACTATTATTTCTAAGAATCACCCATCTATTAAAGCAAGCATTTTAAGATTGGGTGGATCTGTGACTGTCGTTAAAACAAATCCTTTCATGAATGAAAATAAAGTTTATTCATCTATGAATGGAACACAAGCTCGTGATTTTATTCTTGAGTTTTTGAATTATGATATATCTGAAAGTCTATCTGACTTTTTATCTACAGAAAACAGAGCAATTCAACAAATTGAGAATGAAAGAAGAGTAATTCTAAATAAGATTGATGAATGCGAAAGAAATATTTTGAAAATTGAAGAAGCACAACAAGATATTTTATTATCCAGTTCTGATGAAATTTCAGCAGTTAAAAGAGAATTGTATTCTGAAATTAACAAACTTAAAAACACATATGCTGAAAAAACAGCTCAATTGAAAACTTTCAAAACTTATGAATATGAAAGTTCTGAAGAAGATGATATTGATATGATAGATTTTGAAGAAATTCCAGAACTTGAAGTAGAATTCATGGAAGATATGGATTTTGGTGTAGGTGATTTAGTAATGTATGCTGGAAAAGAAGGTAGAATAGTTTCTGTAGATTCTGTACAGAAAAAGGCTACTATATCATTAGAAGATGGTAATTTACAGCGTTTGGACTTTTCAGAAATAGAATTAAAGCCTGAAGGTTCATCTATGCATGAATCTAAAAAAACAAAGGGCTCAAAAGGAACAGCTGCTTTTGTACAAGAAACTCCAGAAAGATTGTTTAACATTGGTGATAAAGTCGATGTAGCTGAGAAGGGAGTAGGTAAGATTACAGGTATTGACTCTGCTCAGAAAACAGCAACTGTTATTTTCTCAGATGGTACTCAATCAACTTATAGATTCCCTGAATTGAGACTCGCTTCACAAGAAGAAGTTTCTGATGAAGAAGAATATGCAGAAGAAATGGAAAAATTGGAAGATTACAAGAAGAAGGGTACAACTGCATATGTTCAAGAATTACCTCAAAGAGATTTCCAAGTTGGAGATATGGTAAAGGTTACAGGTAAAGGTTTAGGTAGAATTACAGCGATAGATTCTATACGCCACGTTGCTATAATTATGTTGCAAAATGGTCAGCAAACAGAAGAGGAATTTTCTAATTTGTCATCTCAAGAAAATAAGATTGAAATGACTTCTGCAGATAATTATCAAATGGGTATAGAAATGGGCAGTGAACCAACTATGGAAGAACAACCATTAGAATCTGTTATGTCCGAAGTTATAGACGATATGGATGTTATAGATACTATTGATATGTATGAAAATCCTGACTATTCTAGAAAAGGGATAGAAATGGAAGTAGAGGATGCTGAAATATCAAATAAATGGCAATCTGTTCCTAATAGTTTTAAAAAGTATTTAGATGACACATTCGTAAAGGATCCATATAAATATTCACCAGATGAAGAAGATGATGAAGAATGGGATCCTGAATATAATCCTTTGAGCAGCGAACCATCTAAATTTATGGGTATGAGCTCAGAAGATAAGATGGATTTAGAAAAATTTGAGTCAGAAGATTCAGGAATTTCTTATTCATTCTATAAATCCGATGATTCAGAAGAACATGAAGAGCACGAAGGGCATGAGGAGTTAGAAGGAACACAAATGTATGCTATTGTTTCTCCAGAATTTGATGGAGAATTAGCAAATCATAAAGTCATAGTGTTTCAAGATGCTTTTGAGAATGCTAACCTAGATGAAGCTGTAGAGGTAGAAATTAACGGTGTTCGCGATTTCGTTCCTAAATCATCTTTAAGATTAATTTAATTTACATAAATGAAATCTTTTTCTGAATTTTTAGGTATTTCGATAAAGGAGCAGGAAGATGCTAATAGCATTTATGCTGCACCTGATAAAGCGAAAGCAGTTGCTACGATGAATCAAGCTATAAGTCAATTACCAACAATCATAAGTAATCTTAAAGATTTAGGTACAAAGTTAGAATCGGCTAGTTTGAACAGTACAAAGGTAAAAAATGCAGCAGAAAGCCTTGAGAAGTATATTGAAGCTTTAAAGAAAGAAGCTAGTATTTAAACAGATATTATTTATTACTTAAAGTTCGTAAATATTACATTTACGAACTTTTTTTGTTTAATTGATATATAATGTAGTAATAAAAATAATCTGGATTTACAATGGCACAGTATGTTAATAATAAAGAACTTTTAAAAGAGATTATAGAATCGAAAAAAAGAGATGAACTTACACCACGTGCTGTTGAATTAATTTGTAAAATGTCTAATGAAATGTCAAAGATTCTTAAATACAAATATCCAGAGGATAGAGAAGATTGTGTAGCTTCTGGTATAGCAGATGTTATGAGACATTGGAGAAATTTTAATCCTGAAAAATCTGAAAATGTTTTTGCTTATTATTCTCAAGTAATTAAAAACGGTATGGCTAAAACATGGAATATAATCCATGAGCAAAAATCAACAGATTTTATCTCGATCGATGATGAATTTTTTAGAAATATTTAATATACAAATATGTTTACACCTCACGGCTATAATATACAAAATCAGATAAATAATGAAATAAATAATTATATGCAACAGCATGAGCCACCTCTTGAGCATCAACTGTTCAGATTATTTACTTCATTATCAAATGAACTTTTAAATAGTAACTCTAATTTAAATTCTATACGATTTTTATCTTCAACTGATACTAATAAAGAAAGATATCTAATAATCCTCCCATGTTCTGATATTAGCAAAAACTTATTAGATATGGCTGATCAAATTATGGCAAAATTTAATTATAAGCGTCTTAATAATCATTTCGATTCAAAACTAAAAGAATATCAAATAAATTATAAAATATAATTCCTAAACTTACTATTTTTGCAGATTCTTAATCATATAAAAAGTTATATAATAAATAGATAACATAACCTATTATTATGATTAACGAAATACAAATAGATAAATCTTTTGAAGATTTGTCTAAAGAAGAAAAAATGATTATATTAGCATTATACATAAAGTATCCTCTACCACAAGACACAGAAGAAATAAGAAATACTATCCATAATAATGGATGGGATAAAATGTCAAGTGAAGAGTTAGATGATCTTAGAATAGAACTTGTAAATTCAAAACTTAATTAATTATTCATTTTGGGATAGTGTATTATGGAGTTTAATACTCAAGAACTCATTGAAAGTAGAATGAGAACTGCTCAATTGAGAAACTCAATACGTGTTTTAAAACATAATATTGAGAAAAATCGATTCAATATTGAGACTGATGCTATCAGGAGATCAGACGGAAATTATGGAAAGAATGCAGAAGAAAGAGAAAGATTTCTGAAATTAGCAATTAATGAATCTGTAGAATTCCATAGTTTAGAAGACGAACTTATGGATCTACAAAATTCTTTAGAACTTGAAGAAGCTAAGATAGAATCTTTAAGAGACTTGAGACGAGAATCAGAAATGATGCTCAGAGAAAGAATGATAGATTCAAATGTATCATTTGGATAAAAACAATTAATTATTTTGATATATACATAAAAATAACCTTTTATATGGAAAAGTACATACCACTTTTACTCAAATTGCAAGCTCAAACACAACTTTGGCACTGGCAAACAAATACATATGCTAGTCATGTTGCTTTGGGTTCTTATTATGAAACAATTCAAGAATTAACAGACAGATTCGTTGAAGTAACAAAGGGCAAAAATCCTAATGGTGGCACACCAGAACTTCAAAATGCTAATATTGAAATTAAAGGCATATTGAATGTTGATTTGGTAGAATATTATTCTGAATGTGCAAAAATGTTTTGTGAAATGTCATCTGAAAAATTTATTTCATCAAATATTGAAATTCAAGATATCGTATTGGATATGATTAACGAGACACATAAGCTTGTTTATTTGTTGCGTTTGAAATAATCAATTCAAACAGTTTAAGAAGCCGTCTTTGACGGCTTTTTTTGTTTTAAGATATATAGAGTATTATACAAAGGTAATCTTATGTCTCTTGACTATAAATCAGAAATAGAACAAAATATTAAAGATCTCAGTGAATTAGCTAAAAATTCATTGGATGTAACTATTGAATTTCAAAAAGAAGTCATAGAACAAGGAGTTCAAGTTGGGGATTATTTGCTTCCAAATAATGTAGGGGATCCTATTGACTCTTTATCAAAATTAGATTTACAAGTCAAACAAATTAGCGATACACTAAATAACTTAAATCCAATAGTTGAGGGTGCTAGAGTACCAGAAATTAGAAATGATCTAGATAATATTACCCCAGAAGAATTATTACAAGCTATGTGTAATGTTCTTCCAGCTCAAGTTACAAATCAATTACCTACCATAACCTTTGAAGATATAGCATCTGTTAATTTTTGTAAACCAGAAGAACCACCAGCACCCCAAGTAACTTTTGAGGACTTTAAAAAATTATGTGAAGCAGTTGCTCCGCCTAGTGAACCCTCAAAGGTATTAGAAGGAAGTAGTCCTACAAGTATTGAAGATGCATTTAAAAATTTAGATACAAGTTTACCAGAAGATAATCCTAATTCTTTAGAAGATAGAAACGCACAAATGAATGAAGCTATTAATGCGTTATCTAATTTAGATATCTTTGGGACACCTGCTGATATTTTATTGGAAGAATTAAGCCGTACAGACATAGGTAATTTATTATTAATAGCTAACGAATCGTTAAAAAATGGAAATGATATTTCTACATTGAGAGATGATATAATTAATTCGGATATAAATACTTTAAATGATGCTACAGATAGACCAAAAGACAAAGTAGCTGTAGATTGTGTAAAGGTTCTTGAACCTATAGTTCAAGAATCACAAAAAAAAGGTGAGAGATTAAATCAAGTTAAAACTAGAATATCTCAAATAAAACAAGAAGCAAAAATCGGAAAAATATTTGTAAGATTTTGGGACACAGTTATAGATACTCTGGATAAACCAAAATTTAAGGTATTGGGAGATTTAGCTAATCAAAGGAATCAAAAACAAAAAGAAAAGGATAATACATTTGCTCTTAATATTTTTAAAATTAATACTTTGAACTCTGAAATAGAAAGATTGAATAAAAAGCAGAATGAAATAATCAGAAGCTTAGTAGATGAAAGGGTATTTTTAGATTTACTAATTTTAAAAGAAATTCTAAACAAAAACATTAAAGATTTAGCATCACAAATTGATATAAAGTTTGAAAAGTATAATACTCCGAATTTTATATATGATAAGAATAAAACTTCCAGAGATGGTAATAAAAAATTAGAATTATTACAAGATGTTTTAATTGAATCCATTGGAAAAATAGATTTATCTATAGATGGTGGCGTTGATAAAATTATAAATAATTCCAAAAAAGCTGATGAGGAATTCGATAAAGAAATAAATAATGCAATTGAAGTAGTAGATAAATACGGTTATGCATGGGGAATAGAGACAATAGCTAGAGGTGGAGATAGGCTTGATTTTATTAAGTCATATTATAATAAATCCGCAATTAAACTTAAAGAGACATATGATCCTTTAATTAAAGAGTTGGATGATCTTTCTATAGAAGAAATAGAAATTCAGAAATATTTTGATGAACTAAATACAACTATAAAGGATAGTTTATTAGCACAAGGTTGCGAATTACCAGATTTAAAAGATCCAGATATACCAGCAGGTAGTGATGTTAATTATAAAGGTATCCCAATGGATGCTTCTAAAAGTCCTACTATATTTGACTTAAGATGGTGGAGAAAATTTTGTTCATTAGCAACAATAATGAATTTGGTACCAGTACATTGGCCAGTTGGATTGATTTTACCTATTTTCCCTAAACCTTTATTTATCCCATGTCCAATAATCTGGATACCATTAACGGTTATAAATACTCCAGTTGCATTAATAGTAGTTTTAATAGGCCAATGTGGAGTTTTACCTTCTCCATTTGTTTTTATACTTAATACATCTGATTGTCCATTAGGTCCAATTGGACCTAAAAGTGCTTGGTTTCCAGTTGCCATTAGACCAATGTGTAAGATAAAGGAAGAGCCTACTAGTAAAAGATTAGATGCTTCTCCTGAAATTAATATACCTCTTTTAAAACCTTCAGATTTGGATAAACATGTTAAAGATATCCAAAAAATAGTAGCTGATAATATTGAAAGGATGAAAAGAAACCAAGAAGATCTTGAAAGAAGGCAAAAAGATATAGAAAGAAGAAAATCTGAAATTACAGAAAACACCAAAAAGATAAATGATGTGCAAAACAAAATTGCCACATTGTCAAAATCTATAGCAGATAATACTAGTAAAATATCAGAAAACATAAGTAAAATAAATGAAAACCAAAATAAAATAAATTCATTAAAGGGAGAAATAGATGCAAAGCAAAATGAAATAAAATCTATTCAAAATAAACAAGCACCTGATGCGAATCAAAAAATTCAGCAAGCTAAAGGTGATATTTCAAGCAAGCAATCCGAAATAACTTCAAAACTAAATCAAAATGCTAGTTTGAATAATACTATTTCTAAACTTAAATCGGACATAGCTGATAAAGAAAGTGATTTGAAGAAAAATACTTTTAGTAAACAAAATCTAGAACTTTCTATTCAAAAAAATCAGCAAGAAATTGAGCAAGAATCGAGAGACTTAATTGAAAAACAAAAACAAAATTTAATATTACAGCAACAGAATATAGGATTACAAAATAAAATTAATGTTTTTAGTGTACCTCTAGGCTTTACATTATGTGCGACCTTACCACCACCTTCGCCATCTACACCAGCGAAGAATGAAATAGATCCAGAAATAACTAAACTTATGCCACTGTATATTGATGATCTTCCAACATGGGAAAGATTAAGTCTTATTAATATACCTTTATTATTATTTTTATGGAAATGGTGTGCTGCTGGTAAAAATGGTGGTGGATTTTTAAGAGATCCAATTTAAATTTTGATATATAGAGTGTAGATTATGAAATTTCATAATAAAAATAAATAAATCTCATGGATATTAAAACAGTTAAAGACATGCAAAATTTAGCACAAGCTAATAAGGGCGAGACAGAAAGCTATGATCCACCAAAGTATCTTGTACAGCCACATGAAGGCGATACAATGTATCCATTTGCTGAGAAGGAATATGCTAAGGCTAAAGAAGAATTGATGAAATCGGAATCACCATTGATTACTACATCATATAAGAAATTTATAGAAAGATATAAAAAGAATTATATGGGAAATAAATAAATTCAAAATCTAAACAATAACCCAATTATTTTATATAATAATTGGGTTTTTTTATTTTGAATAATATGATACATTACATTATACCTTGGAATACTGGAAAAAATGTAGGAGCTGCATATAATACTTCTATGCACTTAGTAGGTGAAAGCGATTTTGTTTGTTTTTTAGATGCAGATGCTTGTTTTACAACATCATTTTTTGGAAAACAATTAGAAGATATAGTAAGAAAATATCCTGAATCAGGATTTTTTACATGTTATACTAATAGAGTAGGTTGTCCTTGGCAGTTGTATGGGGATCCAAAAACAAATGATATGAAATATCATAGAGAAGTAGGTTTGCAACTTTTTAATAACTACTATGATTCAGTTACACAAATTCAAGATCCAGTAAATGCTATGAGTGGGGTATTAATATTAATAAGTAAAAAGGTTTGGAGAGATATTGGGGGATTTAGAGAAAATGGAATGCTTGGTATTGATAATGAATTTTATTTTAAAGCATTGTCTCAAAACCAAATAATGTATAGAATGAATGGTGTATATGTATATCACTGGTATAGAGGCGGAGATTTTTCTAGAAGTATAAAAAGTACAAAACACTTATTAAAATGAAAGTAATTATTTATACAGCTAATATAGGAAACTATGATAGAACTGGAACAATCATAAATTCAGATTATCCATTTTATAGAATTAGCTGTTCAAATAATAAAAACCCTAGACTATTAGCTAGAGAAATAAAATTAAATCCACATAAATATTTACCAGAACATGATTTTTCTATATGGATAGATTCAAATTTTGAATGTTTGAATAGTAAATTTGATTTTAATTATGACATAGTGACTTGGAAACATCCCGATAGAAATTGTATTTACGAAGAAGCTAATGAATGTATTCGTCTAAAAAAAGACGATCCTCAAGTAATATTTAAACAAATACAAAAGTATAGAAGTGATAATTATCCAGAGTATAATGGAATGATAGCGAGTGGTTTTTTGATACGAAAAAATACTCCATATATGAGAGAATTTAATGAAGCGTGGTGGAATGAGGTAAAAAATAATTCTATACGTGATCAGCTTTCTTTTAATTATGTTTTAAATAAATTTAGTTTGTCTATATTATTATTAAAACCATATGAAGGATTTAGGAGATATGCACACCTTATTAATAAATAATTACATAAAGAAACATCAGTATAAATCATATTTAGAGATTGGTACTGGAGACGGTAAAAACTTTAATCAAATAAAATGCTTATATAAATTAAGTGTTGATCCTGATAATAATGCAAGATCTGCTACTCATAAAATGACATCTGATGATTTCTTTAATTCTAATGATCTATTTTTCGATTTTATATTTGTTGATGGATTACATGAAAAGGATCAAGTCATAAAAGACATACAAAATTCTCTAAAATATTTAAATACAGGTGGTATCATTATGGTACATGATTGTTTACCTTCTAGGGAGAGGGAGCAATTAGTTCCGAGAGAATCAAAGGTTTGGACTGGAGATGTATGGAAAGCTTGGGTGCACTTTAGATCATTTAGTGATTTAACTATGTATGTATTTGATATCGATCATGGTATAGGTATAATAAAAAGGGGGGCACAAAAAACAATCCATGTTAAACCCGAAGATTTAACATGGAATAATTTTAAAGATAATAAAGAGGATTGGTTGAATCTAATTGATTTTCCAATGGTTTAAGAAAACATTGTGCACTGAATAGTGTTTTTGTCTAATTTGACTTCAGATATACTTTTATAAAAGTCTTTAGAACTTGATATAATTTTATTCATTTTATCTGTACCATACTGTTCTCTAACTCTTTCTCTTCCTTTCATTATTACTTTTACTAAAACATTATCACCTTGTTTTAAAAACTTTTCTATCATTTTGATTTTAGTTTTTAAATCATTATCACTAATGTTTATAGAAAAACGAACTTCTTTAGTAGTTTTCTTATCTTTATTATTTTTTTGAGTAGCTTTAATCTTATTATACTTCCATTTGCCGTATTCAATTACTTTTACGACTGGCGGTTTTGCTTCAGGTGATATTTCAATCAAATCCTTGTTTTCTTCTTCAGCAATCGTAAGAGCTTCTTGGACACTCATAATTCCAATTGGATTTCCAATTTCATCGAGAACTCTAACTGTTTCAGAGATGATCTCATTATTTATTCTAGGGTCATCTTTTTTAGAATTACCTTTGAATGAACTTTGATTATTCACTATTAATTCCTTTTTTAATTATACAATCTAGAAAAACTGTCTTTTAATTCATTTGCTATCTGTCTTCCTATCATTCTAGCCTGAGCATCACTGAGAGAATTTCCTAATGATGGTATAGCTATATTTCTTCCTTGCGAAGAAGAAAGTGTCTGTAGTGTCGAATCGAGTTTAGTTAACATATTTAAAACTTCATTCATTACATTATTATTTGATTCACCTTCAGTTGTAACTGGAGTTACTTGAGCAGGTGTTGAGCTTTTTAAATTTTCTCCTAAAGATGTGATAGACGATGATAGTGTAGATTCCAAAGGTTGAAGATTTACTTCATTCATCATTACTTCTGTAGAAGCCGCTATTTCAGAAGGTGCTTGTGGCATTTCATTTTGAATTTTTGAAATAGCATTTCCTAAATTAATTTGTGGTGATTCTTGATTTTTTATAAATATTTCTTCAATACTAGAAGATAAATTAGTTGGTTTTTCTAATGTAGATTCTGGCATGACTGAGCCTACTGCAGTAGTAGGGTTTTTCATAGGAAACATATTTTCAAAAGGATTGAAACTCGATATTGGCAGATTTTGAATGTTCTGAACTGAAGTTTCATTTGCTGTTGTTCCAATTTCAGGTGTTCCAGTAAATGGACTAATCTGCATTCCAGATAATTCTGGATTTGCTTCAATCTGAAATCCCATATTTTCTATCTGTTGCGGAATTAAAGTTGTTCCCATATTACTTAATTGTTCAAAACCTACTGGTTCTTGCAATCCTATAAAATTTGTATTTGTTTCTTTAATTGTACCACCAGGTATTACCTTCGGCTCAAAATTAAACAATTTTTCTAAATCTAAAGGAATTATTTCTTCTTTATTAATTTCTGTTGAAATATTAGTCGTTTCTACCGTTGGATTTTTAAAAGATAAAAGATCTTCGATATTTAAAGGACTTAGTGGTGCAGAAATGACAGGCATTGGTATTTGACCTAATAATCCCTCAAATGACATTTCTGGGCTAATTAGAGGTGGTGGTGGCGGTATATTGACCACTTCTTGCTTTACTGCACTTGTAGTTGGTGTGCCTTGTTCTAAAACTGATTCCTTACCTATTTCAGTTATCATAGGTGGCATAGGTAACACTTGAATCAACTGAGACATTGCAGTACCTTGCTCTGAACCTAAAATAGCTGGTGGTGGAGGTTGGGGCATGGGGACTGCTGGTTGATTCAAAGGAGGCATAGGCATATTTACCATTTCCTCAAACCCAACTCCAATTTCCATTGGTGGCTTTGTTTCAGTTATTACTTTACTTTGTAGAAGTGTTTCAAAGGTATTAGGTTTTTCAAGAATAGTTTTTGTAGTATCACTAAATGAAGTAAATGTATTCTCTATTGTTTTACTTGTTGTTTCAGAGAACTGATTTACTTTGTTAACGAAAGATTCTTGAGATACCGTATTGTTTTCAACTTTTTCTGTAAATGAACTTATTTTTTCAGTTAAATCTGAAAAATTATTTAAAAATCCAGTTGAAAGTTCTGATGATGCTGGGGATTGAGTAGCCTGTTCGATCATTTCGGTTTTAGCAACTGAAAGATTTATATCCGTTGAAATATCTTCTTTTACTTTTTGAATCGATTGATCTACTTTTTTTAAGTCATCTTCATTTATACCTAAAGAAACCTTTTTATCACTCGGTATAGAACCTAGTGCTTCTTTAACTACATCTGCCTGTTCTATTATCTTTTCTAAGCATTTCAACCAATCTGTACACCAATTTAAATTTGAAAGCGTTTTAAAATCATCTATAACTTGAGTTAAATTTCCTGTATTAACTTCTGTAGTTGGTGTTGTTTCAGTTGATACAGTAGATAAACTTTCAGTATTAAGATTTTCTAAAACGGTTTGTACATTTGATATGACATCTATAAGACTATTTATTGTTTCATCGGATAATATAGATCCTTCTGAAACTGATGCCTCAGCTTCTGCAACTTGTTCGAGGGATAAACTAGATGATTGATTTATACTTTCTGTTAAAGTCCCTTTAATAGTTTCAGCTTCTTTTTCACTTTGTTCTTCTATTTGCTTTTCTAATTTATCACCATCAATAGTAGTCATGGACATAATAGAAGAAAATCCATCAATCAATACATTTAATGATTGAGAATTTTCTTCTATTGTTTTAACTATCAATTCATCTGAACTGATGAGTTTTTCTATTAATTCGTTGTCCATAGATTCGGATTTTTATTTACATTTATATCAAAAATAGTAGTGACTTGATCTTTACCATTTGTTCTATTTTGCTTTGCTTGTTTCAATGATTCAAACCATTGATTTGTTTTTTCTATTATAGTCTCATATCTCCAATATGGAACTTCTTCTAATTCAAACAAGCTCATACCTAATCTAGACAAGGTAAATAGATTATCTTCAAGCCTGTCTAGTGATACTTTGTAAGTCTGGAATAAAGAGAGATTTAATTCCTCCTCGAAAGCTACTTGGGGCGGTGACCTCTGCACCGCAACTTGTACACTTGTGCTTTATTCTTGAGGTTGTAGATTTTTTAACTAAATCAACTATTCTAACAAATGCTGCAAATTGATATGTCGTCCATTCTGAAGATTGTTCGAGTTGTTGATCATACAACGATTCATTTATAGATGACCAATCATCCATAATAAATGGAGCTATATTTGCAAAAGACTTGTCGTATGTTCTCTTTTGTTTAATTTTATTAGTAACATATCTCTGAACAAAATTTCTCATGCCTATTGAAGGCAAGGTTAATCCAACATCTGATTGCATAGGATCATTGAAATTAACTTGAAATATTTTATTCTCTGAATTATAAAACTGCATTAATTCAGGATTGAAATTGAAAAATTCAAAATCTGACCATTTTAAAGTTTTAGCATCAGTATGTCCACATGAACAAGTGATATCACTAACTATTTTTGATTCTCCATTTTTAAACGTAGCATCTCTTACGTGTAAAATAACTGATAACTTGTCAATATCTTTTAAATTCTTGTAAGATGATGGCATACCTGGAACATTAAATCTTACAAGATTCTCAAGGATATAATCGAATGCATCGTTTAATTCTAAAGGATTTGTATCATCAACTGTAGAAAAATGTCTAATGATTGAAACCGTTGCTGGCTTAATTAAAAGACGGGATTCATTAGGATAAAATAAACCCTTTGTTGGTAAAGAATCTAAGGGTACTTCATACCAACCAATATCAAAATTAGAATGAACTGTACGGATAGCAGGTTCAGATATAGATTGTTCCATTACTGGTTCAGGTTCTTCTGTTTGAACTGCTTTTGGCTTAGGTTTAGGTGGTGGGATTGTAGGTGAACCTAATCTAATATCTTCTCCCACTTCCTTTACAGAATTAAATTCAGCATCTCTTTGAGATAGCATTTGTTTTGCTTCTTCTTCCGTCATAAAATGTATTCCTTAAAATTGAAAATAATAATTATACATTATATATCTATATTTTAGAAAAGGTAATTAAGATAAAATAATTTTTGATATATAGTGTAGAATAATAATAAGAAACACACTATGGACGGAGCACAAGGTACGCAAGGAGTTCAAGGAACCCAAGGTGTTCAAGGCACCCAAGGAACTATTGGTATTGGAGTTCAAGGAACACCAGGTCAACAAGGTACTCAAGGAATTCAAGGATCTCAAGGTATACGTGGAATTCAAGGTATATCTGGTTCTCAAGGTTTCCAAGGTATAACTGGATCTCAAGGTAACCAAGGCGTTCGAGGTATCCAAGGTAATCAAGGAACGCAAGGTACTCAAGGACTACGGGGTATCCAGGGTATCCAGGGTATTCAAGGATCTCCAGGTATACGTGGAATTCAAGGTGTGCAAGGTAGACAGGGTGGAAGTGGAACACAAGGATTTCAAGGTAATAGAGGTACACAAGGATTTCAAGGTATTCAAGGTCAAATTGGTGCTCAAGGTCGTCAAGGTAATCAGGGTAATCAAGGTCGTCAAGGTCGCCAAGGTACTCAAGGTGGATTAGGTCCTCAAGGCTTATTAGGAAGACAAGGAGCACAGGGTGCTCAAGGTCGTCAAGGTAACCAGGGAAATCAAGGTAACCAGGGAAATCAAGGTCGTCAAGGTAACCAGGGAAATCAAGGTAATGTTGGTACCCAAGGTCCTCAAAGTATTACAGGTGCTCAAGGGAATCAAGGTACGCAAGGGGCTCAAGGAGCTCAAGGCGCACAAGGTAATCAAGGTAACCAGGGTAATCAAGGTAACCAGGGAAATCAAGGTCGTCAGGGTCCTCAAGGGACACAGGGTACAGGTACACAAGGACCTCAAAGTGATCCAGGAGTTCAAGGTAATCAGGGTAATCAAGGAACACAAGGGACGCAAGGAACTCAAGGTAACCAGGGTAACCAGGGTAGTCTAGATGGGTTTACACCAAGTTTGAACACAACATCACCGAATACACCAATACATGCATCTCGACTTATAGCAACTGGTGCTAGTCCAAGTATCGATGCAGTTATACAGCCCAAAAATACTGGTGCATTTCTTGTGAATTTACCTGATGGTACTTCAACAGGTGGTGATAAGAGAGGATCCAATGCTGTTGATTTACAGTCATCTAGATCTAATTCTGTTCAAGTAGCGAGTGGTAATTATTCTACGATAGTTGGTGGAAGAAATAATGGTGCCCAGGGTAATTATAGTACCGCCATGGGTTATGAAGCTAAGGCAACGAATCATGGAGAAATAGCATTCGCCTCTGGGTCTTTTTCTACTTCTGGCGATGCTCAAACTATGAATCTAATTTATAGGGGTACAACTACTAATGGTTCAGCCGTAAGCCTATATTTGGATGGTAGTTCACTTTTAGCCGCTATTCCGTCTGATTCAACTTGGACTGTGGAATGTTTAGTTGTGGCGAGAAGAACTGATTCTGATGGAGAATCAGCTGGATATAAATTATATTTTACTATGGATAGAAGTTCTTTAGCTTCGAGTGTCGCTTTAGTGGGAACTGTAGATAAAAAAATCATCGGTGAAGATAATAACGCATGGGATATAAATGTGACTGCTGATGCAACATCAGGCGGTCCTTTATTTCAAGCTACTGGAGAAGCAGGAAAGAACATTAATTGGGTAGTTTCAGCAAGAGTAGTACAAGTAACAGGATAAGATAATAAAATACTATAAATTATGCCACAAGTAACATCATCATTAAAAACTGCAGGATCAACCTGGACACCATCTGATATTTTGAACAGATGGGGATCCAATTATTCTCGTTTAAGTCACGAGAATCCTGCATTTGATTTAGGTAGAATTAATAATAGAGGACAATTAGAATTCCAAAAAGATAAAGCTCAACAATGGATATTAACTAGATTTCAAATCGGAGACTATGTATCGGGGAAGCGACTTGAGGATGAAAAACCTATTCGAGGTAGAATAGTTAGCATAGTGAGTGATGAAGGTAATTTAGAAAAAGTATTCATTATACATAATGGAAAGAGAGTAAGGATAGATGCGGCTAGTATGATAAAATTAGCTGAATCTTCAGTTTCATCGTTTGGAGAATTTAATAAACTTTTGGAATCACAGAGTAAATGAAAATAGCAGGAATAGATTTTTCGATAAATCACCCGTCTGTATGTATTTATGATACAATAACTAAAGAATGTTCATTTTTGGTTTTCCCCAAAGAAAAATCAAAAGGCCATAAGAATCTTCAGGATACTGAAGTTTCGATTATTGATATTCAGCGTTTGGATGTGCAAAATGGTACAAGTGTAACCGAAAGAGAACGAGTATCTACAACAAATGCAATTATATTATCTGAATGCCTAATTCAAAATCTTCCTCCAGATATAGATGCAATAGGTCTAGAAAATTTAGCATTTGGAGCAAGTTCTAACAGATTAGCGGAAATAGCAGGCTATCAGTATATTCTAAGGGAGCGTCTAGTTAATAAATATGGATCAAATAATGTTTATTTCTTTGCTGCAAATACTGTTAAAGCCAAAGCGGGGAGTGGAAAGTTTGATAAAAATCAAATGATTGAAAAGTTTTTGGATGTAGAACTAACTGGTTTAAATTTGAAATTATATGATAAACTAAATAGTGAAATAACATATTTCAAGAAAACGAAAAATTGGATTAAGCCTATAGATGATATAGCAGATTCTTACTGGATTGCAAAGTGTACAGAATCTACTTTGTGTAAAGAATAGGTTTGTTATTTCTATCTACGAATCCCCAGACATTTTCAAAAACATGTCCATTTGTAAATTCCTTATCAAAATATAAGCATTTATCTGCTTTATAATAATTGAAAAACAATCTTGATAAGTCTTCATATTGTCTATAATAAAACATCTTCATTATTTCGTCTGGGTGGTATTGTTCATTAATCCAATCTGGAATATCACTCACCCACTTACCATATTTAAATTTCCAATAATATAATCCTTCGTAATAATAGGGATTATGTTTATTTGAGCTTATTTTAGATTCTACTTCTTCATCAATTTGCTCTAAAAATTCATGAGAATTTGTAATATCTGATGCTAACCAATATGGAGTGTGAAATCCAGATAATGTAGCTCTATATGTCATATCTAAATGTTCCCAAGCGTTTTTAAAGAACTCATCGTATAGACCTATTTTTTCAATTACGGATCTATGATATAATTGGAAACACCCCCCAGCATATTCATAAAGAGATACGCCATTTGAATATACTAATCTTGGTATAGGGTCAGTTTTTTCTTCATTCCAATTATCTTTTCCGTGTAAAGCATAATTAAAATGCAATATCCCACTATCATTAGCTACTTCAATATATCTATCAAATACTTTAGGATCCTTTATTTTCATATCATCTTCGATAATAAAAATCCAATCAGTATCAAAGGTCATGAGATATTTTAGGATATGATTTTTACTTTTTGCAATTTTTTTATTATTTTTATTCTGTAGAATTATCATGTCATCCCTATATTCTTTAGGATCATAGGGATTTCCATCATTGACAACTATGAATGGTTTCGAATCTAAATTAGGAATGTAAGAAATACATTCTTGGAATCTATTTACATTATTATAGGTAATTAATCCTACTGAATATGTGTTTTTCATATATTTCTCCTAAGACATTTTAGGTATTTATTGAGAAAAGTTGTCATACGCTCTGACAATTTTTTTATGATGTATGACTTAATGGCTTAAAAAATCAAAAAAAAGAACTTTGGCACACTTTTGCCATATATGTATGTAGTTCAATAAGAACTAATTAAAAATAACCCATTATATTATGTTAGATTCAATTTCATCTCTACTTCGCCAAATGGATTTGGCAGAACGCATGTACATGCAAGATTCAAAAGGTAGCTATTTGTATATACCTGCAACAGATATTGCAGAGAGTGATGATGCGTGGTACATTATGTCTGAAATCCCAGGTGTTAAGAAAGAAGACATCTCAATTTCTTTCGAAAGTTCTATCTTGAAAATTCGTGCTAAAAGAGAACTTAACAAAGCATCTAAAGATAAAGAACATTTATCGGAAATCAGGACTGGTATATACGAACGCAAATTTAAGTTAGCTTCTGGTGTGGATAGTAGTAAGATCGAAGCATCGTATGAAAATGGAGTTCTTGAATTAAAGATCCCTAAAATTAAAGAGAAATCAAAAGAAATTGAGATTAAAATTAAATAATTTAAAGCCCAGATAATTTCTGGGCTTTTTCTTTTTATATTTTTTGATATATAGATGAGAAATTTATACTTATCCCCATATGGAAACTAAAACCATTTTAGATTATTCTTCCTTTCTGAATGAATCGAAACAAGATGCTATTAAAGTAATTATATTTACTGGAAAATCAAATGGTAGCCCTACTACTAAATCTTTTGAAGCTGTTTGTGAAGAAAGAGGGTTAGAATGCCATGTTATTGATATCAATAATGCACTTTTAGAAAAGGTATATAACGGTCATCTAATTATCTATAACTCTAAAAGAATTTTGATTGATCCAGATACTACTGTTATTATTCCAAGAAGAGGGGTTATAGAAAATTCACATACTCGTAGATTATTTTATCAATTAGAGAAGGCAAGATATTTTATAGTAAATTCTTTGGATTCTATTAAAACTTGTGAAAATAAATATATTACATCACAAATACTGGAAGAGTATGGTTTACCAGTTCCAAAGTATTCACTAGTACCTGATATAAAGTTCTTAGATACTGCTTTAGAAATAGTAGGTAATAAATTCCCACTTATAGTAAAATTAATATCTGGAACACAAGGTATAGGTGTATCGATAGTAGATTCATATGCATCTTTAAAGTCTGTATATCAAACAATTAAGAAGTTAGATCCAGATAGTGAAATTCTAATTCAAGAAAAAATCGATGCTGATTTTGATGTTAGGATTCAAGTATTGGTTAAAAAATTTAATCCATTAAAAGAAAAATCAGGTAATAGAGTAATATTAGGTTGTATGAAAAGAGAATCCGTAAAAGATGATTTTAGAACAAATTACTCTTTAGGTGGTAAAGTTGATTCTTATGAGATTACACCTGAACTTGAGCAATTAGCGTTTGATGCGACAACTGCAGTTGGTTGCCATTGGTCAGGTGTTGATATAATGATTGATAAAAACACAAATAAACCTTATATCTTAGAAGTAAATTCATCTCCTGGAACTGAAGGTATATCTAAGGTTTTAGGTGAACCTATAGTTACAAAGATTATTGATTATGCAACAAATAAATCAAACTGGTCATATTATAATTTAGAAGTAGGATATCTTGAAAATATCTCTATACCTGGTATAGGTGAACTCGTAGCTAAATTTGATACTGGAAATAGCTCTAAATCCTGTAGTATTCACGCAGATAAGATAGAAGAAAAGGATGGGAAATTGATTTGGAGCATTGGTGATAAAACATTTGTTAATGATATTGTAGAGTATTCAAAAACAGAAGTTGGAGAAGTAATACATGAAAGACCTATAATCAAAATAGATGTAGTATTTAATGATGTTTTGGTTAAAAATGTAAAATTCTCTCCAATAAATAGATCGACCAAAACTACTCCGATTTTGATAAATAGATCATTTATGAGAAGATTAGGTATTGTTGTAAATGCTAATAAAGCATTTGTAATAACAGATGACCCTGATACTAAAGGATCAAAGCTTATATAGAATCTTGAATATAACTTAAAGTATTTTTAGATCGTGTTATGGCAACATAATGTAAGTTATTTTCTTGTTCCTTTTCCCAGTCTAATGTCACATTTTTGAGTGGCATGAGTTCAGGTTTAAGTATGTGTACATTATCGGCTTCAAGACCTTTTGATTTATGTGCGGATGAGAATATAACGCCCTTAGTTTCAGTGTCACTGAATAAATCATTAATCTTACGCTTTACGTCATCGATCGTATGACATCCTACTGAAAGTATTTGAGTTGCATTGAGCATATCTTCTAATGACATCAATTTAACTCTAGATTTCCTATCATTTGAATTTTCAAGTTCTTCTTTTGCTCTAAAGTATTTAGTCTTAAGGATAAGTAATGATTTTTTTAAATCATTTTCTTTAGTTGATTTAAGATTACTAATGATTCTTGATCCAATATCAATACCTTTTACACTCGCTTTTGATCCAGATGCCAAGAACTTTAAAGCAGTTGATATTAGAGGTGCATTCATTCTACAAAGGACAAAATCACCATCCTTTATATTTCTCATCAATCCATTGTGATTAACTATACCTTCAATAGCATGTTCAGAGTATTCTATACTTGGAACTATTTTTTGTGCTTCTCTAATAACAAATTTACTACATCTATACGATATACTTAGAGGTAGTAGTATCGTATTTTCCATTTGAGTTAAAGATTGAAAAGATTGGCTATCTGCTCCACCGAACCCATAAATAGCTTGATTTCTATCACCAACTGCAATAATCCTACCACCTGTGGATTTCATTTTTTTCATAAGTTGAATTTGACTTTTTGATAAATCTTGACATTCATCTACTAAAACCAAATCGAACTCTTTAATCTTTATGTCCTCCGATGCTGGTATATAAATCATATCGACGAAATCAATAGAATCTCGTGTTCTATTCATTTCTTTCATTATGATAAAAGCATCATTTACCAAACTATCAGAAGCATTATTCAAAGAATGCTTATATGCTACTTCTAGTACCTCATCTACGGAAGAACATAGGTTCAATCTTAATAAATCAACGAGACTAGAAAGATCTTCAGCGTATTCATTCTTATTTTCAGAAAATGCTAAATATAAATCCTTTGCTTTAGCCTGTATAATTTTTTTAACTTTTAAATGATCTATATTAATTTTCCCGTAGGTACGTAATATCTGTTCATATCCAAAAGAATGCATCGTGGATACTCTAACGCCTTTAGGTACTTTAGGTTTAAGTTCTTCAGCTATATGTTTATTAAATGCTACAAATATTACATTATCAGTATTTGCAATTTTCAGAGATTCTATTAAAGTTGTTGTTTTACCAGAACCAGCGACAGCTTCAATAACAGCATTTTGACTTGAATTTTTTATATGATTAAAAATTGCTTCTTGATAAACACTTGGTTTAAAAGACATAATATGACCCAATGATAATTTTAGCAAAATTAATATTTATTATCATAATAACAAAATTTTCAACAAAATTTAATCTTAGATATATAAGATAAGTTGTATTATTTATAGATTGAATATGTCAAGAATAGTTACATTATACGATTTGAACAATGTAAATCCTTTAACCAAAAAGGTTATGCATGGGTTGGAACCTGATGGTTGGTATCCTGTAGATATTGAATACTCTTATAATCTCCAAACAAACATAGAATATCTAGTTTGGAAAATCGTAGGTATTGATCATGTGTTTAGGATTCAAGCTGATATTCTAGAAAAAATACATAAAGATAATATTCGAGATCACTTTTTAAAAACATTGGAAAGATTCGCATATCATTACAAGAACTACAAAGAATTGGGATATGCAGATGACTGGAAAGCAGAATACAAACAGAAATTTGGCGAAAGAATAATTTCATAATAAATAATAAGGATTTTTATGAGCTTTACACCCTCAAATAGTAATATGGGCGGTATGCCCGATATAAGTGCAAGGATGATGCCAGTTGGTGGAACTGGTCATTATGAGTCACAAGGCGTAGATCGAGCAGTAATCATAGGTCAAGATGGTAACCCTTTAACAAAAGTTGAGTCAGTGCCCCCTTTTGATTTGCTTACTGAAGAAAATAGACATATTATTGAGCAAAGAAAGAGACAGAGAGAAGCGGAGAAGAGAAAGAAACTACAGGCGGCTAAAAATAATAATAAACCAGCAGTACCTACAAACCCACAAGATATTTTGGAAACAGTAAAAAGAGAGGTTGTTGGTAAAACTTTTAAGTATATTACTAGTAAAAATTTCGGTACTATTGTAGAAGTAGTTGGATGTGATATGAATAATGGCGAAATCCAATTAACTATGAGTGATGGTTATAATATTTTATTAGAAGATCTTGAAAGTCAGTTCATTGCAGATATAGGTATCAGTGATGAATTTGTTGAAGAAGTAGAAATTCCTACAGAACCTGTATATCAACCTAAAGCTTCTAAACCTGAACCTAAGCCTGTTCAGGCAGTAACTTCTAGCTCAAGTCTTCCTAATAGCCCATTAAGAGAATTGTTGGCATCTAGAAAGAAAAATCCTACTCCTATTACAATTGATATTAATATAGATCTAGTTAAAAAGGAATTTTTTAATATCATTGATGAATCTTATGATAATGCTATCGATTATGTTATTGAACATATTATGAATAATTTGACAATCGATCAAGTTAAAGAGTCAATCAAAGAGAAACTTATGCTTTATTATAAAAGTGAAGAAAATAGTGTAATAAATCAGGAGTTTGAAAATAAACAGATATATAAAGAACCTGAAACAATTATACTTGAAAAATCACAATAATCTTTTTTAATGAAAAAAACAGAATATACAGATAACCCAATTAGCGAAGTAGTTTATTCATGTGAAGAATTTTCTATCCATAATGAATCTAATTTTAAAACAATTAGGCTTAAGAAAAACTATGGCAGAATTTTACCATTTATAATAAAGAATGGTATTATAGAAGGTGTAATACTTCCAAAAGAATCCGAGGGTTTATTTAAATATACCACAGAAAACCTAAATCAATTACATGAAGCAATTGATTTCTGTAAGTCAAATGGATGGAAAGTAAAAGAAGACAATTTTATACATCTAGGATTCTGGAGAAGTCATGAAATATTGGATTCTTCAGAATGTGTATGGGGTTTAGATATTGAATCTATGGGTGACAGTTCTTCTCTACTTTCTAGTAATGACGTTGTGATTTTACCGATTGGTATTTTATTAACTTTGGGTGATTCTATAGCGGCTGCATCAGGACTTAAACTCCTTTTAAATATACATACAAAAGTTGAAAAGGGAGAATAAGATGCTAGATAAAGAATTCGACAATAATAATATAAATGTCGTTGTAACTATCGAAGAAGGTACTTTGAAAGTTATAAAAAAACGTTTTAGAGGTTTGAATGTCGAATATCTAGATGTATTCAGTGTTGCTCAAGATTTAGGATATGATTTAAATGGTAATTTATCTGATGCTGGATATTTTATTTTATCAAGAGAACTAGAGAGGTTATTACTTGAGAAAATATATGAAACAGAGAAGGATATAGTGTATATCGTTCCAAAATATACTTCAGACATAAAAAAGTCCGTGAGTGAAATTTTGAAGAAAAATAATATTAAAGCAGATCTTGTTGTAGGTCTTCTTATGATATAAAATAACTAATTGGAATGTTTGGTTTTGTAACTGATTTATATAATTCATTAACAGGTAATACAGGGTCTGGTAGTGCTACGGATAAAGCTAAAGACGCACTGAATGCTGCAAATAGTGCGAGACAACAAAGTAATCCAGGTTCAGCTTCAAACGCAACTGCAGGGTTTACAGGTTCAGGGGGTGGTGGTCAAGCTGGTGATACGAACTTAGATTTGACTAGAATTACTTCGAATCCAGAGGCTAAAACGCTTAAACCTGTTGGTACTTCAGTAAATCAAGACAATCCGCAAGGATCATCCGCCAGAGCATTACAAGGATTTCCAAGTTTAATTAATCCTTATTATTTAGTAAGATACCATTCTATAATGGATGGTACTAATGAAAATTCAAACCCTATAACTGATTTAAATGCTGAAGAAGGATCCATTGATTATTTTGGAATGGCTGATTACGCACAATATAAGAACCCATCTACAAGTCTTATAATTAGCCATTATTCTGAAGGTGGACCTGGAGCAAATCAACCTGAAAGAAGATATTCTTATGGTGATTTTCTGTATATGAAACATTATCATCCATTTAATAATAACAGATTGATTACACTTCGTAGATTTATGGCTCCTGTATATGATGAACTTAGAGTTGCTATAAAATCCGAGGGACCCGAATCGCCATTAAGAAAACCAATTGCTCAAGCCCTAACATATCTAGATGCTTCAAATAATAAGTTGAGTAATTTTACTAAAATGAATATTAAAATTAATACAAAGGATGTAAAGGGTGCTGGGCAAAATAATGAAGTTATTAAATTAGATGAGGCTGAAAGTTTTCTTAATTCATCTGGAGCAAAAAGTGGAAGTGCGGAAGAAACTGGTATCAAGTTACTTTCTATTTTATCAGGAACTGGTTCAGATATAGGTGCCTTACGTAATTGGACATCTGCTTATGATCCTTGGAAGCAAGGACCACTTCAAGATTTAGTTTATGGCCCTGTTAATGTTATAACGGGTGCTAAAATTAGAGATAGAGGACTAGTATTTACTCAGAATAATCTTAAAGTAACTTTTGATTATTCATCAAAGACCATTGAAAATGTTAATCAAAAGGCAGCTATGCTTGATATATTATCAAATATGTTAGCATTAACTTATAACCATGCATTATTTTGGGGTGGAGAGAATAGGTTTCTTATAGATCGTGCTAACTTTCCACTAGTTAGAACGGAACTTGTATTTTCTTTGTTGTCAGAATTAAATAATCCATCTAAATTAAAAGACGAACTAAGTAAGCAAATTGGTGGTGGAGCAAAAGCAGTATCGGATAGAGTTCAACAATTTTTTACAACATTTATTAATGAAGGGTTAAGTGCATTAGCAAAACCAGAAAATACTGGTTCTTTGACAGAAATAGCGGCACAATATCTTTTTGCTAATAATGATAAAATGAAAGCACTTCAGAGAACAGTATTAGAACAAACTAAAGCGGAATTAACTGGTGCTCCTACTGGAGAATGGCATTTACAGGTTGGGAATCCATTTGCCCCAATTATGATGATGGGTAATCTATGGTGTACAACAACTGATATGGAATTTAACGATGAATTGTCTATAGATGATTTTCCAACTGAATTCAAGTATTCTTGTACACTAGAACACGGCAGAGCTAGAGATGCGAGTGATATTCAATCCATATTTAATGGGGGCGGCGGTAGAATTTATTATCCATATAAAGAAGGAACCGTAAATGTGGATCAATCGTATAGCACATTTAATAGTTTTAGTGAGTATCAAAATAAAGATACGGATACTCTTGGTGCATTTAATAGGACGAGTGTAGATAATTCTGGTAGACAAATATCAGATTTAACAAAAGTTGATAATAAGAAAAATAAAATACAAGCTCAGATATTTCAACCAATAGGATCAGTATTTAAATAATAAAATATTAATATAGATATGAGTATAAAATTAGATGCATTAGAAAATAAATTAGAAATTACTGAAAATGATGAAACTAAGATTGATTTAACATCAAAATCGTTAAGTTCATTTGGGAATGAAACTTTTGATAAAAGATATTATGTGGATAATTCTATGATTATGCGTCCAGATTTATTAATGATGGGTATTGATAATTCTATGGACTTTACAGAAATGCTCAAAACAAATTATATTTCAAACCCATTTACTTTGAATACTGACGATATTATCTTATTAAGAAGTTCTGGTAATTCTCTTAATATAAATCCTGCTGATAAGTTAATTGATACTGATGAAGATATTCGTAATAATTATGTAAATCCTGATAAAGCTGCTACACCAGATAAAAATATTCAAAAACTAACGAATAGATTTAAAAAGCTTCGAGAACTTGGAGCAGATACACCAGCACCTTCACCTAACAACTTACCCCCTAACTTTAATGAATTTGGGGATGGCGAGGTTGAGGTTATTAACAATAAAGTAAGATTTGCACCTGGAGTAGGACGAAATGCTTCAGAATGTTCTACGGAGCCTATAAGTAAAGCTGAATTAATTAGTCAAGTTTTAAAAAATAAACTGAATAGTCCTCAATAATGGCTTTTGAAAAAACCAAAATAAGAACAGTATCTAATGCTACTATAGTGTTAGCAGATATGGATACCGAACAGGATGATGCACTATCTCTTACATTTGCCACGGGATATAAAAGTAGTAAGGTTATGGGATTTGATTTCCCATATATTTTGATCAATGAGTATAGAATTAAAAGAGTAGAACTTACATCATTTGAAATTGATTGCTCTAATTTTTTACCTATTCTACATATGAAACTTATAGTTTCAAATAATGAGTTTATAGCACAAAAACTACCAAAGGATGGTGATATAGCATCAGTTTATTTGAGGAGTTATAATGATGTTTATAAGCCTATAAGAAATGATTATTTGATTACACACGTTGAGACAACATATTTAAATGATTTGGAACCGTCTACAATATTTTATATTACAGGTATTTTAAATATAAAAAAAATATGGGTTGAACAGAATAAAGCCTTTAAGGGTACATCAATTGATGTAATAAAAAAAGTTGCTAGTGAGTTACAATTAGGATTTGCAACGAATATAGAAGATCCTACGGACGATGAAATGGTATGGATATGTGATTGGAAATCTTATAAAGATTTCATATTACATATAACGGATCACTCTTGGAGAAATGAAAACACATTTTATCGTTCATTCATAGATGTTTATTATAATGTAAATTTTATTGAAGTAGAGAAACAATTTGATCAAACTAAAAAATTTGATGAGGCACTTGCAATCTTTCAAAGAAATGTTTTTGATGTCGCAGATCCCAATTTAACGATAGATGATGCTGATCAACCGAATAAAAAACAAGACTTAATCCTTTCAAATCTAGAATACGGTACGAATTCTAATTTTAAGATAACAAATTATGAACTAGTAAATAATTCTTCTGCTATCTCTTATTCTCAAGGATATGGTAAAAAAATGTATTTTTATGACCATACATTAAAGACTATATCTGAAGAAAATATGATAGAATTTAATCCCCTTTCTACTCCAGGTACAGAAGATACTAAAATACGATTACGTGGATTAAAGGATGAAACAATAGAAAAGGAACATCTTAAAAATATTTGGAATGGTATACAATATTCTTTACCGAATGGAAATGTACATCAAAAATACGCTTTAGCATTTCATCAGAATTTTACCAATAATAAAGAGTTAGAAAAGATGTATATTGATATAGATTTATGGGGATGGAATCCTGCTGTTATAAAAATGGAAAGAATACCTATAATAATTTTTATTACCGACAATTTTCAAGACTCTTCAGTTTATATGAGTAAAGATGAGATAGATGCTAATAAGCAAAACACAAATCTACCTTTATTGAGTTTATATCCAACGGTTGATAGATTCTTAAGTGGTTTTTTTGTAGTTGAGGGATTTAAAATAGTTTATGATGTAACTATAGGTAGAATCACAGCAAAATATAAATTAACTAGAAGAGAATGGGGTGTTCCTCAGTCTGAGGATATTTTCTAAACAAAATTTTAGTATATTGTATAATAATAAATTGTTTTTTATATCTATTCTTATATTATGGATTCGAAAAGAGGATTACCTGTTTTAGCCCTTTTTCAAAAAAATGGCGATACGCTTCCGATACAAACAAGAGATGTAGGTGCTTGGGAGCCACTTGAATTTGATATTCGCAGATATACCACAGATGATAATATTTATGAAATTTTATCAGAAATTAGACCTCAAGTAATAATATCTATTGGTAATGATGACCAATGGGTCAATCTGTTAAATTTGCCTTTTGAAGACCGAAGGAAGTGGATATCATACCCAGAGGATGCAAACCCTGTAGATATAGGTGAATCGGCATATAGGGTATTTATAAATGCTGCGGTAGATAGAGTTGATAAAGTCCCCCTTATTAGCATTTTTACACCTGTGTATAGAACAGGTGATAAATTAATGCGTCCATACAATTCTCTTAAAAATAGCAGTTATAACAACTGGGAGTGGGTTATTTTCGATGATTCTGATGATAATAACGAAACCTGGAACATGCTAGTTGAATTATCCAAGTCTGATCATCGTATCAAAATTTTCAGAGGCCGTAGAAATAGTGGTAGAGTAGGAGAAACAAAATACTACGCTGCAAACCTTTGTCAAGGACAAATTGTTCTTGAGCTAGACCATGATGATGAATTGACTGAAAATGCTTTGAGCTGGATTAGTAAAGCTTATTTACAATTCCCAGACGCAGGTTTCTATTATACCGATTGCACAGAAGTATATGAAGAAGATGGTAAATGTGTAGTGTATGGTGATGGTTTTGCGATGGGATATGGTAAATACAAAGTAGATTGGTATAGAGATAGATCATATTTGACCCACATTAGTTGTAATATCAATCCAAGGACTATTAGACACATCGTAGGCGTTCCTAATCACATCAGAGCATGGAGAACCGACATCTATAGAGATATCAATGGCCACAGTGCTTTATTGGGTGTTTGTGATGATTATGAGATAATCATAAGAACATTCTTAAAGACTAAATTTGTAAGAATCGCACAGTTAGGATATATCCAGTGGATGAATGCTGGAGGAGATAATACTCAAAACTATAGAAGACAAGAAATTCAAAGATTAGTTAGATTTATCAGAGAACGCTACGATAGACAAATCCACGATAGATTTGTAGAATTGGGTGTTCACGATGATGTTTGGTCTGATGAATTAGGTTGGTCAGCATCACTTTGGACTCCTAAACCAGATGTTGAGAATTTTGTTAATTATACATGGGATCCACTAGCGGAATGATAGATATTATCAAATCTGTGTATAATAAATTATTTTCCGAAAATGACTCTTTGGAAAAATCTTATAGATTTAAGTCGTTAATAAGCAATTTCAAAAACATTGCTCAATATGATTTAGAAAATTTAGATACTGCGAGGATTCATACTAAAGATATAATTCCTTATAAATTTAAGAACCATATTAATTTTAAAAAGGAAGAACTCTATACGGTAATAAAAGTAGATAAGATACTCAGTGAGTCGCTTTCTATTAAGAAAGATTTGATAAAGGATAATAATATTGAAGATGTTATACATAAGGTAAAGGTTATTCTTGAAGATAAGGTTATTGAATCTATTGACAAGATGATATTATTTATGATGTCCGAATTAGGTAGAACTACGACTAGTATTTATGGACAATTTAAAGAATCAATAGGAGCCTTTACAATTTCTAAAGATACTACATCTGATTCTATAATAAGAAAACTTGAATATTCCGATATAGTGTTAAAAGAACTTAATAATATAGGTTTGAAACATGTTATACTATCTAAATTTTTATCTGAAAAACTAAAAGAGTATAAAAATGAATCTAATCTAAAGATAAATCACAAGTTAATACCATATCAAGAAATACCTGAATATTTAGAATCTATAGATCCATTATGCCTTATAGCGTCTTCGCAGACTATAGATGATTTAACACCAGGTATTGTTATGATCTATAAAAACCTTATATTAGATATAGTTGAAGACACAAAGGAAGAAACTATTAATTTTCTTTTATCGAAAGAATACTCTATACAAAAGGTTGGAAAAAAACCAGAATTCTTCTATATACGATTTTTACAAACTTAATTATAATTAGTATGGAAAACGAAATACCTAAAGATTTACCTTCAAATGTTATTATGCAATTAGATGATGAGCAACTAGCATCAATTAATATTGAAGATGGTATATTACCAGAGCAAATTGAATTCATGCTCAAGCAAACTGCTATGAGGACTATTTTATTCCAAATCTCTGAAAATTATCGAGAAGAACTTGAAAAACTTTTAGGTTCGGACAATATTGATGAAAATGGTCAACCTAAGGCATTAGCTGAAGGTACAATACCTCAAGAATTATACGAATTTATTTGTAAAAATGTGATAGGAACTATACCTCCTATTGAAATAGAAATTACGGATGAATCTGCTGAATCTGAAGATACATCAAATGATCAAGATGTAGATTCTGATATATAAGTTTAAATTAAATCATGTATTCATGAAAGACGAAATTAGTAATGGCGAATTCTGGGAAAAGTATATTAAAACTACTGATGGTGATTTAAGACCATCCTTTAAAGATTATGCGTTGTCCAGAAAAAATGAAATTAAGGATACAGGATTTGATTATAGAAATAATGTATTTACAAAATCAATAAGTGCTACATTTTTAGATGAACCTAAAAGAGCTGCTCTTATTGGTATGATGGAAATTTTGGTTAATTATATTATAGATTCAGTTAAAAACATAAAAAAACATAATAACTTTGCCATCTCTAAAAAATGGCGAGATTTCAATTAAGACTATCATTTAATTATTTACTTTTCGAGATTACAGACATGACACATGAAAGAAAGACAGAGGTATTTAAAGAACTTTTTGATTCATGCTATAACTTACAAATCGGTAAGGCTAAAGATTACGCATCAGATTCGGACGCTCTTTCAAATTTCAAAAGTCAGGACGCAGAGGCATTAGGTCTCACTCCATTCCAAAAATGGGGTGTATATTTCGGAAAACAGGCGATGTCTATTATGAATGCTATTGGTAAAAATCCAAATATGCCTTCTACTACATCTGAACCAATTGAAGAAAGGATCCACGATGCTATTATTTACCTTGTTCTTTTAAAGTGTTTACTTGAAGATACTGCTACAAATCAAGATTCTCATAAAAGGGCATCTGATGATAAAAAACCGCATAGTAAGGTAAGTATTACTAGAACTGATGAAGAATCTACATATAATTTTACATTTACTGAAACTATGAATATAAAACTGAACGAAGAGATTTTCATCTATAATGAGAGTGATCCTTATGTTCAATACAAGTTTTTACCTATTCAAATAATCACAAATAATACATATGAATGTATTTTAGTTGAAAAAAGAAGTTGGGCAGCAATTAATTCTTCGAGTATGAGTATCGAGTGGTTTTATGAAGAATGCTCAAATATAGACCTAAACTCAGGATATAGCTATTTCATTACTCAACAATAAAAAATAATTTATTTTCAGAATAGATATATAGTATAAATATAAAAATCCAATAAAAATATGGCTATCACATTACAAACAATTTTAGCTACGAACTCGTTTTCGGCTTCAAGAATAATTATAAATAATAACTTTACAGCAGTAAAGACATCAATCGATGCTTTAGATAGTTATTTAAATTCTTCTACAGGTGCCCTTAATGTAACATCTACTTATGTTGAAAGGGGATCTAATCCAATTGCTACAACGCTCCTCACTTGTGAAGCATCTGGAGTATTTGGTGGTAATCTTTCTGTAAATGGAACTAGCGGTTTGACTTCTACTTCTATTACAGCATCGACAGGAATCACCGTAACTGGTGGAGATGTAATGTTAACCAATGCTTCTAATAAACTTGATATTAGTGGTAAGTTGGTGCTAGATGGTGAGATTGTTCATAAAGACTTTGGAAATTCATTTATTGAGGCTGCTGATCCAGCATCTTATGCTACCGTAAATGGTACACAAGCAACTTTAGCAGTTACAGGTGTGCATTCAATTCTTTTGGATTTTACAACTTGGAATGGTACCACTAAAGATATTATTTCAGTAGAATTGCCAGTTGGTAATACAACTGGTCAAACGCTTGAGATTATTGTTAAGGCAGGTACAGTTACAGGAGTATTTATTGATAATGTAAATATGACTCAATTGTCGACTGAAACTATACAATTCAGTGATTCTCCATTTGATTATCAATCTGCTCAATTCCGTTGGACTGGGACAACATGGATTATTACAAATGTCTTAGGTGCGACTATAGCTTAAACCTAGGAAAAATATTATATGAAAAAAGCCCATCTTAGATGGGCTTTTTATTTAAGCATACTTGCGATTCCTAATTTGACATCCCCATTTTCATTTAAAACTTTTGTCAATCGTAAAGTTTTTTGTAAATCTTTTGAATGTATTATTAATAAATCTCCAACTTTTATTCTTCTTGGGTTTCTCCAGGCTATTTTAATGCTTTGGAATCCTAGACCTTCTGAAGATTTCTCATAACCAATAATAGAACAATATACATTCTCAGTTGAGCTATTAAAATAATGAGTTTCTCTTTTCAGAGATTCTTCAGGCTCAATTACTTCTATTATTTTCTTAGGCTTTGGCTTATTAAATAAAGACCTAAGTATTTTTAGCATATTAGCCCTCTATAACTCTTAAACTTTTGATAAAATCTTTTAATTCATCTTCATTCAATTCAGTAATAGACTTGATATCGAATTCATATAACTTTTGGAGATAATTTCTAGCAGATGTTTCTCTAGCTGCTTCATTATCCATTTCAAATAGTTTTTTTCTGATTTGATTTGTTGTTTGTGTAAAAGTTTTCATAATATATTATATTTTAAGCTTACTTTATATATCAGTTTTATTTACTTCAATTATTTGTTTTTTTCTTTTTCTATCTCATTACTCATATTTTCATATGTAACGAAAAGCCTTTTCCACTCTTCTTTGATGAGATTCTTAACAAATTCTGAAAGATTTTCTTTTCTAGCCATATCATTTGAAAGTATAGCTCTTAGTAATAAGGCTTGATTTGCAAATACCAAAGTATCAGGATCTAAAAGAATATTCCTTTTAATTGGTTTTATTTCTTTATTTTCCTTATCTTCGTTTGCCTTTTCAGTCTCATATGAAACATTAAGTCTTTCTGCTACTTTCTTAAAGACTTCTTCTTCTTCGGGGCTAATCAGCTCTTTTTGTATTTCTTTTAATACATTATTAGCTTGTTTTAGGAATTTTTTATCAGACATATCGTTTAATTGCAATGTAACATAAAATATGAATATATATCATAAATAGATAATTTAGTTCATGAAAGACATAAAAAAATTAAAACCTAACTCCAGTGGGCCATTTGTTCAAGGTTATTACAAAGTTAATAATCCTGAAAAATATGCAGGTGATCCGAGGGTAGTTATATTTCGTTCTTCCTGGGAACGTAAATTTATGATATTGTGCGATTTAACTCCTCAAATTATTAGATGGGGTTCTGAACCAGTGAAGATTAAATACATCAGTCCAATAGATCACAAAGAACATATTTATAATGTAGATTTTTTCATTGAAGTTATTGATAATGATAATAAAAGGCATAGATATATTGTTGAAATAAAACCAAGTGCACAAATATCGAGAGAACCTGTTTTAGAAGGTCGAATAACTGATAAGAAACTAATGCGACATGCTGAATTAACGAAAATGTATACTGTCAATAAAGCAAAACAGATAGCTGCTATAAAATGGGCTATGGACAGAGACATGAAATATGTTGTATTAACAGAAGAAAACTGGCCATTCAAATGATTAAAGCAGAAGCAGTAGAAACATTAAAGGGCGGTTTATCTGAAGCTAGTAAAGTACTAGGAGAAGAACTTCAAGAATGGTTCAGGCAGAAGTATTTAATGCAGAAACATCCTATAAAGGATAAGATTTACATGATACCGAGTATGATACCTTCTGGTAAGATTTATATGGCAATAAATGACAATAAAAATTTACCTAAAAGAGGTTACTTTGATGTATTCCCAATAGTATTCCATACTGAAACTGTTCAGTATAAAAATGTTGATAATATGCTATTTGGAATTAATATGAATTATTTTAATTCGACTCAAAGAGCTATATTTATTGATGGTGCTATAAGTTTTTTTGGAAGATATATCGAAGAGAATACTAAAAGGATAGAAAAGGGTGATTTATCACAATTTTCTGTAGAAGGAATGACCGATTTTTTAAAAGGATATATAAGTAGTATGGGATTAAATGTAAGTAAAAAATCAGATGCTTTCATTTGGTCAAAACTAAGAAGTGGATCCGTTATACCGATAGATTATGAAGATTGGAAATGGATACCCCTCTTAATACCATTCGGTATAGTTGGAAAAAGTGTTTCCGAAATTCAATCAAATTGATAATAATAAGAGAATATTATGGCAGGTTTTGTTTCTAAAGATGGAATGAGAACATATAACTTTACATCAGGTCCAGCTGACAATGTAAGAAAGTTATCTTCTTTCGGTATGTATTATGATGATTTGATCATTCAAAGAAGGCAAGGTGCTGGTGAAACTGAAACCAACGCAGGTGGCTCAGGTGCACTTGGACATTCAGTTTATGGTGGTTATGGTTCTTCTCAATGGGATCAGAGATTACTTGCTGCTATGGCTATGCAAGATATCGGAGGTTTAAAGGCACTTGCGATTTATGATTCAAATTATGTAGGTAAGAGAGATTTCTTGCGTTCATTTTCACTAAATGATGAAGTTGTAGAGATATTGGATACGATTGCTGATGAAGCAATTGTATATGATGATAAAAACTGGTTCTGCTATCCAGATACAAAGGGCTTAGAATCATTTCTTAGTGAAGATAAAAAAGAAGAAATTCTTGATGTTATACATGAAGAATTCCGTAAGCTTTATGTGAAATTCGGATTTAACAATAATACTAAAGCTTGGAATTTATTTAGACAATATTTGATAGATGGATTCTTAGCATTCGAAATTGTAACGGATGAAGATGGCGAAGATGTTATCGCTTTGAATAAATTAGATCCAGCTACTTTAGAATTATCAACTATTGTTGGTGAAGATGGGGAAGAATACATAGTTTGGATTCAAAAGATTGGAAATGAATCCTCAAGGATTATTTATGATTCTTCAGTTATTTATATAGCTTATGCTCAAAACTTACAAATGGATCGTGTAAGTTACGTTGAGCGTCTTGTACGTCCTTTAAATCTTTTGAGATTGATTGAGAACTCAAAGGTTATGTGGCATATCATGTATGCTCAGTTTCGTTTGAAGATGACCATCCCTATCGGTAGTAATTCTCCACAAAAGGCAAAGCAAGAGCTATCTGAAATTCTAAATAATTATAAAGAAGAAATATTTTTCAACGATGCGGATGGTACTTTATCAATCAATGGTAGACCTTCTATCCCATTCTTCAAGCACTTTATGTTCCCTTCGAAAGATGGAAACTCTCCAAATGTTGAGGTTATTGGTGGTCAAGGTGTTGATTTATCAAACCCTGATTTCTTAAAATATTTTGAATTAAAACTTAGAAGAGCATCTAAAATACCATTAAGTCGATTTGCAGATGGTGGAGCATCAATGAGTTTGGGTGCAGATGGTATTCAAAGAGATGAGGTAAGATTTGGTAACTTTATCAATAGACTTCGTTCTGGATTCCAAGAAGTTATGTTAAAGCCTTTGGTTTTACAATTAATTATGAAATATCCTGAATTTGAAGGGGATCACCTGTTTAGATCAAGTATAGGTATAAAGTTTAATCGTGATAATAGTTTTGAAGTTCAAAGAAAGGTTGAAGTTATGCAAAAGCGTATATCTGCAATCAATGAATTGCTCAATATTCCTAGAACAAAAGACGATTCTTATTTCGATTTGGATTTTGCAATGGAAGCATTCTTGAACTTAACTCGTGAAGAATTGCAAGAAAACAGATCGATGATTAAGGAAAAGGAAAAGAAGGCAGGAGATCAACCAGGAGATGAACCTGTAGATACGGGTGCGGCAACAGAAGAACCTGCAGTATAAAATTCAAAACCCTATATTTTATAGGGTTTTAGTTTGATATATAGAACTATAAAAAAATTGTAAAACTTCTATGAGAATTTTTAAGGAATACAAGGAACAAAAGGTCAATGAGGCTAAATCAGTAGCGGGTGAACCTTTAAAGGAAGATTTAGAATCTATCAAAAAACACATTAATAGTGTTGTATTAAAACCATATAAAGTAAAGATTGAGATTCTTTCTTTACATAGAGATTATGGTGATAGTCAGACTTTCATTTCAAATCCAGTTACTGGAGCAGGTTTAGGTATATTCGGACCTTCGATTGAATATGCTCAAATTAATCTTGTGATTGCTAATTTGGCTGGTAAATCTAATGCTAAAGAGATTGAGCTTTTGATTAAATATACAACAAAAAACAATCTCAACAATTCATTTCCTGCTGGGAAATATTTATTACAAGATGCAACTATCAGATTCATTAGTTCTGAAGAGAATATGCCAATTGAAGAAGTTGGTGAATCAAAATTTGCAGTATTGAGCCACGAAGAAATATAATTTAAAACTATGAGATATTCGAATGTTAGCGAATCATTTTTTGATTTTTTAAAAAACAGAAAGAAAAAAGAAATAGATAACGTAGTATCTAGAATTCAAAACTTTCTTGATATGAATCCTCAATTTGGATTCGATTCTAAACACATGCTACCTGGTTTATGCCCTCTTAAAAAAATGGCAGAGTCTATTGTAGTTACTGAAAAGTATCTAAAGAATTTTATTAATTCTATCAACTATGAAACAATGAAGACGTTTCGCGTTAATTCGAATACATGGAAAGGTGATCTTGTAGTATTAATGCCTACAACTAAATCTAAGGATCCAAAATTCACAAAGTCATATAGTCCTAATATCGATAGTTTACATGATTATTTAGTTGGATATGAAAAGTATCCTAAAAGAAGAAGATCTTCATCTAAATACTATTATGATAGATATGGTAATAGGAGAGTATATGATAGTTATGTTTCTGAATCATTTTTTTCAGATTTTATGTCTTGGATTAAAGGCGGAGATGTAGATTCTGAAGAGATAAATTATGACAATGCTATTTTTCAGGTTACACATTTTCTAGTGAAGTATCCAGGATATGATTATGACCAACAAAATAGTACACCTGGTTTTATATTCTTGACTACTTTAGCGAATGCTGTTCAAATTCCTTATGAGTCACTACTTAAATTATTCAAGAATAATAAATTTGAAAATGCTGAAATAATCAATTTTAAATTAGAATCAATCGAAGGTCCTGTTGCTATTTTTGGAAAACCTTCAGTTGACAGAAAAGCACAATGGGATTCTTGGAACGCAGAATTGAAGAGTAAGAGTGAAGATCAAATCGAAGATATTGCTAATGCTTCAGTTGAGGCTGAAGAAGAAGTTAAAAAGGAAGAAGATCAAAAGGTATCAGCAACTGAGCCAATAACTCCAGAAGTAAAGGATATTCCAAAAGAAACACCAGAAGAAATCAAGAAAACCGAAGAGACTTTAAGTAGTGATCTTGTGGAAAATATAGGTAACTTTACAACAGAAGCATTTTTAAATGGAGTTATAAAAAGAGCCAAAAAAGATTCTTCTAATATAAAGCAAAAAATGGTTTTAAATATCTTTGAATCCATGGATGAAGAAAGTGGGAAAAAGGTACTTAATAACTTCATAAAAGACATACTTGTAAATAAGATTGACTATTTGAAATCATCCAATATTTCGGATACGATGTTTCAAAGTAAAGATGATCAAAAAGTAATAAAATCAGATTTGAGTTTAGAAACATTAGCGACTAAATTATCTAATCTTATATGGACTGATGAAACGATTATACAAGAATTGATAAAGTTTTTTAAAGATTCGAGTGATGTATCTAGTGATGATATAACAAACATTGAATCAGATATTAAAAATCAAGAAGAAACTAATAAAACTACTGAAGAAAAATCTGAGCCTACACAGATTCAAAATACTATACAAACTGCTAATTTCTCAAAAACAGTTTTAGACAAGTTAAAGAATAAAATATCAGGTAAAAATATACCTCAAATTTCCGAAATATTAACATCTTCGACTAATGAGGATGATGTTATTACCACAATAAAAACGATCGTTTATAATTTTGCTAAATTTCCTGATGATAAAAAGGTAAAATTATTAGAAACAGTGTTTGTTGAATTTAAAGATAAACCAGGTTCTTATTATATTTCTAGTGATTTAGATAAAGCATCTGAAATATTTTCAGACTACTTAATAAATGAAGATCCAACGATATTTCCTTTCGTTTATAATAAAATAATAGGATCTAAAAAATGAAATTAGAGACACCTAGGGATATTATAGATTCTTTAAAGAATTCCAAAAGCTCAAAGGAAAAATCTGAAATTGTTCAACAGGTTAGTAAGGGATTTATATCTTCAAACTTACAAAAGGGTAGTTCTGATATTAATTTTAATGAAACTACACAGGATGTAAAAATAATTCAAGTTTTATTATTAGGGTTAGGGTATTTGTCAGCATCACAAATGAGTGGGCAACTGGATCAAACGACTATGGAAGCTATTAAAAAATTTGCTTCTAAGTCTAATGTATCAGTAGATGTGAATAAACCTATATCTAAAGAAGTTATAGATTTATTTACAACATATCAATCAAGTGAGCTTGAATTTTCTACTGATAAAAAAAAGGATTCATACGATGATCCTAAGTATAAAGATGGTAAATACAACTGGCCACCAAAACCAACTGATATACATTCATTAAATTTAGTTGAAAAGGAAAATTTATTCGGAAAAATTGTATGGGTAAAGGCATCAGGTGATTATATTACTGTTCAAAATAATTTTGTAAAAGAAAATATTATTACAATAGATTTACCGCAATTGTCTAAAATACAAAATCCTCCTAAACTCACTAAAATTCGTTGCCATAGACTTGCTGCAAAACCAATACTTGCACTTTGGCAAGAATGGGAAAATCTTGGACTTTTGAGCAAAATAGAAAACTGGGCAGGATGCTTTGTCCCTAGAGTAATTAGGGGAACTCAAAGTACTTTAAGTCCTCATGCTTTCGGTATAGCATTTGACATTAACACACGTAGTAATCCTTTAGGTAAGATGCCCCCAGCTGTTGGTGAAAAGGGTAGTGTTAGGGAATTAGTCCCAGCGGCACTAAAACTTGGGTTCTTTTGGGGTGGTCATTTTAATAGAAGAAAGGACGGTATGCACTTTGAATTGTCGAGAGTAGATTCTCAAAATATGATAGCTTAATACTTATGAATAGAAAGAAAATATACAGCTTTGGTGAATTTGTTTTAAACGAAGTACAAATTCAAAATGCACAAGAAGCTATTGGTTTAATTACAAGTAAATCTGATAAAAAAGAGAAGAGTGACCTAATTAAAGAGATAACTAGAGAATATTTCTCACAAGAGCTTATAGATGGTTTAAAGGTCTTAAATGTAAATGATAGAAGTCAAGACATTTCAGTTCTACAATCTATTTTGATTGGATTAGGATACCTCAAGAATCATAGTGCAGATGGACTTTTAGATCAAGTAACTTTAGATGCAGCTAAAACTATATCTAAAGATTTTAATTTACCTATACAGATTGAAAATCAAATTCCATTGTCATTCATAAAATTTTTATTGGAATTTGAATCTAAAGAAGGTGAAGAAGATACAAAAGGTGTTCTTAAAGAACCTAAAATACCTGCTGTTGTCACCCCAACACCAGACTTGAAGATACAAATACCAGCTTCTTCGGTTACAAAGGGTGAGGGTGTAAATAGAGGTGTTGATTACCCTTCGAGTGAATTTGAACAATACATTTCTAAATCTATACAATATAGCAACAGTAAAGATGGTGATAAAAACCTTTCTCCTAATTTCAAAGTATCTGAATTTGCTTGTAAAGACGGATCTGATGTAATTTTAATAAATCCTTATTTGATAGAATTACTTGAGAAGATAAGAGAACATTTTGGAAAAGATATTAACATAAATTCAGGATATAGAACCCCATCATATAATGCTGGATTGCGTAGTAGAAGTAAAAGTAAAGGCGTAGCTACAAGATCTCAACATATGTTTGGTAACGCAGCAGATATAACGATATCAGGTGTTACACCTAGTGAACTTTATAATTATGTTGATTCGTTCCATCAAGGTGGTTTAGGGATTTATCCAAACTTCGTTCATGTTGATGTAAGAGATACTGTTGGTAGTAGTAGATCTCGTTGGCAGGGATAAATATCGTTGGTAATAACTTGAAAGCACATGTTTGAAAAAAGATATATAGAACTATAAATTATTGATGTCTATGCAAATACCTAAAAGAGAAACTATATTAAATTTTGACCAATATCTTCAATCCCAAAGATTGCATAATTTTGGTTTTAAAAATAATTCATATATCCCGATAGCTGAAAGTATATTGGGAAATGAAGATATTTATTTAGAAAGAGAGCAAAAGCTTGTTTTGGAATTTATATCAGAAAGACAATTATCAATCGATCAATGGGGATTATTGAAAGAAGATTTGTATTCTGATGCTATAAACTTTATTCAAAAAAATATTATAGAACCTTCAAAGAAAGCTGTGAAGGGTGCTATTAACTGGGTAGTTGAATTAGGGACTAATTTAATGTCAGCTATAAGCTCTGTGGTTGATAAAATCATGGAAGGTATACAAACTGCATGGGACAGTGTAAAAATAGAAACTAATAAATGGTTTGCGGGGAATAGATCACTAAAGAGACAAATGACTATATCCATAAATCAACAGATTAACTCAATTAAAGAATCTTTAAATGAAGATGTGTTTGATAAAAATGCATTTATTTGGGAATCATTAACAAAAGAAACAGGTCAATTGAGCAATATGTTTGTCGAATCCATCGGGAAAATTATCGAGGGTGATGTTTTTGCTTCAAAGGTTACTATGTCTATTAATAAAGTTGTTAATGAATCAGATAATGTTAATTCAATTCAAAATAACATTAAAGAACACTTATTAACATTTATACCAGATGCAATAAAAGAAAATGCAATAGATGTAAATAATCATTCTAAATTAAATCTAATTAGTATTAAGATTCCTAATTTTAAAGATATGAGAAGATTAGATGAATCTATACAGATGATTGATGATTTTTATAAATGGTGTATACAAAAATTAGACAATTTGCCACCATTTAGTTGGATAAAGGAATTTTCAGAATATATTAAAGCAAATGGAAATGAAGCACTTGAATATTCTTCAAAATTCTTAACTGAACATTTTGGGATAAATGGACCTTTTAAATTTGAAATGTTAGGGCCTACATTTGCTATTTTAATAAATGCTTTATCAGATTTTGGAAAGTATATTCTTATAGATACAATTATAGCATCTATATCTAACATTATAATCCCAGGTTCAGGACCTATTGTGATGTTTCTTTTAAATATTTATGCATTTTGGATATTGGGGGAAGTCATATATGATTTGATTAGTGATTTCTCTGAAGAAGATGTAGCGACTCAAAATTAAGAAAATCTAATGATTAAGAGATTTAATGAATATGAAAACAAGTTAAATGAAGAAGGTCTACCATCATGGATCGATGAGAAGATAGTTAAGCCTGCTTCTGAATTTGCTACCGAATATGGAAAACCTCTTTTAAGTATTCCTGGGTCTGAGGGTATAGAAATAGATGAGAATATTAAGAAACTTTATAATACTCCTATTGGTAATATACCAGCAAATATTTATGCTCAACTTATGGGTATAATGGATGAGGATAGAGCTGAACAATTAGATTTTGCAGAACCTCTTAAGAAAGATTCATTAATGTTGGAAGTTGCTGCTAAATATTATGTTGCTAATATTGCTAATATTTTAAATTCATCTGCTAATTCTGATTTAAAATTTAATTCAGAAGGTATAGATGAAGAAACTTCTAAAATTCTTAATAGTAATCCAATTACTTTAGGAACTATAATTAGAAATTCTTTAGTGAATTGGTATCTATCTAAAGAACCAGTAAATCAATTAGTTCAATCATTAAATACAGCGGTCATCGAACCTAAAGGGCAAAATACATCTGAATCGTATGAATATGTAAATGAATCGAGATTTGAAGCATTTACAAAAGCAATAGGTAAATTATTTAAAGGTGGTGAGGGACTTGGTGGTGCTGCTAAAGCTTCTGATGATGCAGCGAGGGCTGCACAATCAACAGGTAAAGCGTTTACTTATAGTATGCATTATACCCCATCTAGTTCTGTTGATGATGCTGCAAAAAAAATCGCCAACGCAGCTGATGATGTTGCAGAGAATATAGGCAAAGCACCTAAAGATGCACAGGATGCTTTGAAGGATACGACAACTAAAATTAAACAAGATGCGGATAATATAAATCTTGGTAATGTTGATCCAACTCACACACAAGGTAAGCCATCTACAAAAACTCCAGATGTAGATTCACCGCCAAATGTAGATGCAACACCTAAAGCTGATCCAAGCATGCCTACAGCTAATTCTAATGAGGGAGAAAAGGCGAAAGGATTTTGGGATAAATTCCGTGAAAATTTAAAAAATAAAAAAACCAAAACAACAGATGGCAGGGGTGGTAAAGGTCTGTGGAAATTCTTTACAAATTTAAGAAAGGGTTTAACTGATAGCATTAAGGCTATAGTTAATGTATTTACTTTAGGTGGATTTATTTTTAAAATACCAGCGGCTGCTTGGGGTATATTAAAATTTGGAGGAATGGCTTATGGAATATATTGGATTGCAAAATGGTTTGAAAAATCAGATAGTGATACTACGAAAGAACCAGTGAGAGAATTAGTTTCCGTTTTTGAAAAGGATTTAGCAAATCAAAAATTAGAACCATTCTTTACATTCGATGAAATTGGAGAAAGCTTTAAAAAATCATTAGAGTCACAAGATATTACCGATAAAATTAAAGCATGGTGTACTAGTTTGAATAATTCTAAAATCATGTCAGATTCTGATTATCAAAAATGTATACAACAAATAGATAGCGAAGCTTTTCCATATTATATTAAAGCAAATTCTACCGCATCAATGAGTTTTGTGAATAGCTTAGAACGGGAATGGGAGAATCATGATGAACTCCCATCTCTAGGATTAGTCACAATGGGACTAGTATCTGCTTATTCATCAGCTTTCCATGTGTTTGAAAAAGAGTTCTATCAAGGTAAAATACCTTTAACAGCAGATAGTAAAAATCTCGATAAACCTGTTGGTATTACAAACAGAAAGGATAGCACAGGTCAAGAAAGAAAGTATATACAGATCGGTGATGAAGGTGAGGATGTTAAAATGTTGCAAATGGGTCTTAAAAAACTTGGAATATATTCAGGCGAAGCTGATGGTAAATATGATGAAGAGATGGCTAAAATTGTAGCTTCTATCCAAACGAATGCAAAACCTACAAGTACAGAAATAGAAATAAATGGTAAAGCTGATCTTCCAACACTTAACTATATTGCTAAACAGATAGAATATTTGTCGGGAGTAGTTAAAAGTTCCTTAGAGGGTACAATTTCTAAGGAAGAATATCAAAAAAGACAGCAGACACAGGGATATATACAACAAATGCAAGCGGCATTAGCAAATAGATAAAAAAACCTAAATTATATGATTGACGAAAATTTTTACCAAAAACGAGTAGATGAATTGAAACAAGCTTTGAAATCCAAAACTGTTTTCATTAACGAAAGTTTTTCAGGCGGACTTTTTAGAACAAGTGCTAAACCATACTTAAAAGAACTTAGTATTTACCATCTTTTAAGAGGCTTGGAAATCGACACTGATTCTGAAACTTATACAAAGCTATCTGGAAATTTACCAGTAGCTAAAGATCTCTTTAATGAAAGTACAGCTGAAGATACAACTGCTGACAGAATTGTTGAAGAACAATTGAATTATGTTAAAGAAGCAGTAAAGAAAGCTGAAAAGGATATTGTAGAAAAAGTTTCTGAATTTTTAAAAGAAAATAAACAAGATATTAAAAAACTTGTTTCTAATGTTAGATCTTTAAAGGGTCAAGATACAATTTTAGAAATCTTTTTTAAAGCTTTAACGGCAAATATTCAAGGAAATCAAACTGGATTAAAGGATTCCGTGTATCAAAAGGTAGATGATATGGGTTTGAAAGAGATTGAACCTGATTCATTTGCTTTAGATTCTTTCCTGTGGTTAAAAGAAACTGATATTGATTCTACTATAGAAAAGAATATTATGGGTAAGAATCCTATTGTAAGAGTTTCTATGTTATTAGAAATGGTATTAAAATCAATGAATATCGATGGATTGAAATTTATATCATATAATAATAATCCTTATGATTATTTAGAATCAATTGTAGGTTCTATTTCTATTTCAGCTGATTTAAAGAATAAGATTATTCCTTCAAAGATAGATGATTTTAAAGAATTTTTGAATTCTATCTGTAAAGAAATTGTAGAAGAACAATATGGTTTATTGGGTGCTGAATATAAGAAGAATATCACTATTCCTTCTTTGCAAGCACTATTCATTTCTTTAACTACAGTTATGGTATTAAAGGCTATTGCTTCAACAGAAGTAGAATCAGTTAAGGGTGAAGAGAAGAAAGAAGAGAAAAAATCTATTTTATCCGAAAAAGTACAAGCTAAAGCTAAAGGTATTTTAGATTCGTATGGTGAACTCGAAAAGCTTGGATTCTTTGAAAGTGAAAAGATTTTTTATGAAAAAAAGAAATTTTCTAAGATTGAGCAGGATATGATCGTTTCTTTGAAAAAACTTTTCAGCGAAATGGGTCTTTTACCTAAATCATCAAGTTATATCAATAGAGGTACTTTCGATGCGGATATATTAGGTGAAGCTGTAAAAACTTTCCAATCGAAAATTAAGATTAACGGACAAGGTTTAAAATCTGATGGAAGAATAGGTAAAAATACAAAATTATCAATATCTACTTTTGTAGAAGATTTAAAAACTAGAATGGAAGGTAAATCAGAAGAAGATAAAGTGGCAGTTAAGGGTGTAGATACTACAAGTGATAATAAAGCTTAAAAATAATAAAACATGATGAAAATATTAAAATTCAATGATTTTCTTTCAAATGACACAATAAACGAAAGTAACTCTATTCTTTTCGAAGAAGATAAAAAAGAAATGAGTTTTACTATTCTAAAAGATGGTAATAACTTTGATTTCACAGAAGTTTATAAGTTGTTAGAAGAATAATAATAAACTAAAATATGCTCAATGAAGTTTTTTGCTTTATTGAGCATATCTAGTTTTATTATACAGATATATAGAAGAACAAAATAATTATAAAACAATGCTTTTTAAAAACTTTTATAATAACCATGATCAATTCAGATTGAATGAAAGTAATTTTATTTCATCTGACTGGTTCGGTCTATTTGATCAAGATGCTAAATTTAGATTGTCTGAATTGACGATCGACAAACTATTTGAAGGTTTGGATTTAGAAAAATCTGATGCGATCCATACATTTATTAAATCTAATATGCCATCATTGGCTCCAGTTATGGGGAAAGATAAGGCATCTAATACGAGTGCATTTGAATTAATTAGATCTCAAATCAGTTATATGGATACTAGAATCCTCTTCATAGAAAAGGACTTATCAGCTGGTTTTCAGGCTGTAATTGATGCTACTAAAACTAGTTATGGTGAAAGACAGAAAAAGATTTCAGAAATTACAAGTCCTAGTGGAATATCATCAGTTATACCTAAAATTGATGAAGCTGTAAAGAATTTTATGAAATCTACTACAATAGATTTTAAATCAGAAGCGTTGAAGCAAAGTTTTATTTCATTGTATAATTTAGATATATCTAGTATAATTAAACAAACTTTGACTAGTTTAGAACAGTCAGCATCAACTGTTGGTCTGAAAGGATTGTATACAGTTGTAGACGGTATGGAACTAGAAGAGATTGAATCAGATACAATACAATCTAATCCTAAACTTTTAGTTGGATCTTTGTTAGAACCTAATGAACTTATTAAATCTGTAGATTTATATGACCGTTTAGCAGGCTTTTATGAAATGGTTATAAACATGTATCCTTATGGTCAACAGCTTTCAACTAAATTTGGAAAGAATTATACTTCAATAAATCTTACTAGCGGAGTAGTTGGGCCTGATGCAATTATGGCTATGAAACAATTTATACCTTCAATAGATTCTGGTGTATTTGAACCTATGGGTGAATTGTTAAATGAAGTTAGTTCAATTCTTTTAAAGAGAGTGTTTTTGCAAAGCCCAGATGAAGATACAAAGAATATCTTTACTCCATCTATGCAGGTAATGTATATGTGTGTGGTTTCTTTAGTTTCTTTGAAACTTATAAACTTGAATTTAGAAGTTGAAAGTTTAGTAGTAAAGAAAGAAGAAACAATTAAAAAGGAAGCGGGTGAAAAGAAGTTTAATATTCTTAGAAATAAAGCTATGGCACAAGCAGAGATTGTAGAAAAATTAGAAAATCTTGGATTTTTTACAACCGATAGACTTGTTTATAAAGTTGGATCAAGAAAAATGAACCCAGAGGTTGTTAAATTGATTAACAACTTATTGATTTATTCTGGTAATGTTGAAAAGAGTAAATTGAATTCTGAAGTATTTGATACTATAACAGAGCGTGGGGTAAAGGATTTCCAAATGAAAGCTGGTGCTAAATTACAAGATGGTAAAATTGGAAGAGAGACTAAAGCTCTTATTAATGGTTATGTGCAAGCACTAAAACAAAAATATGCACAGGGTCCATTGTCTAATGTAGGTAGTACAAGCTTTATGGATACAAATCCTAATAATGTGTCTTCTGTAAAATAAATAGATGAATATGTCAAAAATATTAAATTATAGTCAATTTATTTCTGAAAATAATTCAAATTCAGAATATAATATTGATAATGTAAATGAATCTGTTTATACAGATAAAACCTTGATGGAATATGTGCATTCTGAAATGTATAATAAATTGGTTAAAAGAATCTTAGGTACAGCTAATACGGACTTAAATACGATTATTACGCCAGAAAATGGAACTACGAATTTTAAGGCTAAAGATGTATTTAATCCAATGTGGAAAAAGATTGAAAAATATACTAATCCAAATTATACTGATTTCCCTGCTAGTGTTTTAAAGGAATTGGAGAATGAATATAGAACTGATAAAAATATATTAGATTCAATATCTATTCCAAATATAGGTAGTGAAAGTTATGTGATGGCATCTGCTAGTGAAAATTTGAAAAATCCTTCAAATGTTGTTAAATTACTTTCTGAAAATAAATTAGTAGATTTATTAAAATCTAAAGGAATATTTGATAAATTAAACAGTTCACAAAGAGATGTTTTTGAAAAAATTAGTAATAAAACTAAATTCATTCAAGACCTCAAATCCGCATTGACTTCGAGGGATTTTGATCCTAAATTAGGAATATCGCCAGAAATATTGACAGGTTATTCCGATACACCTGGTTTTAAAATTTCAAAAAGTTCTATTTCTTCATTTGATAAAAATAACATAGGGAATTATATCATCAGAGATATTTCTTTACTTGCATATAAATACTATGTAGAAGGATTGGCTGAAGTAATATCAGAAAATATAATTGAAGATGTAAAATCCGATGATAAGAAAGCCGATACTGAGGTATCAGTGGTTTCTAAACCTAAAGGCACAATTACTAAGACTAGGAGAGTTAGTGTTGATGCATCTACCACATCTTTCAATCCAGATAATCTGAAAAACTTTGGTTATTAAATAAATTTTATAATTTTCCAGCCCTCTTCTGATATTTTCAAAAGAGGGTTATTTTTTTGATATATACAAGCAAATATAATTTAAAGCTGTGATTACACGATATAGTAAATTCAAAGAAGCTAAATTAAATGAAATAGCTGGCATTTATGATGGTTATTATGGTTTGACATTGAAAGAGTTCAGAATGTCAGACCTTTATCAAATTACTGCTCTTTCAGCACAATCAACTATTGAAATATTTAATGGTAATGAAACATTCCAAGAAGCTCTCCTTCCAACATCATCACTATGGAATATGGTTGATGTTGGTTATAAGTCATGTACAAGCGGTATGATGACATTACTTGAGAAATCTACTAGTCAGACGGATGTAGAAGTATATCAAGACTTGTTATATCTAAAGGAAAATAAAGATAAAGTTAAAAAGGCAGCTAAGGTCATTAAGCAAGATATAAATAATTATAAATCTTATTTAAGCACTATTCTCCCAGACCAGATTAAAAATTTGAAGAAAGTAAAAATCGAAAGATCTGATGCTGACTTTACTGATGCAAGTAGTCCAATCGATGTTGTTCAGAAAGAAATTTTAATTAAAACGAGAAAATATAGAAATCCTATTTATATGATTGGTGTATTTTTAACTAATCTTATGGGTAATTATCAGCCTTCTCAAACATTTTTAGGATTATCTGACTTTGTTAAAAAATATGACATAAGCACATTCCATTCAATATTCGGAGAGAGTACAGAAATTGATTACTTGACTGAGTTCGAGAGTGTTATAGAAAAGCCTTTTAAGAAATTAGCAGAATCTATACAGGACACATATTATCACATGCGGTATTATGATTTGCTTCCAGGTGCAGATATATCATGGAGAGCAACAGTTTTAGTTCATTGTTTAGAATTACTTATTGATAATTGTATTTTGATAGAAGAGGAGAAGATCAGTTCTAAATTAGCATCTAAGTTTGCTAAAGAGCTAGAATCATATTCCCCTAATAAAACATGGATTGGATATAATGGTATCCAAGAAGGTGCAATAATAAAAGTTGTTCAAAAGATACTTCAAGCAATGGGTATATTTAAAGGTGGTATAACTGGAAAATTTGGTGAACTTACACATTCTGCTGTCATTCGTTTTCAAGAAAATTCCATGAACGAAGATGGAAGAAAATTGACTGTAGATGGTAGAATAGGAAAGCAGACCAGATGGGCTTTAGAAAATCTTAGTGATTCTTATTTACCTTATGTTACCGCAAAAGAGGAAGAAAAAAAGAAAGAAGAATCTAAGCCAACTGCTAAGTCAGGTAAAGTATGGCCCGATGTTGAATCAGATGAAAAGGGTGAGCCTAAAGAACCTATTATAATCTAAAGATTTACTATGAAGTATATTAAACTCTTTGAAGAATTTGATCCATATGAATATATGATTATGTCTCCCAATAATAAGACTAAATTAATTATTGATGAGATTAAGAAAAGAGAAACCAAAGATGCGAATATTGATTATGTAAAAAATATTATAGAACTTGGGGCAAACTTGGAGTATATTGATGATGCTTTTGGTGAAACTGTTTTACATATAGCATGCCGATATGAAACTAAAGCGGATCTAGTTAAGATGCTTTTAGATTATGGTATGGATCCAAATATAGAAGATGAATCGGGTTTTACCCCTATATTTAGTGTAGCAGAAAACTATAAGGGGGTAGATGTTGCAAAAACACTTATTGAGTATGGTGCGAATGTAAAGAGCATCAAAAGCAAATTTAATGCTGCTACTCCATTACACTTAGCGGCTGAATATGCTAACCTGCCTCTTACTGAATTATTTTTAGCCCAAGGTATAAATCCAAATGCACAAGACGATGAGGGTAATACACCCTTACATTATGCATTAGAAAGAGAATCGGATGATACAGTTCAATTGTTATTAGATTTTGGAGCAGACCCAACTATAAAGAATGCTGCTAATTTAAGCCCAATAGATTTATCCAAGGATTTGTGGACACCTACTATTTATAATTTGTTCCAAGAGCATCTTTCAGAAATAAATAATTAATTCTTAAAATCATGCTGACATCATTCATAGATTTTTTACATAATAAATTAGATACCAGTCTTAACGAATTAAGATTTAATTATATTTATAAAAGAACTCCAAAGAGATATAAAGAAAGGGCTAAAGACATTATTGTTAAATTTGTGACCAGAACTAAAAAGAACAAGTATGTATATCAGACAACCACTGTATCGAGTGGTAATAAGCATAAGCAATGGGTGAAGCCTTTAAGTGATAAAGTTATAACTTTAGATAACTTAGATCAACATGTTATTGCTCATTGTGATTGTAATGATTTTAGATATGAAAATGAATGGTTACTTTGGACAAAGGATGCTTCTGAAATCATATCTTCAAATGGAGAGCCATTAAAAAAAATGAATCCCCAGAGGATACCTAAATTCTGCAAACATTTATCCGCTATAAAAAAAGATCTTTATAATCGTTTGAAGAAAGATTAACCCATAAGGTGATATTTTATCTTAATTACTGAATCTTCTATATTTTCTTTGTTGTCATAATTATTCAAAAGATCCTTACATAGAGTTTTAAGTTCTTCATATTTTTTGTGAGTTTCTATTAACTCGAACTTATTACTTTCATTCTCTTTACTTTCATTAAAGTAAATCTTTTCTAATTCTCTTACTTTTCTAGCGTAATTCATAGTATGAACTTTTATTTATTAGATATATACTTTAAATCATAAAAAGTTTAAAATGAAGAATATAACTCCATTTAGTTTATTTGAAGCATCTTCTGGTGAATTCAAACCTTTGCTCAATACAATTGAGTATTTACAAGGGAAGGAATGTGTATTTATAACAACATCTAACAGATGGGATAAAGAAATTCCTAAATCATCAGAATTAGCTGAAGTTATGGCTTCTATGATTGACCCAAAGCCGAGAATATTTGACGCATTTAAATTAAAAATTTATCCATGTGAGGGGAATGTTTCTCATAGAGATGGTAATCATTGTGGTGAACAAAAAGCAATTTTAGATGATAAAGAGAAGAACCCAGATGGTTTTATGAGATGTTGGGCATCCTTAAATAACCCAGATGATGAATTGTGGAGAATTTCTAAAGCTATTCATGAAGCAGATGTTGTTGTATTTTTCGGTTCAATTAGATGGGGATCGATGAATGCAACTTATCAGAAGTTATTAGAAAGATTAACATGGATTGAAAACATGCAGTCCTCTTTAAAAGAATCTAATCCAGTAAAAGGTAAAGAAGCAGGTCTTATAGTCATCGGACATAATTGGAGAGGCAAGGAAGTACTGGAACAGCAAAAATCTATACTTGAAATGTATGGTTTTAATACTCCAGATGAATTGTTTTTTAACCATCAATGGACAAGCGATATGTACGATGAGTCTATGTCTGGTTATAAAAAAGATTCTACAGATTTTGATTTAAATATTATTGATTTAAAGAAAGATTATGAGCAAGAATAAAGAATGGTCGTTTGTTTCTAATGAACCTGAATTGTTGAATCTATTTGGAGGTTGGGGAGATCGCAATAAGGTCAAAATGACCGAACAACATTTAAATGCTAAACAATCAAATATGCAAATGCCTACTCTTGATGTAGGTAAGATTTTTTTAGATGAAATTAAAAAATTTCATAGTATTGAAGGTGGATTTAATATTGAAAAAATCAGGGATTTGATTATAAATGTAGTTGGTGTAAATTTAAATTGTCAATTCTTTGTTGTAACTACACCCTGGAATAATTTAAAAAGTTATACATTCTATTCCCCTATAACTCAAGAAGGTTTCCAAAAATTCGCTTCGATAATAAGAGGAAATCTAGAGTTAGGTAAAAGAGGGACACCTGATAATCCACAACCATATTGGGTATGGAACACTTTAACAGTAGATGGATTAGAAAATGTTGAAAAGATGGGTCCACCTGTTTTAGTAGAGTATGGTGGACAACAATATTTCGACTATCTCGTAAATTTCTTCATTAAAACAAAAAATCCTATTTTTGTAAAACAATAGGATTAAACGGATATATAGTATATCACAAAAAACATTTATTTATTATGAAAAAAATGAAATATCTACTTGGATTAAATGAGTATGCATATAATATGCCAGCAGCTGAACCTGAAACTAAACCAGCCCCAAAAGAAGCACCTGTAGAGACTCCAGAAAGAACTCCAGAGAGACCTTCACCATTTAATCCACCTCAACCAAGTATTAATCCAGTTCCTAAAAACTGGAAGGAAGAGTTAAAGAAATGTATTGAACGTTTTAATTCTTTATATAAATCAGATTCTAAATATTCTATTAAAGAAGGTTTGGAAGACCTTCCATCTTTTGGCAAGTTTAAAAAGAGTTTACCTAGACCTGACCAAATGCAATTTCAACGTATGGGTATGGAAGCCATGCAAACAATGATGGAAATAGGTCGAATTGAACAAGAAACGTTTTCTGATGAAGAACTTGAAAATATAGCTAGAGAAATTGTTAAGAAGATTATTGATGGTTCCGCATTGATGAAAAAGGGACCTCAATTCTCTGATTTAGAATTTGATGTAGAGTTTGTAAGAGATCCTGAAAGTAATTTGGGTGGAGATGTACCTAAAGCAGAAAAGGGAAAAGAAGAAACTGACGAAGACATTAAACTAGCAATTAGCAAAAGAGAAATTATAAATGCACTTACACAAGGATTTGCTTTAACTAGTCAAGGTCGTATGTTTGATGAGGATATGCAAGACCTCGTTGATCAAATAAATTCAGATTTACTTGAAAAGTATTTTAAATTTATGAGAACTAGTTTAGAGTCTCATAAGTATATGGATATTGAAATGTTCAAGCAAATGATGGAATATATGCAAAAAATGCAAGATCAACAAGGTGGTCAAATGGGCGGTGGTGGAGCTATCGTTCCAGCGAGAATGCATGTTATCTATAAAGACGGTAAGCCTGTTATTGAAGTTAAAGCTTTTTGCTTAATCTTAGCAATTCAAGAGATGATTAAAGGAGTATTTGAAGTAATCTCTCATTTTGGTATGAAGTATGAAAAAGAGAAGCTAGAAAGAATTAAAGCAAAGACTGAGAATTGGTTTAAGGAACAACAGGGATTTGTTTATGGACCTATGATCGTAAATATATTCAGAGAGTTCTTTATTGATGTCGAGAATCATTTGATTAAGAAAGGTGTTATTACGGAACATGATGAAACCATGATGTATAATGTTTTACGTGATCTATATGATCAACAAATAACACCTGATGCTGTATTTATGGATTTGTTCAAAAGAATATTTAATGAAGAAATAGATAGAGATATGTGGCCAATCGAAGAAGTAGCTACAATTTATGCAAATGCGATGGGTGCTACTTCAGAAGAGCCAGAAATGGAAGAGCCTAGATATGAGGAATCGCCTGAAACAGAAATGGAAGATGAAATAAGTAAGATTCAAAAAATGGCAAAAGAAAAGGAATCTAAGCCTACATTGGATCAACTTTTAGACAAAATTTCTGAACTTGGTTTTGATTCTCTTACCGATGAAGAAAAAGAACTCTTGAAAAAATATTCACAAAATATGTCGAGAGTGATAAACTTTGAAAAGTTCAATATTCTACTAGAATACAGAAACAGATTCTAAACAAAAAGCCTATCTTCGGATAGGCTTTTTTTATGAACATAATTTTTAAATAACCTATATTACTAAAAAGAAATTTTTATGCAAGTTTCAGAAGAAATGCACGCTTATTTTAACGCTTCTTTATGGCCTGTAGAAAAGAAAAAACTAGTTGAACTAGCTAACTCTTCTAAAGGTGAATTTATTATTGAGGTTGGAGTTTTAAAGGGAGAAACTACCAAATATCTTGCAGAAAATACAAATAAACGCATTATTGCTATTGACCCCTATGAGATGGTAGATAATGATAATAAGTTAGCCAAAGATAAATTTTATGAGAATTGTGCAGAACATTTACAATCTGGTAGAATAGCACATATTGAGAAAAAATCTTATGAAGCACATATAAACTTAACAAAATATGTTTTGAAGAATTGTGCTTTAGTTTTTATAGACTGGGATGCAAATGGAGAACAGCATTTAAGAGATTTTGTAGATTATACCCCATACATCGCTGAAGATGGATATATGGCGGTTCATGATTTTTTTGATATGGGTACAGTAGAAAAACATAAGCACATATCATATGCTATAGGGGAATATATGAAATACATAAACAAAGAATTAATTTGGAACTCAATGCTTTATTACCCAAACCATTCGCATATGTCTGAAACTATGCTACATTATGGAGGATCTCCAGACTTCTTTTATGTAAACAGAAGTAGAGGTTTATTGTGGTGTTCGCCTAATGAATAATTTAGTCTATTCGTCTTATTGGGTTTTCTTTATCTTGAGCCGTTACTTTGTATATAGAAACGGCTATACCCTCTTGTTGTAATTCATCTCTAAGTTCAATAAAATCATCGATATTCTTTTGGTCATCGTCTAAAATATCTATTTGTGTCAATTGTGGAAAGTCTTGTATAACATTTTTTATTCTTATGTTTTTAGTATAATGTAGCTGATCTTTCATCTGAAATTCATCTACCTTTATATTTAAATAATTAAGAACGTTTAAAACGTCAGGTTGTAACTTTAATAACCTATTAGTCAATAATACTACCCAACAATTTTTATCATCTATATCTCGTTGTAATCTTATTTCAACATTCTTTATAGTTTTAATATCGAAAATATTCAAGTCTAAACTTTCTGGTTTAGACCACCAACCTACATGGGGGTATTTCATACCTTTCTCTTTAGCCCATAATAATTTCCCAAGTTCTGGCATAGGGGAATCTATAATAGTTCCATCAAAATCATAAAATGCTATTCTGGAAATGATAGTTTTATCTTTATTCAAGATTTCTTCCATTTCATCTAATCGTTTGATATACTTCATTTGTAAGTTGTTATTTGATTTATTGTATATATTTTTATTAATATTTGTTTATTTCAAATTTTTTTATTATGTTTGTATTAAGAGATAACGATAATAAAAATAATTAATTAAAGGAAGCTAATATGTTAATGCACAGCGGTATCTTAATGATCAAAAAAGGAAATAAAACTGGTGGACTATTTTTCCATCAAAATTTAAGTCCCTATGATTTTTCAATGCAGTTGTTTGGATTTATCTCAAAATTGAAAGATTCGACATTTAATAATCATTTTAATGAATATTTTGACAAAATCAAAATAGTTTCAGAAAACTCAATAATTAATGAAGAAGATAGAAAAGCTCTTCCTAATGTTTTAGAAGGCGATACTTGGATTCAATTATCACGTAGACATGAATCTTCTGAACTTTCATTAGTAGATATGCTATTTTCAGGTTCTTTTTCTGAATTACCTGATATTTCTGAAAGCATAGATCCTCAGGATGAATCTGATTTCAGTTTGACCAACCACCTCTATATTGTAGACTTAGAAGAAGAAACTGTTTCATTCTTTACTGGCGGTATCGGATATAATTTCACTCGTTCATTAGTATTCGAACAGAAATTTAAAGATATTGAAGATGACAATGAAAGCAATATGAAAATTTCTTTAAGTCGATACAATGAATTACTAGAACAGAAAGAAAAAGAATTGAATGAAAGATGGAACTAAAAGAAAAAGGAATTATTCACAAGAATAATTCCTTTTTTTATGAGTTAGGTATATTTAAACATTATTTCAATATAGCATATCCAGAAACTGATTTAGCACCGCATTTGAGCAACGCATCACATGCTTCTCTCAATGTTGTGCCAGTTTCAGCATAGTCATCGATGATTGCGATGTTTTTACCCATAATTTTATGCTCAAGTGATGGATTTACACCCAAGAAACCTTTTACATTCGCCTTATCGTCCTTACCGATCTTTTCAATATCAAAATCTCCGAACTTAAACATTCTAGAAACCTTCTTATCGATGTTTTCGCTAGTTGTTTTAACATCGTCTCTAGTTTTTGTCAAATAGATAAGGTTTTTCAATACCATAGGCTTTCGACCATCTGAGAAATCTATTTTATCGACTAGATCACCTGCTAAGTTAGTTTTCATGGTCTTGATTGTTCCAACAACATCGAAATTTTTATCAACCATATGCTCTGAGAACATCTTTGCTGCTTGATTGATAATATGACCTGCTTTTGTGTTATTCAGCGTTTGTACAGCCCCTAAAGTGCCTTTAAGCCTTCTTATGTCGGGATTAACTAATCCACGATTATCTGGTTCCATCCCTGCTGAACTAAATAGACATATATTACATCCATTTTCCAAAAGAATTTCCTCTATTTGGTATTGCTCTTTTAAGGAATCCTGCTCAATGATTGAGGACTCGCTTAATAGTGTCAAAAATTCTTTAAAATTTCTCATAGTAAAAAGTTTAATTGTTTAGATATATATATATCCAGATTTTGTAGTAAAAATTATATTTATCCGAAAATTCTTTCGAATGATATAAAATACGATTTTGCTATTCAAAAATATAACATATAATTATGAAAAAGTACTTTTTATTATTTGAAGAGTTTACCCCAAAAGAAACAGATAGTGTAGATCAATGGGATATTCCTACCTCAAAAAATTGTGCAGTTAAAACCATCAAATTTATTGATGAAGATGGCGTTGAAATGATTTATAATCAAGATGAAAGCGAAGGTTATTTGGTCGGGGATGTTTATTACACAAATAATGACAATACTGGATATTCTTTTGATTTACACAGACAATGGATTGATGAGAATTTAGGTAATCACCTTATGAATTATCTTCAAAAGAATTATTCACCATATAATTTCCCATTGAAAGAAATCCTAACTATAGAAGTTTCTTTATTACCTGAAGGTGGAAAGAAACCATTTATTCTGATTTATGAATATGACGGTAAAGTTTATAAGTTAAAATCTAAAAGATACTTACCATTGAATTAAAAAAAGCCCCAATCGGGGCTTTTATATTATTACATCACCTTTTATTTTAGTTATGGGTGTAAAATCACTTTTTTTGAACTTCTTATTTGACTTTTGATTTTTAAGATCTAAATCCCCTTGGATTACTTGAGGTAAATGTTCGACATTTATAATTTCATTCTTTTCCGCTAAATAATCTTCATCTACTATTTTAGGTCCATACTCAAATGATTTTAAGAAATTATCGCTGACATCGAAAGTACCATGTACAACTTCTGGGCATCCTTTCAAAGTTCTGAGCTGATTACTAGATAAGTCTAAATCACCAAAAATTTCATTAGGCAAACCTTCTAGAGATTGTAATTTATTACCTGATAAAATAACGCTACCTTTAATACTATTAAAATTAACTGGTATAAGTTTCATGTTTTCCCATATTATGCTAACCTTTTGAAAAACATCAATGCTCATATCATCAAGTATTTTATAATCAACTATTAAGACCTTTTCTAAAAACTCTTTAACCTCTTCTTTTGTTTCGGCTTTCCGATTCATCCACCATTCGAATTCAATAAGTGATGATAATAAACCATCACTATTTCTTAATTCAAAATAGTTTTTATTCTCTGGTGCAAAATTCTGGAGTTTTCCATCCGTATCAAGATAAAAGAATGTATCTAAATAAGGATATGATTTGAATTTGAAATTTTTTAATGTGATTGTAAAGTTCTTTGTGACTTCTCTACCTTTGTGTATGAATATATCGCTATTAAATGGTTTAGTGTCATCTTTGGCTCTATAATAATATCCCTGAGAATTAGCCCAATTGTGTAAAACTCTTTTCCACCCTGGATCTACAGCATAAACTCTATCCATTACTATGCTACCGTCGTCTGTATTCCATAATAAAGCTCTACTAAGGATTTTATTATCCTCATTTTTTAAAACAACACTTGATACTTTATCTGGATTATGAACATAAATATCTAAGTATTCCTGAGTTGATTCAAAGCGCATACAATTAGTAGCATAATCCCCAACCTCTGCTGCAACATTTTTAATTAAGAAAGACTTTCTCAAGTCATCTCCTGTTAAAATAACAGGATCAGCTTCTTTTTCAAGATAAATTGACTTATAGATAGTAACAAATTTCTCTATATCTGTTGAATTGTATTTATTATTTATCTTTTTAACAAACTTACCTATCTTCATCTTGTCAGAAGAGTTGAGGTCTCTATTGCTTCTCTTATAGTTTATCTCATCGGGACTTTGGCTTAAATAAATAGTAGATATATCTTTTAAGTCACTTTCAGTATCTATAAAATTTCTGTCATCAATCATACCGATTATTTCTTGAGAAATCGGATGATCTATTTGATGTAGCATTTCAATAAATTGCGCATCTAACTGTACTAAAGATTCTAGTATTTTACAAAATTGAAATTCAATAAGATTCGTTATCATGTATATTTCTTTACTTTTCGTGTAAGTTTTATCACTTCAGTCTTATCATCCATTTTTGCAGTATCTGCTATTTGCCCAGATCTAATTATAGAATTATTTATTTTACCATTTATAGTTTTTGAACCATTTTCAATATAACAATTATCTATAAACGATTTAACTCCCATTTCACATCTAGTTATTTTCGAATCTTTGATTGTGTTTGAAATAATCAAATCACAATTTTCCAAGTGTGCTTTTGAAATATTACAATTCCATAATTTACAATGTTCTAAAATACCAGATGCATTACAGTTTACTAAGTCGACATCTTTAATTAAAAAGGAATCTTTAAATACAGCACCTTTAACTTGAATTCTAGCAATATCTGTATCATAGTTTATTAAAGCATTATCAATTCCACCGAATAAAATCAAATCAAATAGTTTATCTTTTATCAAGGCGAAATACTGCTTGATTATTTCAACATCACCCTTTAAATCAACAAATATTTTAATCTTTGGGAATTTCAGCATAAACACTTCTAAATTTGAAAATGCACCTATAGAGTTTTTGTGCTCTGATAATATTTTATTTAGTGTGAACAGATTCTCTTCTGTGTAAGAAGGATTATGTAAACATTCAAAAAGCGTTAAAGCATTATATTGCATAATGTCCAGAATTTCATCGGATTTTTTTTCATATCCAGCACCACCAATTGATCGAAATTCCAAATAGTTATTTTTGATTTTATCAAAATTTACAGAGTAATATTTGGTATTTGGAATTAAATACATATCTTTTGATACGCCTTTGACGTTTTCAAGATTCATAAATCTATTTACTGGGAATATTTGTTTAATTCCTCTAGCATAGATATTATTCTCTCTATTTGGGAATGCCTTGAAAATTTTATTTTCATCATAAGAAAGAATAAATTTGAGTTTATCTAAATGTGATAGTTTACATGCTAACTTCACATAAAATTCGTCAAATGATATATTAATATGGAGACCACATTTTTCTGTAGTCCATCCATTTTCAGAAATCCATTTTAGCACTCTTTTTAAAATGAGTCTAGCTTCATGATAAGGTAGTGGTCCTGTTACCAGTTCTTTCATTTGACCGCCTCCTGAGAAATCAGGTATAAGTCTGAAAAGGTTAGATGTAGGTTTGGTGCTAGAACCCATATTAGTTTTTTTATCAATAGCCTTACCGCGACCTAAAACAACCTTTGGCTCTAATTCTTTAGAAAGCAGTCTAGCTGCTTCTTGACGTTCATAATTTGTAAAAAACTCAAATTCAAAGCCTATTCTACAGGCATTTAGAGCTTCGTGTTGTAGTTCTGGAGTCATAATAAAAATTATTTTCAACTTTATTTGGAATCTAATATATATATCCGTATATTGCATGTTATTAAACGAATAGTTTAAAAAAACATTCGATATAGTAAGTATAAGTAAAGTTTTTGCAGTTAGTGCCGTAAGGTCAAGTTTTGCAAGTTTTTAAAATTAATTAAAGGAGTCCTGTATGGGAACAAATTTCGACATCTTTGATGTTACCAGTGCTGATATCAAAGAAACCAACATCGTTGTATCAGATTCCAATCTGTACAAGCCCTCACCTGAAAATGGTAGAAATGGAAGCTATAGTTCTATTGTCCGTTTCATCCCTCTTTGGAAAGACGCTAAAAAGTCTATCATTAATAAATGGACATATTTTCTTGAAGATCCAATTTCTGGTAAAAAACGTACTGTAGATTGTCCTTCAACTGAAAATGAAAAGTCTGTATTACGAGATATGTTCTTCAAACTTTATAAGTCTAATTCAGTAAGAGAAAAAGAATTGGCTGAAAAGTTTAAGCGTAAAAAGACTTGTTACTCTCTTGTTTATATCGTTAAAGATGAAAACAAGCCAGAGCTTGAAGGTAAAATCATGGTGTTCAAGTTCGGTCAAAAGATTTTTGATAAAATCCAAAATGAATTGGAACCACCTCTATTAGGTAAGCCTAGAAAACCATTTGATCCATTTATGGGTCGTCCTTTCTCTTTGATTGTTACAAAGAAAGGTGGATATACTAATTATGATGATTCATATTTCTTGGATGAGCCTTGGCCATTGAAGATCGATGGTAAGCATATCGATAAAGAAAGTATAGAACCTGATGAATTGTTGAACTGGTTGAAGGAAAATTCTCCAAGTCTCGATTCTTACATGTACAAAAAATGGGATGACCAAACCCAAGATTTTGTGAATGAATTTATTAGAAACACCGTACCTAACGGAGCTTTAATCGAGTCTGCTTTGTCTTCTAAGACAAGAGAAGTGGTTATTGAAAATAAGCCATCTGCTCCTAAAGCATCTGCTCAAAAAACATCAGCATCTTCATTGAATATTGAAGATGACTTGGTATCATCTACTTCATTAGATGACGATGATATTAATTTTGACGATGATGATGATGATTTTTACAAAGGTCTCAGTGACGACTAATTGAGTTTACTCCACAAAGGGGCATAATTTGATTATGCCCCTTATTTTTTATTAAAGCAATGAACCAAATTACCAATTTCAAATATGAACTTAAAAATCAAGAATTAAATTCAGATGATATTAAGACGTTTGTACTTGATTCTTTAAAAGAACGTTTTTCGAGTGGTCCTAAAACTAAAATCGATTTTTATGATGATAGATGGAATTTCGCATGTCCATTTTGCGGTGATTCGAGCGCAGATCATACGAAGAAAAGGGGTAATATTTATCTAACTGATTTTCATTATCATTGTTTTAATTGTGGTGAACATCAAACTCTCATGTGGTTTCTTAAGAAACTAGATGTTGATGTTAAGAATGGATCTGTAGTTTCTTTTGTAGAAAAATCTAAACAGGAAAGTGGAGATATAGGATTTTCATCAAATTCTTCAGAGAGAATTTCTGATATATTTGGTGACGATATATTAAATTCTGCTATACCTAAAGATTTATTTATGTCTAAATTAAATTTAGTTCCGATAGAAGAAACTAATGCAGGCATGCGATATCTTTTAGGTAGGGAGCAAAGAGATTTTAAGAATTTTGCTTGGAGCCCAAAGAGAAATCTTCTGTATATTTTAAATATGGATCACCAAGAACAAAAGATTATTGGTTTTCAAATTAGAACATTTGACAATAGTGGTCCTAAATATTTGACATATGAAATGTCGGCAATGTATAAATTATTGAAGATTAATTATGATGAAACTCTTATGAAAAGATTGGATCCACTCTCAACAACCTTTGGTTGTTTGTCTGTGGACTTATCTTTACCTATAACAGTTTTTGAAGGACCTATGGATTCTTTTCTAATGCCTAATTCTATAGCACTCTGTTCTTTGCAAAGAAAACCACCTTTTCTTACTAAATCTATGAGATTTATGTTTGATTATGATAAGCCTGGTATTGAAAAATCTGTTAGTTATTTGAAAGAAGGTTTAACTGTTTTCATGTGGTCTAAATTTTTTACTGAAAACATAGGTATGGAACAATTTTTAGATAAGCCAAAAGTTGATTTTTCGGATATTGTTATATACGCTAAAAAGAGTAATAAAAAATTTGATTATAATAAATACTTTACAAATAATTATTTAAATGCTTTATGGATTGGGAAGACAGAAAAGAAGAGAAAGGTTTAGATTCATTTTATCTAGATGTACCAGAAGAAAAAATTTATTATCCTATAGATATGATTTGGAAATACAAAGATGGAAAACCATTTTCAATTCAGGATAATTGGTCAGTAAACTTTGAAGATGGTAAGGTCAAAGAATTACCATTAAAAGAAATAAATTTAAAGAGAAAGAATATTAATGGAAGATAACGATTCAATATTTGAGATAGATTCCGATAATACTTCGAAACGAAGTATCTCTGAGGAATTTGAAGAAGAACGCCTTAAATGGAAGGATAAGGTAATTGATATGGCAAATCGAGTGAATAAACTCGATCAAGTGGCGGGATTACAAGTAGATTTATATTCCTCAAGGCAAATCATTATTGAGAGAATCTCAAAACTTTATCAATATCTAGCTCTTTATAATTCTGTGTATAAATCTAAGAAAAAAGAATTATTTATTAAATATACCATAGATTCTGACATAAAATTAGGTCAGGGAGAAAAAACAATCATGGTTGAAGGTGATCTGGCAGATCTCCAAAAGAAGATAAGCCTCATAGAACATCATATAGACTATTATAAAGAAACTGTTAAGAATTTAGATTCTATGCTTTATGGTGTAAGAAATAAATTACAAATTGAACAATTTTTAAGTGGTAAGTAAAAAACGTAAATTAAAATAGATATATAGTATTTAGAATGATATATAATATCTAGAATATATTCAAAAATAATACATTTCATTATGAAACATGAGTCAGAACACCCGATTGAACTTCAAACTACAGACGCTAACGTAGTTGCTTCTGAAATCGGTAAAAACATGGGTTATTCCATTAAGACACCTAAATCACATTTGATGTCTTATGAACAATTCGTAAAGGCAGCATCATCAAACGCTCCTATCGAACCTTCTGAAGAAAAAGAGTCTAAATTACAGTAATCTTCTTTTTGAGTAATTGAATGCTTGTTAAACTTTCTGAAAATAAAAACTTTCTACAAGTCATAGAATGCACAGATATAGAGTTTAAGCAGCTTCAAATGTCTTTTAGAAAAAGAGTAAAAAACTGGAGATTTAATCCTCAAGTTAAAAGAAAACTTTGGGATGGATATATTACGTATATCGATAGTGCTGGTAGAATACCAGTTGGTCTATGGCATGAATTGACAGAAGTTTGTAAAGAGCATGGATTTGCTGTAAATTTCGAAAATTTCGATTTATTTAAGTCGCCTTATACTAAGGAAGAATATCTTTCTTGGATTAATGCGACTTCTTTTTTTGATAAAAGTGGTAATAAGATTGAACCTAGAGATTATCAGATTAATTCAGTTTGGCTTATATTAAAATATAAATTATCAATATCTGAGATCGCAACTAGTGCGGGTAAAACATTGATAATGTATATGGTGCTGGCATTTTTAAGGCATAAGGGTCTTTTAAATAAGATGCTTATAATTGTACCGAATATTTCTCTTATCATTCAGACATATGAAGATTTTCAAGACTATTCAAATAATGATGCGTCTTTGAATATACAAATGATTTCAGGTCAAACTGATAAAGAATTGAAATCAGATACCCATGTCGTTATTGGTACATTTCAATCTTTAGTCAAACAGGGAAATCAGTTTTTTGAAAGTTTTGATGTAGTATGTGTGGACGAAGCGCATTTTACGCAAGCAAAGTCTGTAAAGGAGACTTTGGCTAAATGTAGAAATGTTGTATATAGATTTGGTCTCTCAGGTACTTTGGAGAAGGATGATTTTGCAGAAAGGCTTACGCTACAGGCATTTTTAGGACCTTTGATAAATAAAGTATCAGCCGAGTTTCTATTTCAAAACAAATATGCTACTCCAGTTCAAGTAAAAGTAATTAAACTAAACTATTTGGACGAAGATACGAGAGATAAACTTCAACAGATTAGAAAAAGAAGGAATAGTATAGACGGTGCAAAGATTTTAGATATTGAGAGAAAACTTGTGATAGAATCAGATATAAGATTAAAATATATCTGTGATCTTGTAAATAAAACTACAAAGAATACTTTGGTATTGTTCCATAATGTAAAAGCTGATTATGGTAAAAAGATACAAGAAAGAATTATTGAAATATCAAAAGATAAGGATGTGTTTTATGTAGATGGTGAAACTGATATTGAAAAAAGAGAATACTATAAGCAATCGTTAGAACATGGGGAGAATAAGGTTCTGATTGCTTCCTTTGGTACATTTTCAACAGGTATTAGTGTTAAGAATATCCATAATATTGTTTTTGCAGAATCATTCAAATCTGATAAGATAATCAGACAATCTATAGGTAGAGGTATGAGACTGCACTCTACTAAAGAAAAAACAAATATTATTGATATAGTTGACGACTTTTCATATAACGGGGATAAGAACTTCTTAATTAGGCATATGGAAAAAAGACTTGAGATTTATGAAACTCAAGGATTTCCTTACAAAATTTATGATGTAACTATTTAAAATAAATTTGTTATCTTTTCTTTTAATGCATGTTTAATGGTTTCTTTAGGAATATCATATTCCCAATTAATTTCCCATTCCCATTCATTATTCGAATCTAAACCTATGTCTTTGAAAAGTATTATTCTTCTATTGTCTAATGTTGTTATATTGAAAAATAAACCTACATTAGAACTAGGCATGTTGATCTTTAATGTCCCGTTGTTAGAATTGGGTGTAAATTCAATTGAATCTAGTAGAATGTTCCAGCGTTTTGTGCCCTCTACTAATAGATCTTTAAATATTACTCTGGATGCTTCTAATATATCTATTGAAAGAGAATCGTCAATATCTAATACTCTTTTAGGTTTTCCAGGTAATTCTATACTTTTTGTAGAAATAGCTTTATCAATTACACCTAAAATTGACATAAGATCTTTTAAAAAAGGCATGAAGTTATTATTAAAAAACTCCTTGCGGATTTTAGAAGATAATTGTTTTAAGATATATACTTTATGTTCAAAGTCTTGATTCTCTTCTGAGAGAATTATTTCAAAAAATTCAACAAAATTTAAGGTAGTTCCCATTATGGTAACCTTTCAAGAATTAATAAATAATAAAGGTGACGAATTTATAAATCGTCTTTTTACTTTACCAGTAACTGTATATGAGAAACTCGATGCTTCTCAATTTAGTTTCGAAATCGATGAAGAAGGTAATTTTAGTTTTTACAAACAGGATCAAAATACTCCTATTTCTAAAATCGATATTACTTTATCTCAATACTATAATAATGCTATAAAGCATTTTCAAAATCTCCCTTTGGAAAAGATAAAAATTATTCCTACTAATTGGAGATTTTGTTGTGAGTATTTCATCGATAAGAATCCTGTTTATATATCTTATGATAAAATGCCAAAAAATGGATTGGTGTTGATTAACATCATAGATAATAGCAAAAATGCAAAAAAAGTTTTAGACAATAAAAATTTACTTGAAGAGTGGGCAGATTTTCTTGAAATTGAAACTCCTCCTTTAATTTTTCAGGGACTTTTATCTGAACCCCAAAAGAATAAAATAGTTGAGTTTATAAGAACTCCTAATGATAAATTAAAAGAAAAGTTTGAAACAAATTCATTTATTAGACATCTTCTTTCAATTTTAAATCCAGACAAAAGTTCATCTTTCTTAAGAGATAGCGATAGAGGTTTAATTGAAGGTGTAGTTTTTAGATTTGATAATGATTCTGAAAATTATACTGCTAAAATTTTGGATCCTGTTTTCTATTCAAGAAAAATAGAAAATAATACAAAAAAGTCATCTTTACCTTCTGATATTTATTGGCTTACTCTTTTAGATATTGTTGAATTTTTGCAGGGTGAGGATATTTCAAACTATAACATCGAAGGAGAAAGTCCAGAAGAAAGGTATCTTTCTTTAATTTGTAGTATCTTCAATGATTTTATTAAAAAATATGGTAGTAAGTATAAGGATGTTGATTTCGAACTTCCTAAATTTATGCAGAAAGAAGCATTTAAGGTTGGTTTAGAATATATTCCAAATAAACAGACATCTAAACTTATTACATCTGAAGAAAGTTGGGAAAATGTATTTAAAGTAATATTAGCTGCTTTTAGAAAAAGAAAAAAAGGCACAAATCATTTCTTCACAGAATATGTATTAACTCGCTTTAATACAATTGTACAAGAAATATCAGATTTATGCTCATCTCCAGTTAATGAAGCTGATGATAATGAATTAGGTATTTTGACTTTCGATGAAATGAAACGCTATGGTAAAATTCATGACGTGAAAGAATCGGAAGATACCATAGAATCTAAGAACCAAAAGATATCAAAAAAACTTTTTGATCAATTCAAGCTTTTGTCAGAAGATGGTCAAAAATATAATAGGGAACTAAAGAAAGTATGCGTTATAGTTGATAGCTTTGAACTTTTCACAAATGAACATTTGAAGAGAATAGAAGATATGCAATCAGAACATAGCAATAAGGTAGTTCTAGTAAATATTAGAACGAACTATAATCTTACACAAGAAGAAGTTCAAATACGTATGCTTAATTCAATTGAAAGAGAATATAATACTCTTATTGAAGATGTAGTGAATGTTAGAAGCAGCGATATTTCTGAAATAGTAGCAGTCTTATTGTCTAAAGGCTATGAACCTGAGCATATGATCGTTCAGAATAAAGATAAAGATTATTTTGAAAAGCAATTAGAATCAGCTGATTTACATGGCTCTGACTTTTCTTTGATTACTCTTGATAAAGATCCAGACTATAAAAAATTGTATAGTTACATTATTAATGATTTATGGTCAGATTTTAGAAAACATGTTCCTATCGTAGTATTGAATTATTTTGAAGCCTTTAAGATTTCTTAATTTCTTTTCTTCCGATAGAAATATAATTAAGTCCAGAGTTTTGCATATGCTCTAAATCCCAAATATTTCTACCATCGATTATGGTAGAACCTCGCATAGAAGATTTAAGTTGTTGCAAATCAATATTCTTAAATTCTTCCCACTCTGTACATATAATTAAAAGATCAGCATCTTCCGTAGACTCAAGGACACTTGAGCTTCTACGGAAGTTTTTATTTTTATTGAATGGGATGTCTTTAGCTTGCGGATCATAGGCCCTTACTTTAAGACCTTTATCTAATAAATGTTCGATCACCTCAATTGAAGGGGCTTCTCGTATATCATCGGTATTAGGTTTAAAGGAAATGCCCCAAATTGCTATTTCTGGACTTTCCAGTGATAGTTCTTTTAATTTTTGATCTATGTTATGTATAAAAATATTCCGTTGCTCCTGATTGATTTCCATAGCTGATTTAATTATACTTAAATCTATGTTATTATCTGAACCAGTTTTTAGAATAGCTCTAACATCTTTTGGAAAACAATTATGTGAAACTATACCGTTTCCAGTAATAACTGTTTCATTCTGAGTTTCTATACTATAAACGATATCGGTAGGTGTATCTATATGTTCTACTTTTATAATCTCATCTAAATTGAAATTAGAGGGCATAGAATTTTCATTGAATGAGTAGATCACGAAACCGACTTTGACATCTTTAGCTAAACATAATGTAGGTATATTGTTTTCTGCATTAAAAATCACTGGGTGATCTAATGTTAGCATCTGTTTGTGTCCATTTTTAGTTTCATATGAAAGGACCTTTTGATTGTAACTTCTTCTTGTTAGATAATAAATCTTTTGGTTTTCAGAAACGTAATTGAAGAAATCAAATCCTAATGTATAAAAATCTTTACTTTCTAGATTAATTAATTCGAAGTTTTCGGTTCTTTGGATTTCCTCAGTTTCAAATTCTTTCCATAAATTTTCAAATGATATTTTCTTGTATGCACCATCGATTACGATACTTATGGTTTCATTTGGCATAAAACAAGAACCACCGTAGCCTAAACCAGCAAATAAAAATTTTTCCCCTATCCTTTCATCGAGTCCCATACCTAAACGAATTGAATCTATGTCAGCACCTATACTTTCACATAACTTTGCTAAATCATTCATATATGATATTTTTACAGCTAGGAAAGAATTAGAAGCATATTTTGTAAGCTCTGCGCTTTTTTCATCCATAAACAAAATATTCTTATCTGTATGAGTAAATGGTAAATATAATTCTAGAAATTCTTTTTTAGCCCATTCATTTTCTGTCCCTATGACAATTCTGTCTGGATTCATAAAATCGTAAATCGCATATCCCTCTCTTAAAAATTCAGGGTTTGAAGCAACTACAACTTTTGAAAGACCCTTAGACTTAAATATATTTTTTATTTTTTCTGAGGTTCCAACGGGAACTGTCGATTTGTTTACAATAAGAAATTCCCTGTCACCTTGTTGTGCAATTATATTTGCTATATCCTCGGAAGCTCTTAATACATATTTCAAATCCGCTGATCCATCTTCATCTGAAGGTGTAGGTAAACAAAGAAATATACACCAGCTTTTTCTTACAGCTAGTTCTAAATCAGTGCTGAAACTTATTTTACCATTTAAGATATATTTTTGTAGAAGCATTTCTAAGTCTGGCTCATAAATAGGACTTTCCCCACATTTTAGCCTTTTTATCTTTTCTTCGTCTATATCCACACAAATGACTGAATTATTCTTGTCGGCTAAACACAAGCCAGTTACTAATCCAACATAACCTGTCCCAACTATGGCTATTTTATCCATATTAAGTCTATTAAATTTACTAGAAAACTACTAATATATTATACAATATGATAGAGAAAATGTTTGAAGTTTATTATCAAAATAATAAAAAAAAGACTTACGATAATAAATATATAAGAGATATTAAAAATGAAATCTCTTTATGCCCAAATCTAACGCAGAATCCTGTACGGATTATATTGGTGTACAAGGAAATTTACCTGATAACAACATACCTTTTGTAGGTACTTTCGCAAAAGTTTTTCCAAAAGGTAGGGGGATGGAAACAGATTCAATTGCTTTTGGAACTGTAACCCGAATAAGAAATTTAGTGAATGGAGATATTTCGTATAAATTGTCTGGCGTAAAGGGGGGGACATTTAGGATTAGTGAGTATGATATAATACTATATTCATTAGAAAATCCAGACGTTCGTAAAAAATATGGATTGAAGAAGTCAAGAGGGTCCAACTGATAATATGACAGACGGAAACAGTAAAATACCACATTCAAAAGCGAATGTGGGCGAATTTTTGAATCTTTGGAAATCTTTAAACGATGCAAAGCAACGAACTCTATTATTTAATATGCTAGAAGGGGATTTAGTAGAGAAGCTTCACAATTTAGCTATTAATGGGGTAGATTTAGTGCATTGTGATGACGATGGCTCTAATCTTTTACATCATGCATCTTATTCAAATAACCCCGATGTAATAAAATGTTTAATATATCTTGGGTGTGAAGTAGATAGGGCAGATGCTAAAGGAATGACTCCACTGCATATTGCATCAGCAAATGGTAATATGCATTCTTTAAAAATACTTTTAGAACATAGCAAACGTTGGCTTATTAAAGATAAATTTGGGAAAACGTTTATAGGGGTTGCATACAAGGATTCATTATTTAAAATTTATATCCTAATTATATCTACATTTTTAAAAAAGAGAATTTTTTAATTAAGCTATATACTTTAAAAAGGAAAGTTTATGTTTAAAGATTTCTCAAATGATATGGAGCTTTTTATAAAATTAGCCACAAAAGATTATGCGTTTTTAACTCTTGTGATTTCTCTTTTTGGTTTAATTTATGCGAGTTTTACTCCAATTTATCCCCCTCTTATTCTTGCATATGCACTTATGTCATTTACAGCGTTTGATTCAATTGGCTGGGAAAGTGTAGTACATTCTGAAGAACGTATGAATATAGTTCGATATAGGATTGATCAGACGACATATCAATATATTGTAGCAGCTTTGGCAACATCAGTCTCAGGTGGTTTAATATGGGTAACTATTGGCTATATTATTCTTTGGTGGATTGGATTGTGTGATGTTTTATTTTATTACTTACTCAAAAAACAAGATGATTTGTATAGCTATGGAAATATGCCATGGGTTTGGTGGACACCTCTGGGAATATACAACAGAATAATGGGTAGAGATACAACTGGAAAAGAATTAGCCACAATATCTTTCATAGGATTAACATTGTGGCTTATACTTTGGTTTATATTTCCAAGTTTACATACTTGGACATTTCACAATCTATTTGGTTATTGATTGAAATTTGATTTAGGGATAATATATGTTCTTTCAGTTAAGATAACATCATAGAATGTTCCAAACTCTTTTAAGTTGTAATATTCTTGAACACTTTCAGTAGTGGCTTCAAAAATTGTAAATAACGGATAATTTTCTGGTACGGTTATTCTTTCAATATCAAACTTTTTAGTTTTTATTACACCATTATCCTTATATTCAACATAAAATTCTTTTACTGTAAGTGCAGCTGCTTTTATCTCAAGACTTGGCCACACGACCCCGAATGTATTTCCATAGATACCTGTTGCAAGTACTGGTACATAACTGAAAGTAAATTCATACTTTAGTGGTGTATCAGTATTTGTATTTCTGTACACTGGTGGTGCAGGCTCAGGTTCAACCACTAAAGGTGGAGTTACAGCTGGAGGAACTGGAGCACTTGGTGGTATTTCTGGTGGTGACCAACCTAATCCAGGTAAATAATGATTTATAACTTCAGGACTTTCCACTTCTACGAATCCATTTCTTCTTACTAAATAAGTATTATCTTCTATATCAGATACTTGTAATTCTATAGAATAGTTACCTGGTTCACAAAATGTCCAAATAAGAAATTCATTTTTAACACTTGCCATAAGTTGATTTCTATTGTCATAAATTTTCCATTCATGATTATTTATGCCAGCGATTCTGGAAGGAAATGAATTGAAGAATACAGTTGTACCTGGTGTTATTTTAGATTTCCATCTCTTAATTTTTGTGTCTTGCCAATTAAATGATCCATCTAATGCTTGTGTATAAAGAGCACGGGTAGATTCTAAAGCTTCAGAATATTCACCAAGCAGTTCTGGGACTGGGAACCATTCTCCAAATTCATAATATGTAGAATACAAATAATTCCATAGTGGGGGATTATTTATACCTAGAGGTTCACCACCATCGGCTTCAGATTTTGTCCATTGTTTCATTATACCAAGTGGATATGAATGTGAGTGTGATGGATCATCTTCCCAATCGGATTCCACGCCATATAAAAATTCAAAATAATGTAATCCAGAAACTCCTGGGGTTTTAGCTTGTGCTAATATGAAATCAGCATAAGTTACACCATCATCAAGGAGGGGGACTGAATAATAAAAATCTTTGATACCTTCTACATCACTTTTATTAAGATAATCCACAGCTTCTAACAATGTTAGATTTGGTGCTGAAAACTTAATTTTAGTTGAACCAGTTTGAGTTGCTGGTAATGACATGATGAATGTATTGTAATAATATGGGGTGATACCATCTAGATATGTGATAACAGATCCAGGCTCAATACCCTCTCCATGCACCTGCATGCCCAATTCCATAGTTAGAACATTTACGATAGAACATATTACGCTTGCTGTTCCAGTTGCGGTTGCATTTTTTGTCATTTTAAAACGTTTTGCGTGATAAGGAGTTTCATCTTCTATTGCTTCTATAAATGTATCAGATTGAATACCTCCACCAGTAACAAGCATACCGACTACTAAATCTTTAATATCATCTACATACACATATACACTATCAGCTTCAGTTTCGGCTGTAAATTCATATGTACCAACTGTTACAAAACCACTACCTTGAGTGATTTGACCTTCTAGCTCTTTTACTTCTTCTGTAGGAAATTGGAAAAAGTGTTTATCGTCTATTTTAATGACTCCACCGCGAGAAACTTTTGTAATAACAAAAGAACAATAAGAATAACCATTAAATTCAAAATCATTCCAAGTTTTAGATCTCATATCATTCCATGTTACATCTTTACAGAAAGTCTCCCATGAAAGGTTGAGTGTACCCATTTTTGTATTAGCTTGTTCTATATCATATTCTTTTAATGCTACGTTGTAATTAGGATCTAATTTTTTAATGACATTACAACTATAATCCATAGTTAATATTGCTTCATCGCCAATAAATTCCATATCTAGAACATTACAATATAAATCCTTTGACTCTAATCTTAGCATTATCATCATATTTTGAAGAAAATCAACTATACTTCCAGTCCAAGTGTTAGACCATCGTATTCTTAATCCTCCAGATTCAGACTTAGGCTTATTATCAATAACAACAGATGAATAATGTTGAACTACAAAACCAGAAGTATATTCATTATTATTATAAACATATTGATCTAAAGTAAATTCGACTTCATTTGTTATTGATAATTTAGAGGATTTAATTGTAAATTGTTTTCTTCCATTATTTGTATTGAAAAATATATAACGTGCATCGATTGCAGATTGAATAGAACCTACTGGCCAAGTTGTGATTATTGTATTTTCATTCAACCAATTAATTGTACTAGGTGTATGTTTAATAACTAAAATAGCTTGTTCATGTTGAAAAATAGTACCATTATAAGCTTGAGTTATCCATACATTATTTTCATCACCTAATGGGAAATAATCTTTCTGATTTGCTGTTTGACTTGTCCATTGGAGAGGACCTACGCCACCATTAACTGTTTTAATGATTGAACCATTTAAACCACAGGCATAAATAGTTTGAAAATTAATAGGGAATACTTTATTGACTATTTCTACTGAACTTGAATAGAGTATTTGCCATGTGCTCCCTCCATCTTGAGTTCTCAAAACAACCCCAAACGATGATGGCGATGTGAATAATCCTGAAGCATATCCTACTTGCCTGCTGATAAATCTTATAGAATCTGAAGGTACAGGTATTATATTTTCAGTCCAAGTAAGACCACCATTAACAGTTCTTAAAACTTTATGGTTAGTCCCATCACTAAATGCAGCCCAACCGTAAAGATTATCATAAAAATGTACACTAGTTATTGCACCGTTATAACTCGCTACATTTATCCAATTCTCTCCACCATCTATAGTTCTATAAATTTTTCCATTTTGAGTAACGATTACACCTAAAATTGAAGATGGGAAATAAATATCATTTACAATTTCGTTAAATGAATTTGGTGCAACAGTATTCCAAATGTTTCCACCGTCGGTAGTTTTAAGTATAGTAGAATCTCCAGCGATATAGCCTGTTGATTCATCAATAAAATGAACGCCATTCAAATTTTTTAATGCTGCTATAAATCTTGGGGTTATAGTCTTTATACCATCGTTGTCAATCCTATAGTTAACAACAGTACCATAATTACCTACAATCCATCCGTTTTTAGGACTTGTAAAATAAATAGAGTTTAAATTATTTACTGTATCACTATCTTCAGCTTCCCAAGTTAAACCACCATTATTTGTACTCATCAACTTTCCATTTTTACCAGCAATGAAACCCTCATTAGCTGAAACGAAAAAGATATCATAATTATCAAAAGTTTTAACAGAAAATGCTGATCCAGCTGCATTTGCAACAATATCTAACAAAAGCACATCTGAATTGTTTCTGTCTTTGAAAAAATAAGCATTTTGTTGTCTAGCATTGCGTAAAAGAGAGTTATTAAATCCTTTAACCTTTACTATTTGTTTATCTGGATCAATACCTGAAACTTGTCCAACCTTTTCGTTAGAATTATTTACTAAAGAACCATCGAAATAATCGAATAGGTTATCTTGATTTGAATATCTATTAAAATCTACAGCTTCCCATGTTAAATCTCCAACTTCTGTCCATGTAGTATCTTCATTTATTGTAATATCCATCCAGGTTCCATGCATATCCGCTAATGCTAGGTCGGATTCTGTGTCTTCTATTTCTTCCCAAGTTTCGTAAACCTCGTGAGACCTAAATATTGCAGAGATATCAGCTTCCTTAGGTCTTACTTCGATATAATTTCTCTTAGTTTGTCTATGTGGGAAATTAAAGTGATCAACTAATTCTAAAGTTACATCATAAAAACCGAGATATGGTAAAGTTACAGTAATAATATCGAGTTCACCGATAGCTCCTCCTTTATCATATACTATTACATTGCGTTCTACTGACCTAACAATCCAACGCATAGTTTGATAATCTTGATAACGAAGATTATCCCAAGTTCTTTCTCCAGCCTCTTCCCATGACATAGTTAATTCATCCCAAACATAGTCATCTGTAAGGTTGGTTATTGTGGTTTGAAAACCAATTTTTCTAGCATATCTTGGATGTTTTTCAACTATTGGATTACCATCTGCATCAAGTTCTGTTTCAATCATACAATACGCATAATCCAAAACATCCATATCTGCTTTTTCAGATAGTTTTGTTGATATGGTTAAATCACAATTATTTGTAAATTGGCTTGTTAAATCTTCTAAATATCCTCTAATAGGTGAAGCCTCAAATTCTAAATCCTTTTCAACATCTACATGAATTGTAGGTGTAGGTATATTCCATGTATTAATTCCTATATTATCGTAATATACACCTTCTCCAGTGATATCAACGATTCTCGCATTAAGTGGTAAAAACTTTTCTTTTAATATATTTTTAAGACTGAAAAGTTTTACAAGAATTTCTTCATTTGTAAATTCGAAAACATCTTCGGTAATAGGTAAACCATCTTCATCAAAATCCCCTGTATCTCTATTTAAATCATAAAATAAACCAAACTTTGCAGTTTTTCTAAATACCTTAGATGGCTGATTTGGTACTATTCCATTTATGAAACGTTTATAATCTTCAAATTCTTTGTCAGTATAATCTAAAGATAAAGGAACATTCATAGTGATCATCTTACCTTCATTCTTAGAATTTTGGTCTACATTAAGCCAATATTCTTTTAAACGCAAATCACCATATCCAAAATACTTTAGAGCATTAATTAAACCTTTATAAGAACCCAAGTAAGGCCAAATATCTCCACCAGCAAGTAGCATTTCTTTACGCTTAGTATTGAGTTCTTTATAATTAACTTTATCTTCTTTTATATCAGTATTTCTAAATGCGATATATTCTTTAGAATCTATTGATTTACCGAAGTTTTCCAACATACTCTTAAATCTTTCATCTTCTCCTATTGATTCAAAAATTAGAGAAATTTGAGCTAATGTTGTAACATTTTCATTTGTATCTATTTCTTCTATAATGAGAGTACTTGTATAAGCACCTTCAACTTTTGAAGTGGATGCAATATTAATTTGAATAAGTTCTTTTCTAATATCAGATGAACTTAATTCTCTATGATTAAACAATTCTGTATCAGAACTCCCATCATCTAGATTAAAAGTAAATGAATTGACTTTATTAATTACAGGTAAAGTTTCTTCATAAGCAACATCAAATAAATAAAAAATTTCAGATTCTTGTTCAAGTCTTGCTCTGATCTTGGATGAATTATTAGTTCTAGGAAATGTCAAATCATATCTTTTGGGATGCATTTCTAATGTAGTGCTTCCTGTAGCACTTGCACCTAGTTCAGAATCTATAAATATTTGTGTTTGATTTTTTACAGATTGTACAGAACTACCTGTTGGTATATTATTTCCTTGAATCCACATACCAGCTTTCACATTTTTCGTAGTACCGCTTGTGAAAGTGACCAATGGGGAGTTTAATACAGTTGTAGCACTTCTAGTAACTATATTTGAAGAGTTTATTACATCTTCACCTATAAATACATGTGCAACTTCATGTAATCCAACAGAAGTATCAGGTATTCTTAATGAAGCTGTCCAAATATCATTTGAAATGATAGGGCTAATATCAGAACCTGATTTATCAAAAAATCTTAAATTATTTAAAGAAACGCTTGGCATAAGTATATTATCCTTTATGTGTTTTAGTATATATCTATTAAAAAATATTGTGAAAGGATATATAGAAATACAATTAGAAACCTAATTTAAAATTATGTCTTGGACTGTGATACAACAACATTTTTTAGCAGAAAGTGAGTACGTTAAGAAGGAATCCAAAAAGGATTCTATAGTGATTCATCATACGGCTGGAGGTCATAATCCAGTCTGGACTGTAAACTCTTGGGGTAATGATACTAGAGGTAGGGTAGCAACTGCATTTACAATAGGTGGTAGAAGCACTACTAAAATAGATACAACTCACGATGGCGTGGTTGTAATGGCATTTGAACCTAAATATTGGGCATGGCATTTAGGCGTTAAGGGAACTAATGGTCGATTAGATAAGAAAAGTATAGGTATAGAAATATGTAATTATGGTCCAATTACTTTAGGTAAAGATGGTAAATTCTATAATTATGTAAAAAAACCAATGGCAGATACTGATGTTTATGATTTAGGTGTAAATTGGAGGGGATATAGATATTTCCATAAATATACTGAAAAACAACTAGAATCATTGCGTCATGTATTAGGATGGATTTCTCAAGAATTTGGAATATCATTAAAACGCGAGACTCCTTGGAGCATAGATACATTTAATGTATCAAAGGCTGCTCTAAATGGCGCAGGTGGTTTATGGACACATGTTAACTATAGAAAGGATAAAACTGATTGCCATCCACAACCTGAGCTTATTAGTATGTTAAATTCTCTGTAAATTTCTTATATTTGAAGTTAACAGAAATATAAACTAATCTACAACTAAGCATATAATAATAATGAACAAAACAATTATTATATCTTCCCCAAGTGGCTGTGGTAAAGATACCATAGTTCGCTCTTTATTATCAATAATACCAAATTCAAAGAAAATAATAACATGCACCACTCGAAGAAAAAGAGAAGGAGAGGTGCATGGTATTAGTTATTATTATGTTTCAAGAAAAGAATTTTTGGATAAAATTGAGAATAATGAATTCATAGAATGGCAAGATGTACATGGTGAATTATATGGTACCTTGAAATCCGAATTTAATTCCGATTCTGAGGTTTCATTTTTAATCATAGATGTGCTTGGTGCAAAAAGAATACAAAGGTTATTAAAAAATAAAAAAGTCCTGATTTTTTTAAAACCACCTAGCAAAGAAGAATTGATGAAAAGAATAATGAAAAGATCTACGGAATCAGTAAAAGATGCTAATAAAAGATTAGAACGATATGAAATGGAAATGGAAGCATCTAACTTATTTGATATTGTAGTAGAAAATGATGTGCTGGAAGATAGTATCAATAGAATTAAATCTATAATAGAACAAGATAAACTTTTCAAATAATAATGGAAAATAAGCAAATACGTAAAATAAAATCATTTGATGTAAATGATAAAGTTAAAGAAAGATTTATAAGAATCTTACAGCAAAACATCAAAGACATCAATAATATTGAATTGGATGCCGACTCGCTTCTTTTAATGTTCCATGCGGATCCAACAAATAGAGGCAAGTATTTGCGTTGGATGACAGATCTATTTAAACATACACCGTATGAAATTTTTATAGAAGATTTGTACAAAATAACAGAATCTCTTGAATTATTTGAAAAGGTTCAGAATAAATTAAGTTTAGATGAGCGTAACATTCTTAACTACAAGAATTTGAATGATCTTTGGGATAAGATCAAAGAATATAAAGATAATAAAGAAGAAACACTATCTAAAAAGCAATTAAAGGGAGATACAGCAGTTGATGGAGAGTTTGACGTACTATTAGACAATGATAGATATTCTGTTGTTGTTCCCAAAACACATCGTGCTGCGTGTTTTTGGGGTTCTGGGAGTCGTTGGTGTACTGCTCATTCAGGATATGATAGAACATATTGGGGATATGCAGAAAAAGGTCCTGTTGTAATCATATACTATAAAAATGGAGAGATTAAGAATAATATTCAATTTCATATAGAGACCTCTCAATATATGGATTTAGAAGATAGACCTATAGATCCAGAAGGAATGTTTGCTAAATATCCAGATGTGTTAGATGCGTTTGTAGATTACATAGAACGCAATGAATATGAATTCATTAAAAGGCCTGAGTTATCTTTTTATCAAAAGGCATTTTTAAATGCTTTAGAAAAAGGTAAATCATCACTATCTAGAATATATTTAGCATATGGGGCAGACGTAGATGGTATTGATAATGATTGTGTTTCGGGTATTCCTATTTGTAAAGCTGTGTATATTACTGATGAAAAAGAATCTATTAAGTTAATTAAGATGTTATTGAAATATGGTGCTATGACAAATGTTCAAGATGGTTTTGTAAATTTGGCTCATATGGTAGCATCTACTGGTAAAATAAATGTATTAGAGCTTTTGATAAAGAATGGTATGAATATACATGTAAAAGATTTTTTGGGTAGAACCCCATTACATTCTGCATTTATGTTAGGTAAAGTTGATATGGCTAGGGTACTTATAAATTTGGGGTTAGATGCTAATGAAAAAGACAATTATGGTAAAACACCATTAGATTTAGCAAAAGAAATGAAAAGTATAGTAATGGATGATATTAAATAGTAGTATAGATATATACTTCCAAAATATATGTAGTCCATGAAATATCTACGACTCTTTGAAGATTTTGATTCTCATGACCCCTATGAACTAATGATTATCCCACCGAATAAGAAGGCTGAGATGATTAAACGTGAAGTTCAATCTTATAAACCAAATATCAATCTTATACAGGACTTAATTATATTAGGTGCGAAGCTGGATTGGCAAGATGAAGAAGGTTTTAATCAAGGTAATACGATATTACATTGGGTTGCAAGTGACCATAGAACAGAAATTAGGCAGATTATTGCAAAAATGCTTATAGATGCAGGTGTAGATGTTAATGTACAAAATGAAAAAGGTAGGACTGCTTTGATTTTTGCTACAAAATGGAACTACATAGAAATAGTTCAAATGTTGATTGATGCAAAGGCGGATTTGAATATACAGGATGAAATTGGTAATACTGCATTACACTATGCTGTTGAATATTATCGCCCAGAAATCGCCCTGATGCTTATAGATGCAGGTGCCAATAGAGATATTCAAAATAATCATGGTGAAACTCCCTACGAGTTCGCAGGAACTAAAGAACTGCAAGCCATTTTAAAGGTATAATAATCCTAAGATTTTGAATATATATTAGACTAGTAACATAATAGATAGAATGAGTAATATAAAACTATTTGAAGAATTCATTAATGACTATGAATTAAATGAAAATAAAGCTAAAGGGGACCGTTCTCCAATAGATTCTCCCGCTATTGAAAAGGCATTAAAGAAAAAATCAGAAACTACTGGTGTTCCAATTTCTTATTTGAGGATAATAATGAGAAGAGGAATGGCTGCTTGGAAATCTGGACACAGACCTGGTGCTGGTCAGCAACAATGGGGTTATGCTCGTTTAGCAAGTTTTTTGACAGGTAAATCGACAACGTGGGGTAGTCCTAAATCAAATCCAAAAGGAGGATCAGATTCTGATGTTGCTAAAGACATCATTAGAAATGGACATACTGATGGATTGAAATTTATTAAAAAGAAAACGAATGAAGCTGAAAGCGAACATAAATATTTCAAAGGTTTATCTAAATCTACGATTGAGAAGAAGAAAGAAATGATGAAGAAACAAGCAGAGATGCCTGATGATGATCCAGAAGCATATAAAGAATTACCTGGTGATACAAAGGGTAAAAAAATGCACAGAACGAGTAAGCACATTAAAAGTTTTGAAGAAATGTATGGTAAATCTGAAGATTAATCAAAATAATAGTTACTAGAAGATTTCCATTTATAATTAGATAATTCTTGAAGTTTATCAGAGTCGTATGAGTGTAAAGGTGTTCTTGTTAGGGCACCTTTTTCCATTTCATTCCAGAATACATTATGGTCATTTTTACAAATAGAATTTACATAATCCTTATCTATGATTTGTAAATTTTCATCTAATAGAGACGCACTGATTTTACCTACTATTGTAAACCCATCTAAAACATAGTTTATCTTCTCTAATGAGTAAAAGATATAATCGTCACCGTATTGAATTTTCATTTCATCTGGTATATGCTTATAGTTGTTTTTGTGTATAAACATACAACACCCATATCCAAAGTTTCTTTGAGTAGTTGGATAAATTTTTAAATTACTAGGCTTTTCCAGACTATTAAAAAATTCTTTACAGTTTTCATAGACATCTGAAGAGAGACCAACTAAACCTACCGATTCGCTTATGAAATTATCCATCAATAAGAATACATCTTTATGTATAATAACATCGTCATTTAAGAGACATATCTTATCGAATGAGGCTAACTTTACGCCTTGATTCCAACTTGGACTTACAAAATTATTTTGAGGATTTTTAATGTGTATTACTTTTGAGAATTGATCTAAATTTTGTGATTTATTTCGATCATTATCTATAATTATTATTTCACCTATCTCATGTATTGAATCTAAATAATTAAGTAAATCTAATAAATATGGAGAACGCCAGAGTGTTGGAATAACAACTGAAAACATTAAACTGCCTCTTTGAATTTTTTAAGTAGTCTTAGTATCTCTTTATTATCATTTTTATAAGCTAAAAACATCGCTTCTTGCCCTAAATCATTAGGAAAAGAAATATCGCATTTATTTGTTTCTAATAGTATCCTTGCTGCATCTGTATTATTAGATTGACATGCTAAAAACAAAGGTGTTTCTAATCTTTCAGTCTTAGCATTTATATCAGCTTCATTGGAAATTAAAAGAGAAATTATTTCTGAATTAACTGGATATATTACTGATAGATGCAATGGCGTTCTATAGTCATCATCAGTTTCATTAATATTAAGACCAGAATCTATTAAGAAACGTAATGCTTCTACGTTATTATGAATAACTGACGTATGCAATAAACTTTGTCCTACTCGATTTTTAGGGTTGTTTATAAATCGTTTTGAAATTAAAAGCTTAAGAAACTGAAGATATTCTAGCTTCATAGTAGATTTAAAAGCTAAGGTATCTAAAGTTTCTTGAGAAGAACCATTTAGATATTTGATAAATTGTTCCTTTGTCATAAATTTGCTTAAATTATAATGCCCAACTAGGTATTGGATGATTTAATTTTTCAAATTTAATTTCACCACTATCGAATTCTTCATGAAACTTTTTCAAAAGATAAGCTAGTTTGGTAACTTCCTTTGTTACATATCCGATGTCTCTGTAGATTCTTTCACCATTATTATCATTTGGATCATCAGATATTATTGGTATAATATCTTCATTCTGAACAAAGTCCATACCGATCCACCAGATTTCCTGTGGATGAACTCTATTTTCAATAAATGCCCTACCTAACTTATTATCTGGACCAGGTTCTTCTGAGAAAAGCTTTCCAGGGTAAGACATTGTAATTTTACCATGGACATCAAAAAACTTTTCAAGCGTTTCATCTCTTCTGAACTGTAAAAGGGAGGTGCCGTATAGTGGGTGTTCTTTAGTAACACCCACATAACCGCATAAATGACTGATGTTTCGAATTCTCTTTATTAAGCATTCATAACCTGTGGAATCATCTATCCACAACATTTTATCAGGTTCGAGTTTCCAAGGGCCATCTGGCCAATCTGTTTTATCAATATAATTTAAAGTATAAATTAATTGATCCATGGAAAAAGACATATCAAACTCACAAAATATAAATAAACAAATTAACTTAAAACATCAACCGCAGGAATTTTCTTCCTTGGGTTAGCCTTTTTCATATATTCTGTTAATAATGCTACCATTTCAGGACTCTTTGGTCTTCCAATTGGCTTTTCAATAGCTAAAAGATTAGATTTTGGAAGTTCTTCCATTCCGCTTAATTTAACTTTCATTCCTTTAGACTTATCCTCTAACCATGGATTTGCTCCATTCTCTAAGAGAATTTTAGCAATGAAACAAAGTACTTCAACAGCAGCTTTATCATTTGCACGAAGACCAGCAAAATGTGAAAGTAAATGAAGTGGAGAATTAGAGAAATTACTTTCGCTAATCTTATTAATATCTAATCCCTTTTTAATTAAAGTTTCTATAAAGAATTTAGCTTGATCAAAATTAAGAGAATAGTTAGCACCTGTAGGTGTAACATTCAAACCTGGTAAATACAATGCTAAGTTTCTGCCAGCATCTCCTTTATTATCAGGAGCATTAACATCGTAACCGTCTTTATCTACCAAGAACAAAGCAGTTTGAATTTTGTTCTGAAGGATTGCTTCAAATACTGTGCTTTGGGCACCATTAGGATTTATACCACTTGCATCAGCACCATACTTAAACAAGATTTCTGCAACTTTCAATGTTAAGGTATCTAAATCACTTACAGATGGTCTACCGCTTATATTTGAAGCTGTTGCTGCAACTGCTGCCATAAGTGCTGTTAAACCTTTTGCATTAGCCTTTTTAGGATCAGCACCTTTTGAACAAACGAAATCAATTAGTTCAACTTTAAGTTTCTTACACAAATTAATAAGAACTGTATTACCATTAGTATCTTCGCTATTCAAATTATATCCAGAATCAATAATCATAGGTATAAATACTGACCATTCTTTTGAATCTCTATCTAAAACCATACTTAAAGGATTCTTGGTGCTATTCTCCAATACTTTTGGATTTTCACTCCAATACTCAACCAATGCATTTTTTAATACTGGGTATTTTTCAAATACTGAAATTGGTGGATATTCATCATCCTTTACATCTTTAAACTGAGAACTTTCAAAGTGTAATTGATAGCGTAGTTTTTTATCAGATTTATGTCTAAAGATATAAAGGGGACCATCTTTAGTATATCCATTGAAATAACTTGGATTTTCATCTACTGCTGTACACCATTGTGTACCGCTACCCCAATAACAAGAAGCTGGGTGCGTTCTAGGTATAACTACATCCCATTCGTCATCAGAATAAATCAATTCATATTGACCTTCAACTGGTGAGTCTCCGCGTAATTGTTTTTTAGATAAAAGTTTAGTTTCATCTTCTTTGAAAGGCTCAATGATATTAAAGAGTTCTGGAAGAGTTTTGATATTAGAAATATTTTTTGCTCTTTCATCTTCGATCTTGTTCTTTTTCTTAGCGTCATCATATATTTGAAGATAATTAGTAGCCTTATATAAATCTTCAAAAAACAAATTTTTATCAGTTTTTCTATATAATTGAATTAACCAGTTTACATAAGATTTCTGTATTGACGGATCAGCTTGAAATATTTTCTCTACGTCTTGAAGTTCAAGTGGTTTTCCATCTTTAGACATCAAGTCTTTGTTTTTTGTATAAACGCTTTCGGGATTTCTCGATTCGAATATACTCTGAAATTGTTCAAAGGATAACATTTTTTCTCGTTTAATTTTTCTTTTTCTCATTTTAAGCCTAAACTTATATATCTCTATTTTTTTTCAAATATAAAAAAATATATTTAATAATAAAAGGTAAATTTACGAATTGTTCCGATTTTCTTTAATAAGACTATGCCCTCGATTTATTCTTAGAAATTTCTCAATTTTATTAATTTCTACGGAAAAATCTTGAAGTTTTTTACCAGTTCTTTTTAACCGTAATTCTGTAAAACTAGCGTCTTGGAGTTTGTAATCTTCTTTGTTTTGAAAATAATAAACATTGATAAACAACGTTAAGAAGTTATCTTTAAAGTGACGATCTCTCTTATAATTAGTTTTATCAAATGTCCAAGTTTTTATGGAACTATAAAAATTTAAACTTGAATTAACTATCATCAAACCATGAGAATAACAATCAATAGAATCATTGTGTTCTTCTTCCCACACCTGAGTTCTCGAAGGTTTACTAATTAGCTTCTTTATTAAGGTTTCAAGTTTATTACTCAATATATTGAATTTTTTTGTATATATTCACTATACCTTATTTGTTGCCATAGAATACACTTCTTTTCTGCGTCTTCTTAGTTTCCAACTTTTAATGAATGCTAAACCCACTTTTCCGACCAAAAGGTTGGTTTCAGTTGGCATTATATCTAAATCTAAAAATTCATAAAGACCATGTGATAATCTATATTTTCTTTCTTCATAATCATTTAAATGAATTTCTTCTAACTGAGTTTTTTTACTAGTTGATTCGGATATTATCCTATACCTAGGCATTTTTAGTTCTTGATTTTAAAACATCTAAACCATTTTCAGGACATTTACCTTGAATCTTCCAACTAGCACTTAATGTTGTAGTTGGTACGGCTATCAGTCTTTCTTTATTAATTTTACAATTACATTTAGAGCAAATACCATATTTTCCTTCTTTAATCCTCATAAGTGCTTTATTTATTTCATTTAAATAGTTTTGCAATCTATTTAATTCGATCTCAGAAGTTATCCTTTCAGTTTCGAATGTATTATATTCAGAATTAAAATTTTCAATCTTTCCACTGGAAGTATATTCATCAATGTCAATAATTCTATCTTTTAAAGATTCAATCTCTGACATTGTAATATCTTTTTCAATTAAAAGTTTTTCTTTAAACTCATTTAATTCTTCATCAGTCCAAAATTCATTTTTAGAAATACTGGGACTACTTATGTTTGGTTGGTCTGTCTTTTTAAAGAGTCTAACCACTTTTTGAAAAAATGTATTACTCATGACTGAAATTGATTTTTGATAAAAACTCATTTAACTCTCTACCTTTGAGACCTTTTTCTTTCGCAATTTCTTCAATATTTAAAGCAGAATTTTGTATAACTTCTTTTACGATATCAACTTCATATTTAGAAAAATGAGCACTATTCAAAATATAATCTTCAAATGCTTCCCATGCAACAGGTACAACTTTCTTTACTAAAGAAGCCATAGCTTCGGCATATACTCTAATTTCCCACTGTGCATGAGGATCTAATCGTAAAGCCAAAAAATTCATTAGATTACGGAGATCAATCTTCCAGTACCATTCTGTATAATGACCAACTGGTAAAACAGTTCTCGCTAATTCTCTTGCAACACCCTTCTCAAGAAGTTTTTGATATACTTCATATTGTGCTTCATTTGATTTAGAAATAATTGATTGAATTTCTTCAGCATCCTCAATAGGAAATGGATTTGTATCTCTACCTTGTTTATTATCTTTAGACTGGGCACTAATGTGCTCCAAAGGTGGTAGATACATTTCATCCCTCATTTCTGAGTATCTTGCACTTATCTCATTCACATTTGCAGTTCTATGTCTAATCCACTGTCTTGCGACAAATACAGGTATTTTTACATGAAACTTAAATTCTACCATCTCAACGGGAGTCCAATGTTGATGACGTATGAGATATCTTATTAAACCTCTATCCTCGTGAATTTTTTTCGTTCCTTCTCCATATGATACCCTTGCTGCTTGTACAATAGAAGAGTCATCGCCCATAACATCAACTAGACGAACAAAACCATCCAAGCAGGGTATGGATACATTTAGTGATTCATTCATATAAAATAAACCTTAATGATTAAAATTAATAAAAGTTCTATGATTTCTAGAATAAAATTCGTAGTTTTACAAATATAAGAAAAAGATTAGAACTAAAGAATATATTTCTTACATTTTAAAAAGAAAATATTTCAAAAATAATATATGAACGCAATAGAAGATAAAATCTGGTACCATTATAATAAATGCTATAAAACTGCAAAGAGTATTGTGAAGTGTCATGACGAAGCATGTGATATAGCTTCTGAATCTATTTTAAGATTATTATTAATTCTTAAATCAGATAATCCAACCGAAATTAAAAAAGATCCAAGTCCATATATTAATCAGATTGTTTTTAATATATGTAAAAATATAAAAAGAAAAAATAAAAACATAGTGCCTCTAAATGTTTTAGAAGAAGATTATGATTATGCCTATAACTATGTTTTATCATTTGAATCATTCGATCTCCAAAAGGTTATGGAACCTTATCCAGATGAAATGGTTAAATTAATAAATATGAAAATAGAAGGTTATAGCACGAAAGAATGTGCAGATGCCTTTGGAATAAATGAAAATTCAATGAAAGTTCGTTGGCACAGAATTAAAACTAAGCTTAAATCTGAGTTTGAGTAATTGGTGGTCGGGTATAGACCATATATAGTAAAAATACTATTTACTAATGTATGTCTAATGATTCATTTGTAGAAACTAGAAGAATAAGATATTTTGAATTTTATATTTTGATGATGCTTGAAAATATGGCAGCCCATGGAATTAATGAAGAATTTTATGGATATACTATTGATTTAATTTATTTAGGAAAGAAAGGTACGTTTAGAGTTTTATGTAAAGGTAATAATAGATTATTAATTGGAAGAAGATACCCACCAAGAATACGAAAAGTAAATTAATTGGAAATATTTTAAAATGAGCAAAAATGGAACAGAATTGAAAGACATCAAAAGTATTTTAATATTTGGAGCTGGATCAAAAACATCACGTGCTCTTAATATGTTATTAAATGAACATGAATCATATTCTGTGGTATGCATTTCTTCTAAAGAAAAACCAGAATGGATACACAATCAGGAATGGATTATAGGAGATATAACGGATTCTAATTTTATAGAAGATGTTATAAAAAATAATAAACCTGATGTTATAGTTAATTTAGCGGCTTATACGAATGTAGATGGTTGTGAGGATGATAAGTTTCATTCACATCAGATTAACTATGAACTACCTAGTTTATTATCAAAAATCTGCTTAAATACTCCAGTAAAGTTAATCCATATTTCAACGGATTATGTGTTTGATGGTAAAGATGGTCTTTATAAACTAAATGATACTCCATCCGATTCTCTTCTTTCTTGGTATGCTTTATCCAAAAAAGATAGTGAGTCTAGAGTATTGGAATCAGATGGATGTGTGATTAGAACCAATGTGTTATATGATACTGATAATGGTTCTCAAGATTTTGTAAAGTGGCTTAAAGAACAGATAGAAATAGATAATGAAGTTTCAATTGTGTATGATCAATTTAATAATCCAACATCTTATAATGACCTAGTGAAATCAGTTATAAATGTTATAGAAAAGGATATAAAAGGAATCGTTCATACTGGTGGCAGAGATTGGATTAGTAGATGGGAATTAGCACAAGTACTAGCACTTTCAATGGGTAAAAATCCAGAAACTTTAAATATGAAATCCATATCAACCAAAGATATGAATCAAAAAGCAGTCAGACCTATGTATGGTGGCTTAGATATTTCAGAATCTGAATCTATTCTAGGCATGAGTTTTAAAGGTATTTATGATTATTTTATAGAGACTTCAAATTTAAATCAAGAAGGTTTAGAATCTCACTTTATTGTATTTAAAAAGCTCGTTACATTACTCAGAAAAATACCAAATGAATTACGTAAAAGTGTATTCATTACTTGTAAAAAGAATCCACATAAAACCATTTCAGTTTTATTGCAAGGTAAAAATATTTGGTCGGAAATTGAAATAGGGTTAAATTCGTATTCAGGATTACTTTATACATCAAATGACACAAATTTAAACCTGCATGTTGGAGATATTTATACTGATGAAACTATAGATACATTTATCAATAGTGTCTATACATTTTTAAATAAATAAATTTAAATTATTAGAAACTTAATTCTTAATTTTTATAGAAAAGAAAATTTTTAGGATTTTATAAGCATGGAAACTAATTGGATATTCGTAACGGGTGGAGTTTTATCATCATTAGGTAAAGGCATTGCATCCGCTTCTATAGGTGCTTTGATGAAAGCACGCGGATTGTCTGTAAATATGGTAAAAATGGATCCGTATCTAAATGTAGATACTTCTACAATGTCACCATCACAACATGGTGAGGTTTTTGTGCTCGATGATGGAACTGAAACAGATCTAGATTTGGGACATTATTCTAGATTTGCACAGGTTGATCTTTCAAAACAAAACTCAATAACTTCTGGATCTGTATATTGGGAAGTTCTACATAGAGAACGTAGAGGCGATTATTTAGGATCTACTATTCAAACTATTCCACATATAACAGATGAAATTAAATCTAGATTAGAAAGATTTGAATCTAAATATGATGTGGTTATTGTAGAATTGGGAGGGACTGTAGGTGATGTTGAATCTATGCCTTTTTTGGAGTCTATCCGCCAAATTATAACGGAAAAGAAAGATAGGAGTGCAATAGTTCACTTAGTTTGGGTACCCTGGGTAGATTCAGCAGGAGAAACCAAAACAAAACCAGCCCAAGCTTCGGTCCGTACTCTTATGGAGCATGGTCTTGTTCCTAATATTTTAGTTTGTAGATCTGACCATAAGTTAAGTAGAGAAGCTATACATAAACTAGCTTTGTTCGGTGGAGTAAACGAATCTATGGTAGTTGAAGCTCCCGATGTATCCACGGTATACGAAGTTCCTTTGAACTTATACAATAATGGAATGAATGAAGCATTAAATAAAGTATTAAAACTAAATGATTCCAAACCAAATATGGAATCCTGGAAAAGTTATATTAGTAAATTCCATAGACCAGAACACAATGTAAATATTGCTATAGTTGGTAAATATTTTGATGTAAAGGATTCGTATAAATCTCTTTATGAAGCTCTTTATCATGCTTCTACATTAAATTCAGCAGGTTGTAAAATTACATTAGTTTCAGCAGATCAAATAGAAGAAGTCGGAAGCCATATTCTAAAAGATTATGATGGAATCGTAGTGGCTGGTGGTTTTGGTGTCAGAGGATTTGAAGGTAAAGTAGAGGCTGTTAAATATGCTAGAGAAAATAATATACCATTTTTAGGTATATGCTTAGGTATGCAAGCTGCTGTAGTTGAGTTCGCAAGAAATGTTGCTAATTTAGATGGTGCAAATTCAACTGAAATGAATCCAGATACTAAAAACCCTGTTATTTGCCTTATGGATAGTCAGCTTGAGATTACCGATATGGGTGGGACATTACGAGTAGGTTCATATGATTGTTTATTAGAATCTAATACCGCAATTCATAGAGCATATAAAAAAGACTTGATTAAAGAACGCCATCGTCATAGATGGGAATTTAATTCAAATTATGAACAGCTTCTGCAGGAATATGGTTTGGTTATTTCTGGAAAAGAGCCAAACCTAAATATAGTTGAATCTATTGAATTGAGAGATCATAAATGGTTCGTTGGTGTACAATTTCATCCAGAATTGAAATCAGTTGTACCAGAAGGACATCCTCTTTTTTATGATTTCATTGCACATTCATTGAAGAGTAAAGACTGATAAATATTAATCAGTCTAAAAAGTGTTCATTAGTAAAAGAGTTTAAAATCTGTTTAGATTTGTAAACATGTTTTGCATGTTTCAGAGCCATTTTTACTAAACTCTCAGGGTCCATTCCTATCATATCTGAGCCGTAGCCATTATGGATCAAATCCATAGTAATTTTCTTTAACTCTTCAATTTTTTTAGTATCGGCCTCAGAATTTCTTTTTTTCGTGATTTTCATAAAATTATTGCTATATAGATTAAAATACAAAGTATGCAAATATAGCAATAAATTTAATATAAACACATATATGCTTCTTCACATTCTCCTCTCTTGTTTGCTGTTCGCAAAGCCTCATGAAACAAGTATAAATATGCTTCAAGTTAAAGAAGTTATTTCCAAAAACTATTATAAGAATCTACCAGATAGTATAAAACATCTCCCTTGGTCCGAATATCAAAAGCACTTAGATAAATATACCCGTATTTTAGATTTCAAAGAGGCTGAAGAATTTGATAAAAGAATGGGTAATAGGATGGAAGGTGTAGTTGGAATAAGTGTCGATTCAAGTGAAAATGGTTTTTATATTGACGAAGTTTTTAAAGATGGGAATGCTTATAATCAGGGAGTTACTAGAGGAGATATAATAGAAAGAATAAACGGTAAAAAACCTAAAACCCATTCTGATATTTTTTATTTAATGACAGGTAGAATAGGGACGAAATTAAAACTAGAAGTATCACGAGGTAAAAAAATATTAGAATTTAATTTACAAAGAATCGTATTAGAAGAACCTAGTGTTTTTTCTCAAAAGAAAGATAAAACAGCCATTTTGCAAATTACAGGTTTTACTGACAATGTAGATTTTGAATTTTATTTGCATTCTGTTGCTTTGAATCCAAAAACGATAGATACTCTCATAATAGATCTTCAATATAATGGGGGTGGTCTTTTGTACAAATGCTTGAGAATATCGGAAGAATTCTTCTCTAAAGACGAACTTATGGTAACTAGAATTTCTAGAACTGATACTGCATTTGATTTTAGTCAAAAGGATAAAGGTATATGGTCTGATGTAAAAACTATAATTGTATTGCAAAACCATTATACAGCATCTGCTAGTGAACTACTTTCAGCAGTTCTCAAATATGGCAAAAACGCCATAATTATTGGAGATACATCTTATGGAAAGGGATTAGTACAATCTCAATTTGACGTAAAGGGTGGGAGAGTTTTTGTAACTTCACAGGAATATTATCCTTTAGGGAAGGTTAAAGTGAACGGTATTGGTGTTATCCCTGATAAAAATATAGAGCTACCCTTATTTGATGATTTCACTCCAGATTTTGATATAAAGAAATTTAGAGAAGAATATCCAGTTCCAAGTTTAAATGCTTTAGCAGATAGTAGATTAAAAAACAAATCTAATATTTCTCATATAATATGGGAACGAGATGGTGAATTATTTGAATTTCTTTTACAGAAGCCATATAATTAAAAATAGTAAGTATGAATATAAAAAAAGTAGTAATATTGATCGTTATACTCATTGTTGTATCTTTAGACTTAACTTTAAGTAGTGATTCTAGATATATAGGTGTGATAAAAAATTCCGTTGATATGAGAACATTTTACGAATATTTAAATGAATCTAGATCTTATGATAATCAAGGTCAAGCTCAATCTACAATTATGGACATCCAAAAGATTCTAGTAGATAAAGGTTTTCTTGCTCCTACTTTGTATAATGGGAAAAATTCAATTGACGGTAAATTTGGTCAAGCTACAAGTGAAGCACTTTCAAAATTTCAAAGTGCTAATTCGTTACAAGATAGCAAAGGCGTAATAAATAAGGATACACTGGATAAATTAGGTTTAAGTTCTGTAAATAATACATATACCCAAAATCCAGAAGCATTGCATGACCCAAAGACTACTAGTGAGGAAATTTCAGATTTGGGTAACTTTACACCTTCTATGTACGATAAAGCCCCTTTAATATTTGTATATGGTGGTATAAATGTAAATGGAAGAGAAAGTGGCGATTACATGTACGATTATTTTAAGGAAGCAGGTACAAAGTTTAATTTGTTTGTAGCTAAAAATCATAAAATAAATGGTTTAGATGCTTATCAGAAGATATCTGATTATGTACAGAGTCAAAATATTTATCCTGATAAAAAGATATTATATCTATTTTCAGGTGGTTTCAGACCTGGTATCACTCTGCTAAAATCAGTTAGTCCTGAACAATTTGAAAAAATATATTTAGTTGATATTTATATTGGTAAAAATCAAAGTGTTGCTGATTTTTATGTAGATTTAGCCAAAAAATACCCATCCAAGGTAGAATACTACTATACTGGAACCTCAACCTCAGCAGGCGGATCAAGAAATTTAAATGCTCAAAATTTAATAGTAAACAGCGTATTTACCTCGAAAAAAGGAATGAATCACATGCTTACTAATATTGATGCTGTGAGTTCTCTCCTCAGTTATTTTAGAATGTAAAACCTAAAAATCCTATTTTTAAGTTACTTTTCGGATATATAGAAAAGTAATGAAAATATTAACAATAATACTAACCCTATTAGTATCGAGTTATATTCCATTAAATTCTAAAGATTGGACATTTTTCGTAAAGACACATGAAATCAGAATGGAATCATCATCGGTCAGAAAAACTTCTCTTTGGTTCAAAGAAAAGAGAGGGGCTATGTCAATGTGCAATCTTTCTTTCTTCACAACAAAAACCTTCGTAGGTCCCTATAAAGATACTTCTATAGTTTCTCACAAGAATTCAAAACGCTGGCCTGTATTATATCTTTCTAATACAAGTATAAAGATATTAAAATGGAATGAATCTCCTGATTTTGAATATAATTACATGGCTAGTGGGTTTCCATTATTAATTCAAGATGGAGAGAAACAAAGGGTAATTAACAGTCATTTTGCTAGACGAAACTGTCCAAGAACTGCTGTGGGTATATTAAAAGATGGTACTGTACTTGTATTTATAAGTTCTGCTTCTACTTTAAAAAGTTTACAGGATAAAATGTTAGAATTAGGATGCATTTCAGCTCTTAATTTTGATGGAGGTTCATCGACATTTTATTATCAGAATGGAGTTGAAGAATATTCTTCAAATAAAGGGAATAGGTATCCGAATGTTTTAATCTGGAAAAGTTCTAATACAAAATAAAAAGGAGACTAAAAGTCTCCTTTTCTTTTTCTATGTAATCTTTAATTACAAATCATAATTAGATACCGTTGAATCATCCACAACTATATTATATTGTTTAGGCTGAACTGCACCCATAACGCCACCAGAGGGTGGGGTAGTTGTATTCGGAGCAGTTTGAGTGTCTTTCTCTTGTGTAGAAGGCTCAGTGGATATAGGCTCTACTTTAGGTTGAGCTGGCTGAGTTGCTTGTTTAGTCAGACTTTCTTGAGCCGCTAGTGCAACTGAAGCACCGAATTTTGCTTGTAAATATTGATAAGCATAATAAGAAATCCAATATGTGAAGGAATACCCTATATTTTCAGCTCCATTTTTAGCCCATGAACTTTTGCTCCAGCCTGGCATACCTTGAATTGCAGGAAGCCATCTGTCTAATCCCCAATCAGCTTCGTGGTCTGAATGTCTTTCTAGTTTATCTTTAAAATAGCTAATTGTTCCTTCTTTATCATTGATCATATTTAAAACATTGACTACCTCAGGGCTCAATTTTTTAAATTCTTCTTGATCTAGAGAACCTTTTATATTCCAAATAATAGTTCCTAGTCCACCAAAAACTGTAGAACTAATTCCAAAACCAGTACCCAAAGCTGCAGTACCAGCTGCTGTAAATACTCCAGTTGCACCAGTACCAGCTGCAGCACCTAATCCTAAAAGTCCTCCACCAGTAAATACTATTCCAGCTACTACACCAGCACCAACTCCACTCCAGAACAATGTTTTACCAACAGATTTCCATGTATCTGAAATCTCTCCAGTTTCTACTAGTTCAACTACTCTATCACAGAATTGATCAGTTTCAACCCAAGCATCTTGGAAAAATTCTCCCATAGTGTGCTTATCATGACCACTGAACCATGCACCAGTATAGACTTCTCTTTTGTCTTCTGTTGGATTTCCTTTGTAATCTTTACCATAGAATACTTCAATACTCTTATTCCACATAACTTTTTTAAGATATGATTTCATATCTGTATCAATGATTGCCTGAAGTTCTGATGAAGGGATAGCACTTAAGTTTAAATCTTCATTAATAACTGTAGGTTTTGTATTTTCTAATAAGAAACTTTCAAAGTTTAAAATTCTTCTTTTCATATCTTATATTATATTATATTTATCAGCTAAAAAGTTAGCAGTTTTGTCCATTATAGCTTTTGTTTCTGATCCAATTTTACCATCAACCTTTTGAGCCTTATTTATAGTTTGAAACTTAATAACAGCATCAGCAGTAGCTCTGTCATATACATCTGAATCTACTTTTGTATCTGGTAATAATTTTAAACTATTGAGGAAATAATGGATATTTTTAATAATCTCTGGATTCATACCTAAAGCACCTTCTTTATAGACACCACTACCAGGTGTAAAGAATCCTTGTTCAATAAGAAGTTTGTAAGAGTTATAGACATTACGAACTCTATCTTCAGCAGTTTTCGCTAACATCTGTTTTTTCTCTTCTTCTTTTTGAGTTATAGTCGTTTGAACTTGAATATTAAAGTTAATTAACTTTGTTGAAACAATAGCCAAAAGACCAATGTAAATAGCTTGTAATGCTGGTACGAAAATGTTTTTATTATCTTCAACTGGGTTATTTACATAAACTCTATTAACAAGTAATCCGCATACTTTATTTAATAATTCAGACATTTGATCAAATGCTGAATAATCCATAGAAGGAATAAATTGATGAATAGAAGCTTCAACTAAATCACTCTCAATTATATCATAAGTTTCATTGAAATTTCTCTTAAGTTGTTTGATATAAGGATAAACATTTAAAACTTCTTCAAAGAATGCTGCCATTCGAGCAACTGGATCTTCTGATTTATATAATTCGTCTAAATTCAAGTATTCAGCAATATAGATATCAGGATTTGAAATCGCAGAATTAGATTCTATTTCTTCCAATTCCATAGCGTCAACTTTCTTATAGATATTTACAAGTCCATATGTAAATGAAGATTGTTCTAATACTTTAGATATTTCACCTATTATATTAGAGATATTAATTCTATGTAAAGCATTAAATGTTTCTAAAATTCTAGGATTTGTAAAGTCCATCCCAGATTTTTTTGCTTCTTGTACTAATTCTTCTATTTGTGGGATTATTGATGAAAAACCTTCTGGTGAAGTAAATCCTGCTACTGCTCCCTCTACTTTATCATCAGCTGTAGTTTTGTAAGCACTTATGATATAATTATAATATTTCGCAAAATCCTTTTCAACAAAGGCAATTTTTTCTGCAATATAATTTAGTTGTTGCTTAATAATCTCAAATGAAAATGTATCATCTGCTATATTAAGTCCCATAACTTCTTGTAGTGACGGAGCATTTGTAGCAATAAATCTATGCATCTGGTCACTTTTTTCTAAATCTAAACCTTCAAACAGCTTGTCTATTGTAAGAGCTGACAGTTTAGCTGCGGCATCAGTATCAACAAGTCCTGTAATATCCGATGAAATAAAATTTCCTTCGTTTAGTTTTTGATTTTCAGAATTAAATTTCTGAAAATTATTAAAATTAGGGATCATAATAATTCTTGTATTGTTTGTTTATTGCATTATATATCTAGATTTAAAAAGATATTTTCACATAAGTATCATTAAGTATTGAATGCTCTCAATATATAATTGTATTATGCATAAAGATGACATTAGATATAATAAAAAGGCTATAACTCTTATTTATAGAGCATTTGAGAAGGATCTTGAAGTAAGGGAATTAGACATTAATAAAGTGAATAAGAATTATCTCAGTTCCATGAGGTGTCTTGAACTTATTGATTTTATTAAGATTCAAGAAAGTAAGAGTTTTTCATTCAATATACAGATTATGTTTAATTTTAAATATAATCTAAACTTTGATTTTTTCCAGAATATTTTATTAAATAATGATGTAATTCATGTATTTACACATGGTCTTACATCTCAAATTGAACATAGTCTCATATCCTCTCCGATCTATTTAATAAAATTTAAAGTTAACCCACTCAACTCCTAAAATGCTATTTATTACAAACTTTTAATAAATGGTAATTTATTAGTATTATTTCATACTTTTAGTCCATTTGGGGATACCAAGAATAATAAAAATTTTGTAAAATCCGTTAAATTCAGTATCTTTATCAGCTATATACGACCTCTTTACCAAAAATAAAAAGGAAGGATGAATGATTAAACATTATGTTAAATGCACACTTATAGGATTTATATTCCTAGCTATTTGTGCAACTGCGACCGCACCGTTGAAAAAAGATTTAAAGATGAAGGATGTTTTATTCTCATCTATCGCTTGGATCGAATCTACTCATAACCCCAAAGCTGTGTCTAGGGATGGATCAGTAGGCATCGTCCAGATTAAATCAGTCATGGTTAAAGAAGTTAATAGAATTTGTGAAATTAAAGGAATTGAAAAAAAGTTCACACTTGCTGATCGTAATAACAAAGAAAAATCAGAAGAAATGTTCTGGATATATCAGAAATTCTATAACCCAAATATTAATGTCAATAATATTTCTGAACAGGAAATGGAATTGATAGCAAGAAAATGGAATGGCGGTCCAAATGGACATAAGAAGAAAGCGACAAAGAAATATTGGAATAAAGTCATTAAGAGAATAAATTATGAAATGGCTTACAATAATTCTCAAATGGTAAAATGAAAAACAAACCCAATCAATTCCGATTGGGTTTTTTTATAGCTTTATCTAGAAAATCCTACAGAACCTATAAGTATATTTTATCTCATACTATAACCCTAAAATCAGATTCTTTTACAATCTTCCAAAGAGTATCTTTGATCTCTCTTTTCCATTCATAATAAGAACTCCCTTGATAATATAAATCCCAAGACATATGATATGATATATTTCTATTTGTAATATGCCATTCCCTTTTCATCTCTATTACCTTCCTATAAATATATGCATCCATATAGATTTCTATATCAAAAATATGTTTTAAGTCTTGATTTCTAAAAGTAACAAAAAAATGACCAGTAGATAAACTGACAGGAAAATTTTTACTTCCAAAATCACGATTATTATCTTTTTGTTCGTTTAAAAAATCTTCGAATCCTTTTCTTAATTCTAAAGGCTTTAAATTACTCTTATTTTTTTTGATTATATCAATATATTCTTTTGAATTAATAAAAGAATAGTTTCCTTCCCATACTGCACTTGAAGATACCATAACTCTGGGGTTTTTAAATGCTTCAAGTATTTCTCTGAACATTTCTTCTGCATCATAAGCATATAAATCACCATCTGTATATGTTATGTATTCATAACTTGTAACTAAATCCTTGAATGCTTTATTGAAAAGAGGAATCGAGCTATTTTCAGTATTTTCATTAAACTGAATATATCCAATTAAAGATTCTGATTTAGACTTAAAGTATTCTTCTATTTCTTGAGAGTTCTCAGATTTATTTTCGATAACGAATATATCTGAAGAGACATCCTTTATACTCTCAAAACTTTTTTTAATAATATCGACTTCTTTAAATGCCAAAAATACAATAAGGTGTTTTTTTGTAATCATATTATTTCTGGTGTAATTTTAAACTTGCTTAAATCAGGACTTTTTATTTTTCAGAAACTCACGCTCAAGTTCATTTAGTTTGGCACTTCTATTTTTTATTACCTTTGCTGGTATTCCAGCGACTATTTTATATTCTTCAACATTTTTATTTAAAAGGGACATTGCTCCAACAGAAGAAAAGTTTCCTACGTCTACATTCGGTAATATTATTGAGCCAGCTCCAATGACTGAATGCTTACCAATTCTAACATCTCCATTAATAACGTTTGTGTATTGTTTATCAATTATTGGGTTGGTCAAAAACTCACCGCTAAAATCATCAGTTGAACTATATACAGACACTCTTGACGATAATGCTGAAAAATCTTCAAGTGTTATTTTACCATTTCCTATTAAACTACAGTAAACTGCAATATGAATATAGTTTCCTATATGTATACCCCCAATTCCTGCGCTGAGAACGCAAAAATCATCTATTCTAACATTATCACCAATTGATATATTACTTGGATTGTATATTGAACATTTATCAGATAATAAAACATTTTTACCTACTGATTTAAACCCTAACTTTGATAACTCTGAAGAATTGTAAAACATATTATTGTTGATATAATTTATACTTACTTAGGTCTGGATATGGCAATTCAATATCTTCGTTAGTTTTCTTTGTTCCATCTGCATTATAGAACTGTTGCAATAGTAAAAGACCCCTAGTAGCTATTTCTGGCATCATATAAAAATTCCATCCGATAACTGGATTGTTATCAAAATCATCATCATGATAACTACATTCATCACGCCCTGAGAATCTTGCTTTTTTAAACCATTTGTAGGCCTGAAAATCATCTGTGAGTATTGCTCCACCTTTAGATAACTTCAGGTGCTTGTAGGGTCCTGTAAATGATAAACACATAAAGGAATTCGGAATATACATATTTGATGTGAAGCGTAGGGCAGAATCCCAAACATTCGTGGGGGCTAGTTGATATGCTCCCTTTAATGTTTTACCCTCGGATTCTATAAACTTTACTTTTGATCCTGTATGTATTATTTCACAGGGTACTGAAGGGTATGTTCTTTGAGGTATATTTACAACTAAATCTTTAAGATTATGCTTTAATTTGTAATAAGTTAACGATAAAAATAAGGCATTACTTTGATTATCAACACATATGGTAAATGGTGCACCCGTATAATCCGAAAGTTTATTCTCAAACTCTTCTGTTATTTTGTGTACACCATTTGCCATATTATATTGTTATTGATTGTATTTAAAATAGTTTCTGAGTTTCAGGAGGTAATCATCAGCAATAGTGATTTTACTTTGTACCCAGTCCTCAACTTCTTCCTTTCCGTCAAGCATCTTCATTAAGTCATTTGCATTGTCAATAATGTTCTTCAATTGTCCCATGATCATTTCAAATTCTGGTTCAATTTCATGGTGGTGAAGTTTAGATGTATGTTCAGGCTTGTGCTCAGGCTTGTGTTCTGATTTGTGCTCAGAATCACTTCCAATGAATACATCAAATTTTTTGATTGGTTCTAACTCCATAATGAATTGGTTATTTTAGTGTATATATCGAATCTACGAGTGTTTTATATTCTTTTGATTGAAGTAGTCTATATTATAATGTAAGGAAAATATTTTTAAAACTGTATTTAAGTTTTGATATATACACTCAACATATAAAAATAATATAGTAAATATGAAATATGTAAAATTGTTTGAGAATTGGCTCAACGAAGCAGAAGAAGGAAAATCAGAAGTAAAACCATTTGATCCTAAAAAACCAGGAGAAACTCTTGTAGTGGATATTACATCACTTGATTTTAATCAGGATGATGGTAAATATTCAAGTAGAATTATGGGCAGTATTTTGGGAAAATGTGTAAAGAAAAATGAAAAAGAAAAGGATTCTGAACTTACTATTATCAAATTCAATATTGAAGAAATAAGAATACCTCAATATTTAAAAACTGCTACAATTTTTGTAAAAGAAGGAAGAGCTAGTGGAGTTTCTAAGACAATAAAAATGATCATTCCAAATGATCTTAATTTGCAAGAAGGTGATTCTGTATACTACATTAGTAAATATAGTGGAGAAGATTGGGTGTCAGAAACGGGTTATCCTAATATTTTAAAGAAACCTAAAACATTTTTATTCTTTCCAAGTGGTATGAGTGGTGATTCTTCTGGTAATGGCTTCTGCCTTTATGAAGAAGGTCATTTAATAAATTGGTCAGATCCTAAAGAAAGTATCCAAGCTATTAAAACTACACTTGGTGGAATTTGTGCTTTTGCTACATCAAACTTTGAAAATTTGGCTATATTGAAAGATGCAAATGCAGGGAAACCACAAAACATTGCTAAAGCATTGGGATATGAGATTCCTGATAATTATGCACCGAAAGATGGTGGTATAGAAGTTACAACTAAATAATACAAAAATATCAAAGGGGTAACATTAGTTACCCCTTGAATTTTCATTAAACCTTTTACTAAAAAGTACGAGAGATGCAATAGTTCCTTTGCGTAATTTTATGTGCCTTTGATTATCGATGAACCAATCTAATACAATATATTTAAATTTCGGTTCAAGCATCATTTTCCAATGTGCTTTACTATTCTTCCATCCTTGAAACAATTCATTAACTAAATCATCTGGATTATTTAATTTGCTGATTCGAGCGGAGCATTCTGCGCTCCAATTGATAACAGTATCTTTATGAACATTTGATTTGTCGTATTTTCTAACATCTTCGATGAATCTATGATGCTGATGTTCCATCCAATCTGATTTGTATTCTTCTTCAGAAATACTATCAACATGTTTAAAAATAGTTTCCGTTCTTAATTTAGCCAAACTATCTTCTTGGAATGAATATTCTAATGGTTCTACACCTGCAAGGATTCTATACTTATTTAGAGAATCCAAGAAGCGTAGTTTGTCTTCATTTGTAATAGTATCGCTAGTTTTGAATTGATTCTGTGCAAATACAGATGTAAATGTAAACAAGAAGATGACGAGTTGTTTCATAACATAATTCCTTATTGATTTAATTTCTAAGACAAAGATAATAAAAAATATTGAATTATGCAAATTTATTTTATTAATTATTTATTACAAGATTTCTTTTCAACATCGGTACATTCTAAATCAAAGGAATTAAGTACCGAAATGATTATTCCGTCTTTGTATTCAAAAGCCAAAGCAATATATTTAAAATCTGGATCAAGCATATTGCACCAATGGTCTTGGCTTTCTTTCCAAGCTGTAAAAATTTCAGTAATAATATCAAGTTTTTTTTCAAGGACATAGCCATTATTTACAGAAAGAGTGCATTCGCCCTTCCAAGTAAATGTAGTGTCTTCTGGTAGAGTATTGATATTAAATTTGCAGAAATCTTCCATAAAATTAATATGTAAATGTTTTCTGATGTCCTTCCTACATTCTTCATAACCTATCTTTTTAATATGAGTTCTAATGGTCTCTATTCTATTTACAGAAATACCTTCATACTTGAATGAATATTTTAATTCAGGTATTCCATACATATTTCGGTATTTATTCAAAGAATCCAAGAAACGTAGTTTATCCTGAGTAGTGATCATATCGCCAGTTTTGAACTGAGTCTGTGCAAATACAGACGTAGCTGCAAATAAAAAGATGATGAGTCGTTTCATGACATATATCCTTATTTAATTTCTAAGACAAAGATAATAAAAAATATATTGGATCATGTAAGAAAAATATTTTAAATTCATTAGTATATGTAAATGTCCCTTTTTTATTTTATATTTTCAGATATAACTAATATACATAGCATTCTTTTTGTTTTTTTACTATAAGAAAAGCTAAATGCTACATTAGTTTGTTCTTTTTTGACCATGAGATTATAATGGTTTGAGCTTTTCTTCCAGCAATCAAATGCATGATCTATAATATTATTGGTATCTTCAATATCAAGTGAAAGGTTAATATTTTCTCCAATAGAAAATACATCTTTTCTTTTTAAAACTTGGTCAAATCGTGAATTATAATTGATATGAAGAAACATTGGATTTTTATAATGATTTGAAGATAATTTATTTACAGAAAAATTATTAATTTTATGGAGAATATACTTACTCCAGTCTTTACCTACTAAAAATAAGCTTTCATCATATTTTAAAGTATCTAAACCTTTAGATACACGGAGTTCATTAATTTTTTTAATAATTTTAACATTATTTGAATCCTGAGCAAATACAGATGTAACTGTAAACAAGAAGATGATAAGTTCTTTCATAAATAGGTAACCTGATTATAATTTACTTCGTCTTTCTTTTTCTTTTTTTGTCATATCTTTTTTAAAAAGTACCAGAGACGCGATAGTTCCTTTTCTTTTTCTAATATTCCTATAATTATCTATATGCCATGAGAGTGATATAGATGTATATCTGCCGTCTAACATAACTTTCCAGTGGTCTTTACTATTTTTCCATCCGTTAAACAGTTCATTAATCAAATCATCTGGATTATTCAATTTGCTAATTCTTGCAGAGCATTCTGCACTCCAGTAGAGAACGCTATCCTGATGAATATTTTCGGTTATGTATTTCTTAATATCTTCTACGAAATTGAAATGAAGATTTTCTAAAGGATTTAATCTATATTCTTCTTCAGAGATACTATCAATATGTTTAAAAATAGTTTCCGTTCTTAATTTAGCCAAACTATCTTCTTGGAATGAATATTCTAATGGTTCTACACCTGCAAGAATCCTATACTTATTCAAAGAATCCAAGAAACGTAGTTTGTCTTGGCTAGTAATAGTATGACCAGTCTTATATTGGCTTTGAGCCATTAAAGACATAGTTCCAAACAAAATGATAAGCGATATATTCATTAGATTATACATTGTAGCCTTATTGAATTATTTATTAGGGACAGGATTAAACCTTCTTTTAGAGAATATAACTGATACTACTGTTCGCCTTACGCCTTTTCTAAAATCAAAGGCAACATGGGTATATTTAAGATCATAAAATTCTTTCCATGATTTTTTATTATCTTTCATTGATTGAATTGTATGTAATATTACTTCTTTTACTTTGTAATATGATGGTACTGACAAATTACCTTCGTGGATAATCATCGGGGCTGGATCCAAAAAGAGATTATTATTAAAGTAGTATTTGTAGTCCCTGATATTCTTATATTGATTAAACTTAATATAATTAGAGTAATATAGTTTATCTTCAATATGATCTACATGATCTATAATAGTTTTAGTTCTTAATTTAACTAATCCTTCAAGTTCATAATTATACTTTAGTTCTGGGAATTTATTTCTTTTTCTTACGGCATTTAAAGAATCTAAAAATAATTGTTTGATTTCAAGTACATCGAAATCACTACTTACAAATATTTCTTCAGTCTTGTATGTATTAGTATCAGAACCAGAATCTTCAGTATCTTGAGCTACTGTGATAGTCTGGAATGTCAAAATAATTAAGAAATAGATAATCGTTTTCATAAGTTTCCTTTAGTTTAAGTTTTTAAATAGTCTGGTACAAACATAATAAAAAATAATAAATTTTCCAAATCTAGAAAAATATAGCTTAAAGCTGATATATAAACTAAAATTATTAAACATTATTTTACATTTTTATGAAATATCTTAAACTTTTTGAAAATTGGTTGAATGAAGCAGAGGGAGCAACATCAGAAGTAAAACCTTTTGACCCCAGCAAACCATTTGACACTCGCATTGTAGATATTAGTAATGAAGATTTCACTAAAGCAGATGACGAGCAAAAAAGAGTAATTATAGGTAGTATTTTAGCCAAATGCTTTGATAAAAGTGAAAAAGTAACAGATTCAAAAATCAGAGTTTCATTTTTCACAGTAACTGATTTTAAAACAGTTCCAGGTCAGGACAAAACTGATAATGTTAGATTCACTTTAAAAGACAAAGATGGTAATGCGGCATTCATAACTTGTATAAATGCAGGTAAGATTCAAGATGCAAAATCTATTTATGTTGTTTCAATGGGTGGTGAAGATATTTTAGGTGGTTCACATAAAGACACCATTGAGCAAACGAATAATCCCGAAAAGAAAAAGATTGTTTTGGTAAGTTCAGACAAAGCTGGAAAACCTGAAGATTTTGTTTTGAGTTCTGATTGGATTGTATATGATCACACTAAAGGTGCTAAAGAAACGATTATTGAATCGACCCTTGGTAATATTGCAGCATTCGCGACAACCAAATTTGCAAATATTGCAATGTTGAAAAATGCAAATGCTGGTAATCCAAAAAATCTTGCTAAAGCACTAGGTTATGAAATTCCTGAAAACTATGCTCCAGGTAAAGGTGTAGAAGTTGAGAAAAATTAATATATGATTCTATTAAGGGGAAGTCATTTGACTTCCCCATTTTTATTTTTTTACAATATCATATTTAATTAAAACTAATGAAGCAATAGTTCCTTTACGTAGTCTAATATGTCTATGGTTATCTATAAACCAGTTCAAAGAGATATATTCATAATTGGGATCTAACATAATTTCCCAGTGTTCTTTACTATTTTTCCATCCATTAAAAAGTTCAGATATTAGGTCTTTACAAACATTTAGTCTATTCAATCTTGCCGAGCATTCACCATACATTTGAATAAAACTATCAACTGGAATATGGGATTTATCAAATCTTTTGATGTCTTTTCTTAAATTAAAATGCATGTGACTAAGGATTTCTGATTTATAATCATCTTCCGTAATGCTATCGATACGATTAAATATTGTTTCTGTTCTTATTTTAGCCAAACTATCTTGGCGAAAAGAGTATTGTAAAGGTTTTACACCTGCAAGGATTCTATATTTATTTAAGGAATCCAAAAAGCGTAGTTTGTCTATGGCTGTGATGGTATCACCAGTATTGAACTGACTTTGAGCCAACATAGATGTGCTTAAGAGCACGAGTAAAATTAATTTTTTCATAACATAATTCCTTTGCTATCGATTTCTACTACAAAGATAATAAAAAGAATTGAACTATGCAAATTTATTTTTATTTATTATATTTTGATTTAATCGAAACTGATGAATGGATAGTCTCTTTATATAGTCTAATATACCTTAAGCTGTATAGATCCAAAAAACAAATTTAAAATCTGATATATAAACTAAAATTATTAAACATTATTTTATTTTTCTATGAAATACCTTAAACTTTTTGAATCTTGGCTTAATGAACAAGATCAAGCTGCGGCTGCCCCAAAAGTAGAATTTAGTCCTTCAAAATCATTTGCAACACCAGTTTTAGACATTTTGCAAAAAGATTTTTATTCCGCTAAAAATCCAGATGAAATGAGAAAACTTTTAACTAGTATTGTAGGTAGAGGTGTTGAGAAAAAATCAACAGATTCTAAAGATTCTACAGCAGTAAATGTTAGAGTTCTTGCAATAGAAGAAGTGGGTAGCGGTAAAGCACTTTTAAAAGGTACAGCACCTGGTTCAAATCTAGAAACTATGAAGTTGCCTAAAGAAGCTGATTTTATCAAAGCTTTAGATGAAATTGCTCTTGATGCGAAAGCTATTGGTGACAGTGCACCTAAAGGATTTTTCATGCATACATCAGATACACCAGAAAACAAAATCTCCTGGGAAGCTGGCGATGTTAAAAATGGACTTTCTACTCAAGCTGCATCATTAGTATTTTTCCCTAATGAAGGATATACAAAGGTAAATCCAGAAGGATTATTAGTTGAACTTCCAATTGTAATTGTATTTGGTGGTAAATCAAAAGTTACTAATTTCGGTCAACTTTTAGCTATTGCGGCTTCAAAATTTTCTGATGTTTCAATGCTCGATAAAGCAGATGCTGGAACAAAGGATAATCTTGCTGCAAATGTATTTCCATCAGAAGAGAAAAAAGCGTAAATTCGGTCTGTTCGGAATTTGGGGGCAATTGCCCCCTTTTTTATTTGTAGTAATCTTGGAAAAAAATTATTACTTTTGTAAAAAATTTTGTTTTTAAAATTAGGCATTTTATGGAACATATCGAACTTATTGAAGAAGCGGACATTAATGAATTCCAAGATCAATTAGACATACCTAAATATCTATATGCACCCATCTATGTTAGGAACCTCAAAGAAATTAAAGAAAATGGTTTAACTCCTGAAATTTCAAACCTTAGCTGGAACGAGAACTTAAAGGATTTCATATTTTTAACAAGCGATAGAGAATATGCTGGTAATCTCGCATTATCATCCAATAAGGTAAATGCAAATCTTAAGGAATCTGTATTTTTACTTCAGATTGATTCCAGTAGTCTTAATGTAAATAATGTATTCATTTATAATCAAAATGAAAACCTGAATGAAACTGTATTTGTACATCATGGTACTTTACCTTATTCAGTTGTAGATATTGCATTTTCTTTCGGTTAAATATATTTATTGGGTGAACGCTTGCGCGAATGCTCATTATTTTGATATATAGAAATATTAAATAAATTTTAAAACCATGAAAATATCAAACTTTGCTCAATTTTTAAAGGAACATGAAGAGGTAATAAATGCATCTTCTTCTTTAAATGAAGTCTATAAATACAAAAATCTACGTCTGAACTCTATAACATACAAAGATTTGTATAACAATATCCACGATAGAATGTGGAGAGTAGCAAAAGATATAATCTACGGAAAGGGTTATCAAGGAGATCCTCTTAATAACAATGTTGTTATCAAATACGGAGATGGGGAAATGAAAGCCTCAGAGTTGTTTTATATTCTTTGGGCAAATATAGATCAATATACAAGTGATACTAATATAGAAAGACAAGATCTTGAAGGTAGAATGGAATACCTTTCTGATGGTGCAACTAAAGACTACAAAAACTCTGAATGGTATCAACAAATGTATCAAGAACAAGGTATAAATGCTGGTTATTTTACTTCTGGATACTTAGGGGATTTTGTTGAGAAAGTAGTAAATCTTATGAATAAGTATTATGATTCAGAATTTACATTAAGAAAAGAAGCAAAGCAATATAACTTAGAAAATCCTAAGAATGTAAGGAAACTAGCACGAGAAGGGAAGCTAAGAGATGCATTAAAAATGGAAGATGAAATTCTCACAACATATGACTTCTTGAGATTTATAAATAATAAAGAAGAATGTATCAATGCATATATGAAACAAACTTCTGAAGGTGTAATTAAGAATCCAGCATTTGGATTAGAGGACTATTCAGAAGCTTTAGCGAGTTGTAATGGTTTTATGCAAATGAAACAAAAAAGACCAGAAACTACACCTAAAACTATCGGCTGGAATTTATTGTATTATATTAATGAATTCATTTACGAATTTGTACTTTACTATTTTTCTATTGCATTTAGTGAAGCCATAAAAGGTTATAGAGCATAATACAAATGATATATGTAGATAAACATTTTCCATCTGAATTTTGCACTGCTCATGATATTAGGTCGATGCAGTATAGGAAGAATATTTATAATTCTTGGAAACTCTTTTACGAAGATTCCGTAAATAAAAACCCAGCGGATCACTTTATATCATACTGGTATTTTTTTAAAAAGTATGCGCACACTGGTAAGTTGTATATTAGTTTAAGTAACGAGGATTTAAGTTTAGAACTGATGGAAGCCGTTGAATTATCTGAAGGATTTTGTTTATGGTTATCCCCACCGATAATATATGAAGATACGTTTAAATTACATTGATATAGAACTCAAAGAAGTTGAATTAAATAAGAAAACCCATGGGGAAATCCTTTCATGCGAGAGGAATAGCCATGGGTTATCTTTATTTTCTTTTGAGGAATTTAGTATTTCGCCTAAATATGACTCAGCATATTACATACGAATAACGAGAAGCTTTATGTATTTGTTTGAGGTGGCACAAAAATACAATCTTCTCTGAAATAAAATATCGAAACTCAGATCAATAAAAGTCTATTTCGATTTCTATATTACTTACTCTTGCAGCATCATCATAAGCCTGTATAATCTTATGGTGGAAAATGACGATATCTACCAAATTTTCTTTTATCTCTTCGATTGAATCTTCAGACTCCATTTCAGAGGGTTCACTCTGATCACCAAAAACTAATGTAATTATTTCTTCAAACTTCTTTACCGTCTGTTCGGACTTTTCATTGTATGTATTCAATACGAATTCCTTGAGCGCATCTATATCATTTAAGAAGTATTTGCAACCTTCTTTTGCAGTATCTATTTCTTTTCGGGTAAATTTAATAGTTATAGCAGTTCCAGATACACCACCATTGGCATCTTCAGAACCATTTAAAGTTCCATAAAATAATTTTCTACGTAAAGCATCGAATGCACTTATTCTAAAATATGCTACCTCAGATCGCTCCGAACTATTTTTTGTTTTAATATAGGCAGTTATATCATGTCCCATATCGTTTCTCTTTATTATTAAAACAGATAATTAATTGAAACAAAAATAAGAAAAATAAATGAAATTTCAAAATGAAATTCTAAAATAATTAAAGGAATACATCATCATCGTAATGATTTTGCATAGCATTCCAGCAAAACATTATTTCATTATGAGAAACAGGTTTAAAATGCCAAGCATCAACTCCAACATTTATTATGTTAGGTTTAACCTTCCATAGACTGTGTATATGACCAGTAATAGCAAATGTATAATCAGCGGATTCTTCAGTTAATTTCCTTTTACATTTAGTAGGATAATGATTGAGATATATCAGCATATTATCATTAAAATCAACCAAACTAAATTCATCATGCAAGGTATCGAAATATTTAGATAGTAAATCTACTTTATCCGTGTCATAATTGCCCACTATCAAGTTAAATTTTGAATTTGGGTACATTCTCCGCATTTCTTCCAAATACCTCTCAGAAGCCTTTATATCGCCTGAAATAACATCTCCAAGATGCCATAATATATCACCATCCTTAAATACCTGATAGAAATTATTCATTATAGAGTTATCATTCTCAATCGTTGATGCAAATGGCCTATAAAATACATTGGGTTTATTCCCAACCCCTAGTCTTGTTTCTCCTAAATGCCAATCTGAAGTGTAGTAAATCATGTTTATTTATCCTTTTGGAATATTTTTTCAATTCTTTTACTTAATCTTACTCTAGGATCATTCTCATTTCTACCCAATACGGAATAGGGTAAGATAAATCCAAAACTTAAAAGGATTCTTCTTGAATGAAATGGATTGAGTGTCCAATGCTTATACAGTGAAGCCTCAAAGCAATATATATCATTTTCCTTAATTGTAAGCTCTTCACCATCTACAACAAAAATGTAATCATCAGAAAGTACACTGATATTACATTTATAATTAATATAACCATCTATCGCTGCATCATAATGCCCACCGATTGTTCCTCCTTCATCCATATCAACAATTTGAAGAAACATATTTTCCTTTGGAATATTTACGGTAGTTGTTATTCTATCTATGAGATTATAGAAAATATCAGGTAATTCTTCTTTCATCACATCATTACCCCCAGACTGAAATGATGTTATATTTTTTGTTGAGTCAGTTTTTGAAATATCATACATATGAGAATTTCCATTAATCTTTTTAATCAGATGGCTCAAATGCACATTCTCTGCTTGACTCTTATGATTTATCGTATTAACATATTCTATAATTTCTGAACGCTCATTGGCTGTAAGAAAATTATTAAACTGTTTTAGATGTGAAGATTCCACGAGTATTTAAAGTAATTTTTTTAATATATCTATAATATATTGTGGGGGTTCATCATCAATATCATTGAAGTTTGTTACTGATCCGTAAATCCATTCGGACAAATCCGATATTTCATTAAAATCATACATATCATGAAGACCCTCCTCTTCGAGTGGATCTCTCCATTTATCCCAAGTTTCTTTATATCCTAATAGAATCATATCTTTTAAAAACTCAGACACTCGTTTATGCTTTTTACCTATCTCTTCTATTATACTCTGGGGTAAATTTTCATTCCTGGCATCTTCAAATAATCCCTCTAAACTACTATAAGTAGTTTCAATAGTTGGGTCTAACCTTAGTTTCTCAAGAACTATAACATAATATGTAACTTCGTTTTCAATGAATTGTTTAACATCGTAAATATTTGCTATATGTTTTAGTTTTTTCCCTTTAATTTTATTTGAATTGACTGCCTCTGATTTATCTTTAGTTATTTTTAGGATTTTATTATCGCCAATATCATGTGCGAATCCAAACATTCCCTTACCTATGAATTCGGAGAATGGTATGTTCATTGTTTTTAATAATCTATCGATTATAGTATTATTCTCTTGAAGCTCTATAGATGCAGGATCTTCTTCAAAGTGTTCAAAGTAATCCCCAAATCCCAAATCAAACATTGCTAAGCCACCATTTGGCTTAAATCCTAGATTATAAACATTCTTATAATCATCTGTGTTTATGTTATTATCCTTTAATTCATCAATAAGTTCAAGCATCTGATTAAAGAACCATTTTTCTTTATCAGATTCAAATATAGGTATAGATAGATCATCTAAATCACCATATTCAAAATAATGAAATAATGTAGAATTAAAGGATAATTTCTTTTTCGCATCATCGTTGAATAACTCTTCAAAAAGCTTGATATATTTCATTCAGATAATAATTTTACATTAATCATAATATAGATCAATGAATATTATATATCAAATTCATCATTTAATCATCTTTTTGTTAAGAAAAAAGCAACATGCAACATTTACTTGAAAATTAGTGATTTTATAGTCGTATTCTCTGAAAATACTTCTTTTGATTTTAAGCAATAGTGACGCATTATTTTTAATGAATTTTTGTATAGAATCTACATTTTCATAATTTACATTAGACTTATTTCTTTCTAATTTACTGTGAAATAAGTGTGTCATTAATCTATACTTTTCGGAGAACTTACCATCTCCATATGTGGTATCGTTTACTTCTTGTTCAAACTTCATTTGTCTTCCTCTCTTTGATTGTATCTATTAATTCACTTAATGCTCTGTTTTCTGCTACTTCAAATGTAAACATTCGATCCACATAAAATCTATTAAATAGTGCTATGTGATGATGTCCAAATGTATCTCTTATCCATCTAAACGCTTGCTGGAATGTAGGAGCTGTTATCAAAGACACATCCCCTAAAGATTCCGAAATGCTAGTAAACGATTCATTTGTATGGAATGCATCATTGTGATTGAGTAGACCATTCTCATAATAACCTATACAATAGGGTTCATTAAAACCCAAATCCTTTAATCCCTCCGCATGCTCTAGGGATACACATTCTTTTTGTAAGAACTCATTCATTCGTTAAAAACCTTTATGCTGTTGAGAAAGTAGTTTTTCGATTACTGAAAAATATGCTTTTGATATTTGGTTGAACTCTTCATTGAAAAGCTCTTGGGGGATTTCTAAATTATTTACTTTAAAGAAAAGTCCAATTTGTGGATTCATTGGAATCATGTGGGGGTTGACGAGTTTAATTTCTTTTATTGTATTTTCTAGCCAGGTTTTTTGTTCTTGATTCATTTTTTAAAAAATAATGCAATGATAAGTAAGAATTGAATTGAAAATATTGATAATAAAAATAACACTTTTCCTTCTAATTTCACAATATTTATTTCTAATTCATTAATTTTTTTCTGATATTTTCTGTATAACATCGTAAAAATCCTTTTCGTTGGCAATAATATATTCAATTCCTTCAATATAAAATGATAATCCCTTTTCACCAAATTTATTGTCAAACACAAACCATGATACGTTATTATCATTGTCGTTTAAAAGCTTTTCAAGTAAAGTGATGTAATCATCAATAAATTTACCGCCTATTTCACAAACGCAAGTTCCACTAGGGGATATTACCTTTAACACATTGTCAAATGCATCTAAATCATTTATAAAATGTTTGATGCTGTCAATATGATATTGAAATTCTTCAAATGTCATTGTTCTATTCCATAATTAAAAATTGTCGTAAATTAAGTAAACTTTTGCGACAAGTATTCATACCTTAATCAGTAATTCTAAATCCAATTGACCATAAGTCAATCCTAATGAACCATTGGCCTTCATGTAATCCGAACCCAAATCGAAGCATTCGATTTTCTTTAGATAGATTGATTTTTGTCATTTTCATAAGATTATAGATACACAAAAATTAATAAAAATTACATTCCAACTGCGGGTAAAACAATTTTATAGCTTCCTACATCTTCAACCAAAACTTCTACTGATACAGATTCTGGAAATAATATTCCAAATTCCTTTTCGAGTGTTTGTTTTGAGTCTTTAACTAAGTCTCTATAGAATTGAGGGTCATTTTTAGCTTTTTCAATTATTCTTTCTTCTAAATTCTTTCTCCCTTGATCTTTGAATAGTTTAAACCACTCTAGAGCACGCTCTTTATCTTCTGTCGTAGGAGTTCTAGATTCCTTTTCTTCGATAACCATTACTGAGTTAGGGTGCTCGGAAAGGCTACCTTCTAAACCCCACTCGTAGAAAACTTCATGTCTTGTTGCTACTGCATCAGGATTGAGTATGGTACCATATCCATCATCTTTTATTAACCATACGAGCATATCCTTACTAGGTGAAGCACCGTGGAAATAATCCCAATTAGAATACCAGTCACCAATACCCAATCTTGGTTCAAAAGAACTTAAACCTTGTGTTGGACATGACGCACATGATCCAGATTCATCAGATTTCCAAAGAACTATGATATCCTGATTGTTCTTTATCATATTTTTTGCAAAATCTGTTAATTGTTTATCATTTCCATGTGGCCAAAATAACTTATCTGGATCATGAAGTATAGACCACTTTTTACCGAGTGCATATTTCGTTAGGGCGTACTTGAATTTTTGAATAAGAATATCTGTACCATTTGCAAAAATAATAGGACCATTATTAGCTACATCATCTTTTGCAGGAAATGTAATATCACCTAAATTACTTAAATAAAATGTTTTATTAAGAGTTTCGCTCCAATATGATTTATTCCAGTATGCCTCTGGGTTCATTGCAATTAACGCCAAATCATCATTTGCCTGTAGGAATGTCTTTGATAATCTTTCCCAAACATCTCCAATGGTTCCGTTCAAACCTTCTTGAGAAGGAGTATTATTATCATATGAAGATAGTATCGTAGATAAAAATGAAGCGAATGTATCTGAACCTTTTAACTCCACATCTGCGAATGCTGACATTGTTAAACTATACACAAAACTAATCCATTTTTGACTAGGATCATAGTTTTGTTCTTGATTAATTTTTGAAAATACAGTATTAACCACATCTTGAAAGTAATCATGAAGATGATTTATAAAATCAGTTATGTGGAGGGCATTATTCCTCAAATTGTCCAGTTGTTGTTGATTTGGCATAGTGCTTCTTTATTTTATGAAATTTAACTTATTATACCCATAATACAATTTTAGTTCATTTATAGGGACTCATAAAAATTTGCATTTATTCAATATATAATAAAAAAACAACACAATCATGAAAATTCAAAGAATTCTCAAAAAGGATATGACTGGTGTTGATGTCCGTCATTTACAAAATTCTCTCAATTCTCTCGGTAAATACAACGTTAAAGTTAATGGTGTATTTGATGGTTCGACAGAAGCGGTAGTGAAGGCATTTCAAGCATCATGCGGATTAAAAGCAGACGGGGTAGTCGGGCCTAAAACATTGTCCGCTTTAGAAAAGAAAATAAAAGAGAAAACTGCAGCTACAAGTGGGACCACAGCATCTACTCCAACTAATTCGAATATAAACCAAGTTGTTCTTGAGACTGCAAAATCGTTTGTAGGTCAAAAGGAAATTTCAGGTAATATGGGATTTAAACAGTCATTTTTTCAAAGACTTATGGAAAGCGTCGGTTGGAAGAAAAAATGGGCTTGGTGTAGTATGTTCTGTAAATTAGTGTATACAGAAGCATACACAAAGGCTGGATTAGATCATAAAAGAATGACAAAATACATTTCCCCAAGTGTTCAGCAAACGAGAAATAATTTTATCAAAGCTGGATATCCAATTATAACAGATTGGAAACAAGTTAAACCAGGTGCTTATATTTCATGGGTGAGTTCTTCTGACAGAACTAAGGGGCATACTGGAATTTTAGTCGAGTTTATTGAAAATGGAACTAAGATGATTACAATTGAAGGAAATACTAATGCGGAAGGATCAAGAGAAGGGGATTCTGTTGCTAAGAAAACTAGAGCAGCCGTAATAGGTAAAGGTAAAGGTCTTATTCTTCAAGGATGGTTTAATATTATTTAAGATATACTCAAATACTAAATAGTAAAGCCGAGATATTTTCTCGGCTTTTTTAGTTTATCTTGAAGGTATCAAATTATTGCCATTTGACACAATATTCAGTAGCTCCATAATCACGTAATAGATTACTGATAGAATCGTTCTGATCTACGATTGCCATATCTAGTGCTGTCCAGCCATAACTATTCTTTTTATTTTTTGAACATCCTAAATCAAGAAGATATTTAACAACATCATATTGGTTAAAAAGAACAGCCTTATGTAAAGCGGTATCTCCATATTCATCAGCGTAGCTTATATTTAAATTTTCACTAGATTCTAATAAAGATTCTATCATTTCTATATTACCAACAATACAAGCATGATAAAAAAACAAAATAGATTTATCCATAAAGCACCGTAATTACTATGAAAAAATAATAAAAAACCCATTAGGAATATCCCAATGGGTCTAATATAAGAATATTTTTGAATATTTACAATTCAAATGCACCAAACTTTTTAATATCTTCTATTATTTGTTCATTCATAAGTGATTCTATGTCTTTAGGTAATTCTGTCAGGGTATGTGGTCCCGTTAAAAATATCTCATGACCATAGTTATCTTCAAAATACTCATCGTATTCCTCATCTGTTAAAATCATTTCTGAGGGCGATGTTTGTGGATAATCGTAGTCCCATACTTTTCTACCAGAATCCTGTAAATCCTCTACAAACTTATCGAAATATAGATCTTTTTTAAAGTCTATTTCTTTTTCATAATAAGATTTAGCATCTTTTAGGTTATCATAAACTGCGACTATTTGGTCTTCACTTACTACAAACCAATAACCATTAGTTTCATTAGAGATTTTTGATTCTCTCAAGTATTCTTCAAAGTTCAATTTTAGTTTCATAGTGGTTTTTTATTATTATTTACTATATATCGTTCATTTTCTAAGAAAATATTTGTTATTTTCCTAAAAATAGTTATATTGCACATACTATCATTATATTAAAAGATAATAAATAATATGAGTATAACAGAAAAACAACAAGAAGCGATAGATGAAATTATGGACTGGTTTGATTTTGATAAAGTCCATGATGTTATGACACACTTGAATTTGGAATGGCGAGATAATGGAGTTCCATCTATTCAACAAATGAAACATACAGTAAGAAAACTTCTTAAAGAAGCAATTATGGAAAAAACAACCGTTGGAACTGGTGGTTTTTATGTCCAATATGAATCTAATAAAAAAGGTGAAGCATTAAACTTATCATTTGTTTTAACTGAATGGTTTTGTGAGTATTGATATAGAGAATTTTTATTTTATTTACCGAAAGGATTTGATATGAGTAAGTAAACAGTAGTGGAGTGGTTGGAGGATGCATTTAGTTATGTATTTACTTTTGATGAAATAAAGCAAGAAAAAATTGATTGGCTCTTTGCGAAAGCCAAGCAAATGGAGAAAGAGAACGAAAAAAATATGAAAAACGAATCGTAATATTATCTCCATATTCACTATTAAATCTTACAAACATGGACAATACAATGACATTAGATTTCAACTCAAAATCAAATGAAGATCTACCATTATCAATTACGATGAATGGTATAGAATATTTCTCATCAAAACTATTTGATTCATCACAAAACCTATCCGAAGTAAATCTGGAATTATCCAAAGTAGGATTAGAACTTTGCAGAAATGAAATTTCAGAACCATCATCACCTGATAAATGTGAAAGTATCATCAATGATGCTTTAAAATATGGTGATGGATATACAGCATACCAAGATGGATATTTTGCTGGTAAGAAGAATGGGTATAATGAAGGATATAAACAAGGCGAGTGCGATGGATTTGGGAAAGGTTACGGAAGAGGTTTTTCAGAAGGTCATGATATTGGAATGAAAGATGCTAAGAAAGAATCACAACCAACTGAACATTATTTTGATGATGAACAACTGGCTGAATTGAAAAAAGAATGGTATGAACAAGGTTTTAATAATGGTAAATTCAGCAATTGTAAATGTAACAAAGATGAAGCATTCTACAGAGGTTATAAAAAAGGTATGGATAGAATGGTTTCTGAAATAGTTAAACCGATAAGCAGAAAAAAACCACTTGAAGAAGCATTCAAAAGAGGATATGAAGTATGCAAAGAAGATGAATTTAAGAAAGGATATGTTGAAGGTTACAATGCTTGTATAGATTGTTTTAATATCAATTATGAACATAAGATATACGATAATGATGTTTCTGATATGTAATTAATAAATAATGCTCTGATTTAATATAAAACCAATTAATGTAATTAATTAAATGACCAAATAAAACTATGCCAAAATTCAGAAAAAAACCAATAGAGATTGAAGCCGTGCAATGGACTGGAGATAACCACAGAGAAATGTT